CTATTTTAATGTGACGGAAGAGGCAGTGTTTAATTTGCCGAATAACACTCTGTTAAAGAAATCGTTAAACTTATCAAATTTATAATCTTTTTCAAATTCTTTTGGTATTTCAAGTTCAATTTTCATTGAGAACTCCTTCTTTTCTGTTATATCCTTCTGTGCTTCAGTTTTATGTTTTTTAAGAACTTTATCTGACTTTATCTTTCTCACTGCCTTTTGATATTCTTCTATCGTGCCGATTGCGCGGTACTGCTGTACCTCTTCCAGTGCCTTGATCGCCATTTCCAGATCTTCCATTCCGCTTCTACCAACTATCTGCTCCACTGTATGTATCCTGTATTTAATTCTTTCAATCGCTTCATCATCTGTCATGTGTTTCCCATCTCCTTTCTTTAGTCACAATACAAAATTATTTGTCCTTGAGCTAGAGATTTTTTCGTATCAATACACCTCTGATTTGAGCTGCCTCGCCATTTTAATGTGATGTCACGTTGCTCATCTATATATTCTCCGTCAATCAGAATATCGCATTGTTTTATAATTTCTAATCGCTTGTGATATAATTCATATACATCTTTCCTTAAATATGATGATAAGGGAATAATGCCGTGATAATTATTATATTGAGTTAATTCTTCCCATGTGAATCCACTATAAAGCCAGATAGATTTCCCAGGAAAAGAAATACGGATTTGTTGAGTTAATTTTAGGACTTCATCGAGGTTATACTCATATAGTGGATCACCACCACTGAAAGTAATGCCCGATATATAGTCTTTAGACAGTTCGTTGAATATCTCTTGTTTTGCTGATTCATCAAATGGAATGCCACTATTAGGATTCCAAGTTTGAGGATTTTGACAATTATAACAATGGTGAGAACAGCCTGAGAGCCATAAAACAACTCTCAGCCCATCTCCATTGTTCATATCATCATGTGTAATATTATGATAATTGATATGAATCACGCTCCTTACATTGAAACTCTATCTGCAATTTCTGCATTCTTAGCTTCGTTATATCTTGTCTCACCATGTACTCTTGTAAATCCCAAGTATCCGTTCATCCTGTCAATTTTAGTAATCATCTTGCTACCACACTTAGGACATATATCCATTTCTACTTGCTGATATCCGCAATCTTCACAGTAGCACATAGCAAGATTTACTCCTTCATAAAAACCTTTATCCATTGCTCGAAGAATAAGTGTTTTAATAGCTTCTTTGTTATATCCTAGATTGTATCTGCAATACTGAATCTTTCCACCATTAAATAAATTCCAGAAACGCCCTTCTTTATCCTGTTTTTCAATAGGTGACATCTGTTCCGAAACATGACAATGGAACGAATTACTTACATAAGGCTTGTCTGATACATTCTCAATGATTCCATAAATCTTGCGGAACTGTTCAATCTGAAGACCACACAACGATTCGGCAGGAGTGCCGTAAATTGCATATAAAATATGGTCATCCTCTTTAATTCGATTTGTATAATCGTTGATATATTGCATAACTTCTAATGCAAACTGTCCGTCTTCACGAATAGATTTGCCATTATAAAGTCTTTGCAATTCGTTCAATGCAGTAATTCCATAACTCATTGTCATTGGTGGAAGAATTGACTTGATCTTATCTGTTGGTTTTAAATTACCACCAAGCAAACCACCTTCACAAAAAGCAATTGGGTTTACGCTTGCCCTTAATTCACCAATATAATCATATGTTCTTTTATGTAATCCACGAATTAACTCAAGATAATAATCAAGAACCTCATAGAAATATTTGGATTCTCTACGAGCTTTTGCAAGAATCATTGGAAGATGAAGAGAAACAACACCAAGATTAAAACGTCCTTCGAATATTGGTTTATCGTTTTCATCTACTGGATGCATACCACCTTTTTCATACCATGGTGATAAGAATGCCCGGCAGCCCATCGGGGATACCACTTTTCTATATTTCTTATACATTTCTGCAACATATCCATCACCTGTTAATGATAACCAATCTGGATACATTGTCTTACTGCTACAGTCAAGACCAGCATTAAATACATCTGCACTCGGATATTTACCTGAACCATCTCCATGAAGATTTTTGTCATACAAAAATACAATCTTAGGAAATAATACAGGACGTTTAAACCCTTTCTTCCCCTGTCCTTCTGAATGAACCTTAAGAAGAGAAATAGCAGCCATTTTACCAAGAGTAGATGTGGCTAAACCAATTGTCATCGTGACAAAAGGATAGTCCCCTCGGCTTGATCCAACAGAATTTAACTTCATTTCAATGCCCTGCCACCCTTGTTCAAAGTCACGCTGAACCTTATTTATTGCATATTTACAAGCTTTTTCTTGTGGTGTCGCTAACGCTTTTATATCATCTGCAATACCCATATATTCCTGATAATATTTTTTATATGATTTTTCTGCATATGGTTCAAGAATTTTATCTACTTCTGGAACTGTAAATCCTCCATATTGTTGTGCGGCAGTAGAAAGAATGATATCTCCCATTACATCAAAAGCAGTATCAAGATAATTTGGTTCATTATACCAAATATTACCCATTTCAAAACCGCCCTTCATAACTTCACCTACTCTAAATAAGTCACAATTAAATGTATCAAGTCTTGCACTTCTATCATGAATATAGATATATCCATCTTTTGCAGCTTGCTTTTCATCATACGTTAAAAAGAACTTCTTATACAACTCTCCGCTTAACTCGTTGTAAATAAGACTTCTTTTTGTTGCTACCAATGCGGAGTCTGTATTAGCGTTGCTTTTATCTCCAATATATCTGATAGACTGACTACGTTCATATACCTTGTCCATCATATGTACAAAGTCTTTTTTGTAGTTTCTATATTCCTTATACATTTTTGCAACCGTTGGTAAATCTTCCTCCAAAACAGATTCTACAATGTTATGCATATCGTAAATTTCAATATCTGTATCTTCATCGTAACTTTCATCTATTTTTGCTAATACATCGTTTAAAATCTGTGCATAATCATTGTCTGATAACTCATACATGGCACGTCTAGCAGCTTTGTTACAGGCATCAATAATCTTCTGCTCATTATAAGGCTCTATAGTACCATCCTTTTTTATTACATTGTACAAATTTTATCTCCTTTCTCGATTCCATAAGAAATCAACCTTTCTTAATCTTCACTAGAATTATTTTCTTTACTAATAGTGCAAATTGCCACTAAACCTATCCCAATAATTCCACCAACAAATACCCCACCTAAAAATGTTAAAATCATGCTCTCACCTCACATATCTTTAATCTTAATCTTCATGATTTCCAAATCTTTGTATTTACTAGAGTCATATTTCCTTTCGTGTTTTGTGAAAATTTCCTTCGTCTTATCAAAGTTACTCATACTTTTACCTCACAATATTCCCACTTAGTTCGTCACATACCAATGTTTTATGCATAACTCCATCATCAACATTTGCATGGGTTTTAATATTTTTAATAGTTCTAATACTATATTCTCTGTCACCTACTGTCACAGTCAGGAATTCATCTGTCTTTGATAGTAATTCCATTGCTACACCATGACTTGTACACATATTACTAAAAAATATTTTTCTCACCTCCCATTATCTCATATAAAAATCCTTTATATATTCGCACATATCCATTACACATGGTTCAACTCTTGTAATACAACATTTTAACCATGAGTGAAGCGTTTTATAATCACCGTTTTCATCATAGGCAATGACTGGAATATCAGATTTCCATGCTTCATAAATTTCAATCGCAGAACCAATACTGCTATTCAAACCGTTCGTATTAACTACAACAATATCACTGCTATGTACTAAACCCAGATCAAACTTCATAACTTCTTGCTCGTTCTGGTGTCTCTGTTCATCAAAACTAAAATAATCACAAGGAGAAATCACATTTACCTTATAATTTGCTGCATCTGAGTATTTATCTAATTCTGTACTCACGAATTTTCTCCATTTGGTCATTTCATTTTTGTTTAATCCTCCCATTTTACCAGCCAGGTAAATAGTTAATCCATTTTCTCTCATGTACCTATCGCCTTTCTGTATTGTTCTACTACTGACTCAGCCACATTATCTATGTTCATTTCGTCATTGTTATATACTATTTTATTTGCCAGAATTTCAGCATCTTTAAAATCATTTAAATCTCTCTGAATGCGCTCATTTGCTTTATCGTTTTTGTCATTGCGAACTTTTAAGCGTTTCTTAATAGTTGACAAATTTGCATACAGATAAACAACAGTTGCTTTAACGCCATTCTTTTTAATGTCTCTTACACCATCTGGCGTTAAAATAATTACAGTATTGTCATCTGCATTTTCTAAATCTTCTTTTGCAGAGCCATAGTACCAAATCTCATTGTTTACAATGTACTGCTTCCATTCAGCAAAGAAGTCATCTTCAATTTCCTGTTTGAAATCTTCCACTGTGATGTAATGGTATGTTACGTCAGGAATCTCACCTGCCCTTGGCTTTCTGGTTGTATAGGTCACAACCGAACGAAAGCCATACTTCTTTACCAAAATCTGCGCAATTTCTGTCTTTCCACTAGCAGATTTACCCATCAAAACGAGCATTTCAACTTTCCTCCATATCTTCAGAGATAAAGTTCACTAATCTCCCATCATTGATTATTGCATTCAATCCTCTATACTTGTGTGCTTCTAAACAATCAATCAATGTAACATTGTCCAATTCAATAATTCTACTGTAATCCATTTGTGTTCTCCTTTATTTCATATTTCTTGCAGATTTCTCCAAACTTGCTAATCAGTTCTTCATCTTCTGTGTTAATTCTAATTAGAACAGGATGAATTGAAATTGTGACCAAACCAAGATAAGATTTTGCATCTACGATTTGTCTTTGGTAAATTGCATCAACATCACACAAAATCTGAGTTGAAATCTCTTTAACAAAATTATTTAAATCTGTAAGACTATCTAAATTAAGTAAATATTCTTTCTTCATGTTTATACATTCTCCTTATTATCTATAAAAGCTATGACCTACACCGTCAGTAAAAATATGTTCTTTATTTCTGTCAGCCCACGAGTTCCCATTTGTTGAATCAAAATATAATGCTCCGTTTGTTGTATCTCCAATCTGAAATGCATACTCACAAGCTAAAATTGTCGTATCTGTTACCTCCACATTTTTATATGCGCCACTTATGTAACTTGAAAATTGTGGCGAAGGACTTCGCTGAGTAAGAATATCTGTTAGCGTCATTGGAAAATCCTCATGTTCAATACGGTTGAAAATTACTGAAGCTACATTTACTTTCTCATCAAAATTTTCATCACCACGAACTTCTGTCTCTACAATTCTAAAAAGTAGATCCAATTCATCTTGGTTGAAATAATCATAAATTGTTTCATCCTTATCAATCCAATCGCTATATTCTTCTTGAATTGCTTTATAGTTTTTGAACCAATCTTCTTTGTTTGATTTATCAAGAGCGTTTAGTTTTAGTAACGCTTCATTAATTTTGTCGAACTGATATTTGGAAATTATATCAGCTTGGTCTTCTGTCATAAATTCTTTCATTACTGTGTACATATCTTTTGTAACGCCAGATACTAAATTACATTTTTCATAACTATCCTCTTGTCCCCAAACGGGGACGGCAGGTAAAAATACGGCAAGTAGACATGCCAAAATTGTTATATGTTTCTTCATTTATCCTCCTTATATCGAACTGTTATATTGGATTTTGTTTGAATTGTTACATAGATATATTCTCTATTTGAAAACAAAGACTAATGAATTATTGCTAAGAATTGCTCTTCTGAAATGATAGGAATGTTCAAAGATTTCGCTTTTTGATTCTTAGATGATGCGGAATTTATATCGTTATTAATGAGATATGATGTTTTAGAACTTACAGATCCGACAACTGTGCCGCCATGAGCAACTATATCGGCTTTTAATTCATTACGGTTTTTATAATGATTGACTGAACCAGTTACAACAAATGTTTTACCTTGTAATGTTTTTGGAATTTCATCTAATACTACATTAGGTGTTTCAAAATAAAATTCTTTTGACAATTCATATACCCACAACGAATTCTCATACCACCATTTCGTCATTGAGTTCATCATCGTAATACCAAAACCATTAATGGTTAATAATTTTTCTGGTGAAGATTTCATCAAACCAATAAAATTATTAAAATTCTCTTCACATAATTTACTAATATCTTTACTTACTGACTTTCCGATTGATGGAATTGATAAACTATAGATAAATCTTTCTAAAGATGTATTGCGTGACTCTTCAATAGAATTGAGAAGTTTTTCAACAGACCTTTTTCCAAAACCATCTAAGGTTTTCATTTCATCTTCATGGTCTGATAAATGATAAATATCTTTAATGGAATTTAGCCAGCCACGATTGATGAATTTCTCTATTGTAGATTCTGAAAGATTTTCAATATCCAATGCATTTCGACTTGCCGCATGAATCAGTCTACCCAAAAGCTTACCTTTACAATTTGGATTCTCACACATAAGTACCTCAGAGTCGTTCTCTTTAGCAATTCTTGTAGAGTGACCACATATAGGGCATTTGTCAGGAATGTTAAAATTACCACTCTTATCAATACTATCATGTACTTTAGGAATAACCATATTTGAACGATAAACTCTAATTCTATCTCCTATGCCAAGCATCATATCTTTAATATATGTAATGTTGTGAAGCGTTGCTCTTGTGGTAATTGCTCCATTTAAGTCAACTGGCTTGAAGATTGCCACAGGATTAATCAAACCAGTCTTTGAAGTATTCCATTCAATATCTGTAAGCACAGTTTCAAATAATTCATCCTCGTATTTATATGCCATTGAATGTCGAAAGAATTTGTCTGTGCGTCCCATAGAATCTGCAATTTTATAATCATCGACTGCCATAACAGCTCCGTCATAAGGAATATTATGTGATTTTGCCGATTCTCTTATTTGGTTTAATAAGATTGCTAACTCTTCTTTCTGATTAATTCTAGGTGATTTTAATATCGGTATAATCTCAAAGCCAATATCTTTAGCCTTAAATAAATCTTCGCTTGGAGTTTTATGTTTAAACCCTTTAATCACTCTCCAAGCCACAAATCTCATATTTCTACTTGCAGCTTCTTTACTATTAAGTAACTGCAAGGAACCAGATACAAGATTTCTCGGATGTTTATACTTCTTGTCTTCTGGAAGTTTATCATTAATCTCTCTGAAAGTGTCCCATCCGATAATTGTTTCGCCATCAATAATAAGTTCATCCTTATATGGAATTTCCTTTGGTACGTTCTTTATTGCTAATACATTCTGAAGGCATTCAATGCCTCTCACTCCATCGCCCCTAGTTTCTGCACCGATTAACTTACCATTAATATAATGAAGAGATGTTGTAAGACCGTCTGCTTTAACAGATAAGAAACAATCCTTATCCCCAATAAATTCAATTAACTCATCTATTGATTTTGTTTTATCAAGTGAGAGCATTGGATGATTATGTTCTACTTCTTTTAATTCGTCCGCAACTGAATAACCAACATTATGTGTCGGACTGTTAGATAATACAATACCAGTCTCTTTTTCGAGATTTATTAACTCATCATACATTTTATCCCACTCATAATCAGGCATAATTGGAATTTGATTATAATAAGCATATGAAGCATTATTCAACTCTTTAATAAGTTGTTTTATTCTTTCTAACTTATTCATTTGCTTCCTCCTTTTCTCCACAATATTCTTTTAAGTATGTAAGCATTTCTGACTCTTCTGGAAAGAACGGATCTCGTTTCTTTACATTTTGAACCCAGCCTAAAAAGTTCATCCAAAACTGACCAACTCTCCAATCAGGCATGTATATCATGTGTAATCGGGTTACTTCGTTGTAAAAGTTATATAATCTATTTGGATCTCTAATATTAATCACCTCCTGTGAAATGAACATTTAGTTTTGAATTGACAAAACATAATCCCTTGTAATTTCTTTATGGAATTTTGTAATCTGTTTCATAACCTGTTCTGCCCACTCTTTTACCTCTGGATTAGCACCACCATCAGCACAACGCTCTCTAAATACATGCCCCCATTCACAAAGATTAATCTTCGAGATAAAATTACTAGGAATACCCAACATATAAAGACCACGTTTTACATCTTTATTATTCTCATATTCTTTTAAAACATATCCATTAGTCGATTTTACATACGTTTTACCGTTGTGATTAATCTCGTTTGGTAATTCAAACCCAAGAATTTTGCAAGCCTGCCCATCTGTTAAAACCTTATCTTTGTAATAATCAGACATTTCCCCTTCATCAAATGTTGCCAACCTTGTACTATTTCTGATAATTCGATTATCAAATCTTCTTGCGTGTGCATCAACGTCATCTTGTCCAGCTCTATGTAATCCTTCTGTCATAATCGTAATATCAAGATACCTAAGAACTGTAACATGTCTTTTGCCCATACGAAGAAGCATAGATAGCCATTTACAGAACTGCTTATAACTTTCTATTTCTTGATTTTCATACAATTTTCCATTAGCATCTACAACCTTGCTACACACTGTTTTAATTTCTTCATTCAATTCAGGCGTCCAAGTTCTTTTGCTCATAAACATAGATACAAATGCTTCATAAAATCCTGTAATACTTGTTACTGTTGCCTTCAAAATATCAATCCTCCTATTTTTTAATCTAATGAAAGTCCAATTTACTTTGAATTTTTATCTTCATTTTCGCCTAATTTATCGAGTAGTCTGTGTGTCATACTACATAATCCATCAATAAAACTAGAATATTTAAAACTTTCATTGTCTTCTGAATATTCTGTTGATTCATAAACCTCATCAAAAAACTCTTCGTACAACATTTCTTTACTAATAGATTTACTCATTATTCTGCTCCTTTTTTATTTCTTTTAACGACCAAACATAATCAACAAAACTGTTCCAGTTCATCATTATTTGGTCATAAACATCAATCTTGATATCATCTGCTCGTCCAGTCCAAGGTGATAAAATTATTTCATATTCACATTTAGACCACATATAATACATAAGATATTTTTTTAAACCATCTTCAAATTCATCTCTTGACAAATTATCTTTTAATAATTTTTTCACTTTTTCTGTGAAACTTCCATGATTGAATATGTTCCATCTAATAATCTTCTGTGCATTTGAGTCATGATAATAAACGTACCACTCGATATCAATCACCTCCCGATTATTTATTCTCTTTTTCTTGTGTTAACAGAATCAATAACCTCTCTTTTAATTTATTTTCTAATTCATCTAATTCCGACTCACTCACAATTATGTTTGTCAATCCAAGACTTTTCCATGCATATTCGCCAGACGATTCAAACATGTGAAAATAACATTGAACAAATTCGCCTAATTCATCATTTTCGCTATATTTTACACTGTACTTATTTGCTTTTTCATGTGTAATTTCATAATTATAAAATTGCTTTATCATTGAAATCAATGTGAGTTTTAGTCGCAAATTCTCTTTTTCTAATTCATTCATTTATGTATACTCCCTTCTATCAACTACATGCTTATGACCTTTAGGACAAACACTATATGAAATATCAACATATCCATCTACATAAGCATTACCCCCTGAATTAATCGGATCTTCATACACGCAAATCTTTGTAGGAATAGTTTCTTTTTCTGAAAAGAAAGATTTTGTAAGATAATAGTCCTTACACTTCTCACAATATGTAAGCTTACCATTAATGATATCTTTCGCTGTTTTGATATCATCTTCATATTGCTTTAAAGCTTCTAATTTTTCGTCATTTGTTATTTCTGAAATTAAAATATTCTCAATATCTTTTAACATTTTTACCTCAAAAATTTCTAAAGAAAGTTTAGATTCCTTCTATAATAAATATCTCAATCCACTTAGATACTTTTCTTTTAACCTATCTGTTAGTGTATCTGTTAGTGACAAATGATCTTTCATATCGGCTAATTTAACCCAATATGCACACAAATAATCATTTGTGTTATACTTCTTAAACCTCTGACAATACTCATCATACGAAAGATCATCTGGTTTAGTTAAGAGTAATAATGCATTTTGAAAATTATCTGGCAAACCAGACGATTTAAATTTTGTATCTTCTACAAGATCATGCATAATTGCCAAAGCCACACACTCATCTCTTAAATCGTATGGAATAAAGATATTTTCTGATACATATGTAGCAACTCTAAGTGCATGTACTAATTTATCCTGTGGATAATACTGTTTTGCAATTCTTAATGCTGTGCTTACTTTCATCGGTTCTTTATCTAATGTCATATTTTTCTCCTAATCTCCACATGAAATAATGGTTTACTGTTACTTCAGTAACATATAAATCGCCCACGGATAATAGATATAATCTAATACCACATTAAACAACAACTGGAATCTGTGAAACTTAAAATCCTCAATATTGTAACTAAAAGCTGTTTTTACTTCTGACAAACTTACACCCAATGACCATAAACAAGTGAATACCTGCAATGCAGACATTACAATAAATTCAGTTGTTCCAATTTTGTTTCCTAACACTATGTAAAAGATGATTAAGAATAGTTCCATGAAAAATACAATCAATATTGCACCACCTTGCATTGCATCACTTAATGGTTTTCCATTATTATTCTCTTTACTTTTTGCGATCTGTTTAATCATTCTCTTTCGCCATAGTGTTTTACTTAATGCACTTGGCGTACCTTTAATTCTAAAAAACATCAAAATAAATAAAATTGTTAAAGCTAAAATTTTCATGTTATTTTATTCTCCTTCTAAAATTTCTTTTGGACAGTAAATAATCTTCTTACCTGCTTTCTGTGCTTTACGAATTGTTGACCAAACACCACCAGATTTATTACCATCCCAAATTGCAAGAAGTACATCACAATGGTCAACCATATATTGATCTCTCACATTGTCACAACCTTTATAGAATTCATCTGATAATTCAGCCCATTCGTCAGCTTCATTTTTGAGCTTGTTGTAATATTTATTTGATGAATTATAATCTTTACAAGGTAAAATACAGTGTAATTTTAAATCTCTATTCTTTTCAAATTCTTCAGAAATACTTCTGTAGCTCTCCTTAATAACACAAGCATTTAAGCCAATTAAAATATCAGAGCCATTTGCCATACCACAATAAACATCAGATACATCAAGTATTTGATTAAAAATCCAATGACCAATTCTTGCCCATTTAATATCTAATTCATCATCTGGCAATCCTAGTCTCTGAGGTCTATGACCTGTTAATGCTATTCTCATTTTTGCCTCCTTAATTTTCACAAGAATCTACCGCTTAATTGTTCTTTTTACTCTTTAACTTATTGAATATTTTTGAAAGATATTTCTTCTGCCATTTTGAAAAATTAACATTATACATTTTTTCAAATAGTTCTACACCATCTCTTTCAAACATTCTTTGATAAGACCATAATTTATCTTTTGCGTTTACATTCTTGTTATCTTTAAAATCATCACGCATTACTACTCCATCTTCACGAATAATTTTTATTCTTGAATTTGGACAACTCATACAATCGTCTACATAACATAATCCAAACGGATCATATTCTGCACATTTTTTCTGGTCACAAATTTTTATAATTAGCTTATATTCTGTAATTGCTCTATCGTCCATCATATATAACCTCCAAATCTTCCAAAGAAACTGTCGATTCTTGTTTAGTATTTTTCATATAATCCAAATATTCTTTGTGATACACATCTAAGTCTTTTAGTAATTCTTTACAATTTTCTGCATACTGAATATATTTATCAGCCAAATGTAATCTGCTTTCTTCTGAATCATCGACTAGCTTATATTTCCATTTATTAGCTCTTAACAAGTCTGCATTATGGTTATAAGTTTCAATACTTTCAGTATATTCTCTCTTTTCCTTTTCATATGTTTCATCATCAATAATCAGATGTCCAAGCAATTTAGGAAAATCAAAACCTAGTTGTGTTCTTGATATTCCATTGTCTTCTGCATATTTAATATTCCAAGCAATATCTTACCAAGCCATACCACCCAAAAGTGATTTGTTATCCTCTTGCTGCATATGCGAAAAATACTCATATAATTCTTCCTTTAATTTGCTCATAATTCACCTCCCACGAAAAATCCATCTTTCCTTGGCTTTTTGAGTCTCTGAAACGCCCTATTTATGAGCATTTCAGAAATCCTCTACTGTATTATTCTCTACAGCTTGGCTAGTAAACTCTTAATTGGCTCTCTATTCATATTTTCTTTAGCCCATGATATGTAACTTGGATCTGACTGAGCAACATCAACAAGCTTCTCGCCACTGTGCTTTCCAAAGTTTAGAACATATGTATTAATATCTGGCAATTCCTGTTTTGGAATTTCTGCATTATTAAGAACTGCTAATACATCATCAGAATATGTCATATCAAGATTTGACCTACTTGCTAAATAATCACACATATGTACAAAGAACTGCTCGTCATTTTCAGGCTTTGGTAATACCGTCTTGCTTCTCTTTGTAGAAGTCCATTCACCAGAATGACTCTCACATAATCTTGCAATATATGCTTTTGTATCAGCGTCTACATCATGTTCAACAGATGTATTTCTCACCCACTCACCTGCAAGCATCGGATGTTCGTGTACCGTATATTGAGAACCATTCAGCCCACATTTAATTGCATCATGAAGAATTGGTGTGCAGCGTAAACAATCTCGCTGTCGCTCATTGGTCTTTTCTTTTACATACTCTAATCCAAGAACATAATTCATTACTTCTGCAAACATTAAAATATGAAAAATCTGACCATGCGGCTGACACTGTGTTTTATTATGATACTTAAATGATGTGCTACTTGGAATTGTGAAGATATAATCTGGAATTTCCTTAATCATATCAGCACAATAATCTCTAATTTCATCTGTCTCAAACTTATTTAATAGTCCTTCAAAAACTTTTACCTTATCCATTCTGTTCCTCCAAAATTAATCTGTTATTTCAACTTGATAATTAAGCATCGCCTTATAACAATCTTCTGTTATTGTTCCAATCATATATTCTCTTTTTGCCATTTCACAAATAATATTTTCTTTATATTTTTTATAGGCATCAAATGCATTTTTGGGTGTTTGATAATAACCTATAGATACATATTTCTTTGTAAATGGATTAGAACATGTAGACCTAAATCTATTTGATTTTTTATCTAAACAGACTCCAATCGGATATTCACCACGACTTGCTTGCTTTTTAATAAATAATCCATTTACATATTCAGGCACAATACAACATGTTTTTGGACTATATATTTTATTCCCTTTATAAAGAATATCTTTATCAACAGCCCAAGATAATTCTTTTACTTTGTTATAATTCTCTTGCTGATGTATCCATTCATAAAAATTATCAAAAAGTAACCAATCTTCACAACATATAACATCTTCGTATGTTACCCTATATTCTTTTAATTTTGGATCAAAACATCTCATTAACATTGAATGCCATTCTTTATATTCTTTGGTTTCTTTTCCGTTAATTTTACATACATACTTATTACCTATACACCCTTTCCCATAAACATTAGGGGTATATGGATTTTTTATATTCCCAGAATTAAAGTGGCACATTTTTGAGTGTACTTTGCATTTGTATTTATCATTAAATTGAACAACTATGTCATCGTATCCGTTATATTCAACAATAGTCATTTCACAGCCTTTGTTATTCTGTTTTGTTAATCCGATACTTATTTTATTCACTTATCCTTTCATAAACATCTGTAACATTGTTTTTCTGTCAAAATTTTCTTTTTTCTTTAGTGCTAAATTCACTGTTCTTATTTCGCCTAAGTGATAACACTTTTCTTTTGCACGGCTTTCACCTACATATAATAAATTGGAATTAAGCATATAACTATGAGCCTTGGGTGTAATTAAAACAACCACCTTGAACTGACCACCCTGAGATTTGTGTGTACTGATAGCATAAGCCAATCGAATATTTTTCATAGAACTTTTTGGGATATAGATAAGTGTTCCATCATAATCAACAACCATTGCATCTTTTAAAATTTTTATAACTCTACCAGATTCACCATTGGCAATGAATGTTGTATTTTTATCATCAATGTATTCCTCATTGTAAATAATTGCTTTGTAATCATTAGCATAGTTCATTACAATGTCATTCAATCTGAATTCTGTATCTCCAAATGTGATTTTCGCCTTTGGATTAGAATTAACTGCATTTTGTATCTTCTTATTTAATGCTACTGTTCCATAATCACCTACGTTATAGCAAGACAATACTGCAATATCATCAACAGAATATCCTTTTGATAATAATGTCTGATAAAGTTTTACAGTATATTCAACAAGTTTATCTTGAAGAATCGGCATAAATATATATGACTGATCTTCGCCAAACACTTGCATACCTGTTTTAGTCTTATCTAAATATTCAGTACCAGTTCGTGTATCTGTCGCAACCGTAGATAAACCACCTTTACCATAACGGAATACCTTATCAAGTGTGATAGTAGGAATATTCTCGCATTTCAACAAATCATAAAGTACATTACCAGCACCAACAGAAGGAATCTGTGCATCATCACCAATAAGAAGTAATTTTGTTTTCTCAAAATCTATGGCTTCAAGCAATTTCCTAAATAAGAAAATGTCTACCATTGAAAACTCATCTATGATTACTACATCGTATGGTAATTTATTCTCTTCATTAAATCCCCAATCAGTAGGTGGCATATACATAAGACCTCTATGGATTGTCATGGCATTTTCATTTGTAAAACCTGACAATACCTTCGCTGCTCTACCAGTTGGTGCTAAAAGTAAATGCCTTTTGTTATAAGCATTTAACATATTTACAAATGCTTGTGTACTTGAAGATTTACCACTGCCACCATATCCAACAAGAAGGACAATGTTATTTTCACACATATATTGTGATGTTTTACACTGATTATCAGTTAGTTTAAAACCATCAAGTTCCTGAAATTTTGAACAATCACACTCCCATTTTGTATGTATCTGCAATCCTTCTTTTATTCTCTCTGCTATATATTTCTCTGTTTCATATGTTTCTTTCTTACATACACTTAATAATTCTCTATCGAATATTACATCATTATCACCTTTAAGAATAAGCGTCAAGTTGCTTTTTGCTTCTGGGACTAATACATCAAACTGTTTCTTCAAATCACCAACATGCATATATGTATTACCATTATTTTCATTCTCATCAAGTAGATAATCTACACAAGCTTTCGCTCTCTGATATGATGTTATAAGATCAAATCCAAAGAACAAAACTGGTTTTCCCCCATTCTTCTGACATTCTTTACTATCCTTATCCAATGTCAATAATAGAGAATCAGCAGTTTTAAAACCAATCCCTCCTAACCTACAAAGACACTGATATGGTTCTTCTCTAATAACTTCCTTGATTTTGTCAACAGAAGTATATTTGTCATACAGTTTTTTTACTGTTGAAAGATTAAATAATCCTCTGAATTCTTCTACAATTTCAGCTAATTTGAAATTCTCTATGACTTTATTCTTAATAACATTGAATGTATAATCTTTAATACCTTTCGTTTTTGATAAATCAATGTCATCTAATCTGTTATTCATTATTCTATCTACGATGTCGGGATATGCTTCTAACAACACATCTGTCTGATTTGGTGTAAGAATTTCATATAAGAAATTCCGTGTTGCAGCTAATGTAGTAGGTTTTTCTCTTTTAATATTAATTACATCGTATCCGACTCCATGAGAATCGGATACCTCCTTTGCTTTTACAATGTAATCTACTCCAAGATTGAGTTCTGAAATATTACCTTTAATAGTTGCTGTGCCATATTTTCCAATCTGTACATCGGGATATTCAAATGAATTGACAGAAACACCATATATTTTGAAGTCAGTAGAATTATATACAAGTCTTTCTGGTACACATTTAAATTCAATTATTTTATCCAACTTTACATCTCCTTCTAATATACATCCCACTTCTTTACTATTCTCTCTTTTTCATCCGTTTTAATCCAATCGCCGCCAACCTTCTTCATTTTATTTCTCTTACCAAATTCTTTTACATTGATGACATTACCTGCTATAAATGGGGATTCAATGAATGACTTTCCAGAAGTAATTTTTGTTTTAAGATACTCACCATCTCTCATGTTATAAAGCATAAGGTATGGTTTTGTTTTATCCTTATAGAACTTACACTCAAGAACATAATACATATCTTTTGGTGCTTTCGGATTTTTGTACATTATATTTCCAAGATACTCTTGCTCATATACAATCTGTTCTTTTATTGATAATGATTTATTCTCTAAACCGCTTATCATAAGTTTAACAAGTTTGTCCTTGTCAACATTGCTATACTGTTTAGGTGTCTCTTTCTCTGCGCATTTTCTTACATCTTCTTCTCTAATGTTCAGTGATGCAATTTTATCTTTTTTCAATGTCTTACATTTTCCTAACAAATTGTACATATCAATAATTGACAACAAATATTTATTCTTGCCAAACTCAGAAAAGAAATTTAGTGTCGTAAGAATATGTAATTGTCTATCATCCACAGATGTTTTTGAAATAATATCAGAAAGTAAATCGACAAAATTATCATAATGATTTTTAGACAATTCATATAATTCATCTGCAATCTGATCATTACAATATTTTATAGAAGAGATTCCTTGATAAATTGCATTTTCGTCTTTATCCATGAAATACTGTGCTTTAGATTTGCCAAATTTTATTCCTTTGATTTCTATTCCCTGCGATTTGATATATTCTTTGATGTTTGACATTTTTTCATTATTGTCTACATAAACATTCAACGCTGATGTTAATAGCTCAATCTTATGGTAATATCTTAACCATCCAATAAATAGACCTATCATACTATATGGAACGGAATGATTTCGTGAAAACAAATAATTAGATGCATCTTCGATTACTACCAAGAATGACTTTATAGCCTCTCTTGCTTCGGCTTCGGTCATTTCATACCTCTCTTGTGCAATTGCAATAAATCCTGGAATATATCTATCATCTTTATTCCCGTGAATATCTACCATATATCCACCATTTTCAATGATAGGTATATCTGCTTCAGTACCTGTTTTTTTAGCAAAATGTCTACGGACAATATCTGCCTGCCCCATAGTAAAGCCACAGAAATCATGCAAGAAATCAATAATCTGTTCCTGATATACTAAATAACCAAGCGTAGGTTTCAAGAAATTATTAAGTGCTTCGTTGCCATTGTCTTTGTAAATACCATTGAATAACTGTTCTCTATAAGATTCACCTGCTGGTCTAATAGCACCACTAACCATAGCCATTACATCAAGATATGAAATATTATCATTCTGTGCTTTAATATTCTCCAAAGTTTCCTTACTAAGTGTTCTTTTTAATGAATCACTTGCAAAACCACTTTCAAACTGGAATATCAATGTAGTATCTTTTGCTATTGAGTTAATAACATTTTCATCTGAGAAATTAACTTTATCAGGTGTTAAATAATCTATACCTGCAAGTTTACAAGCACCATCAATTAATCCAACAGCATTTAATCCTAACAAATCTAACTTTACATAATTTAAAGAATCAATTTCGTGCATATCTATTTGGCTTACAGGACGTGGATCTGATGTAATAGACAATGTTCCAAAATCATATCTTATATCTGTAGGACTACAAACAATTCCTGCTGCATGTCTGCCAAGTGATGTAATTGTTCCAATTACCATATCAATATATTTAAACATTTCTGAATATTGTTCTCTGATTTCTTCTGGCATATAATCCTTGCCTTTATCATCAGTTTCTACCATATTTGATAATTCCTGAGTTTGATCAGGAGTCATCCCATATGCTCTACCAACATCTTTTATCGCTGCTTTTAACTGAATTGTATTAAAAGTAATAATGTTGCAACAATACAAACCTTCCTTATTAAATAGATACTCACGCACTTTATATCTATCTTCTGCGTAAATATCAGTATCTACATCAGCCAATGACATTCTTTCAGGATTCATAAATCGTGAGAAGTTAAGCTTATATTTAACTGAATCAACATCAGTACATTTAATCAAATATGCAATCTCACTACCAGATACAGAACCTCTTGAACATCCATAGTGCATATTATTTTTCAGCAGCCAATTCTTGTAATCTGAATCGAGTAACATAAAATCAATAGCGTCATTATGTTTATATGTTTCTAACTCTTCCTGTATCCTTGGAATATACTCTGTTTTATAATTTGGGAGTTTGCTTATTCCACGTTCTTTTACACCTTGAACTATTCGTGCCTTAAATTCTTTCTCAGCATCAGGATATAATCTTGGATATTTATTACTATAATCTAATTCATATGATTCAATATTATCTGCGAATCTATTTGTTTCTTCGATTGCATCAAGATAAATTGATTTTGGTAATGCATTCTGTAATTCAAAGGCAGTAACCATATCATCATAAGATTTCCATGATAAATCACACGCATCTTCGTCATGGAAATTAACATTTTTTGATTTCTGCATTACTGCTCTACCCATCATATGATCCTTATCAATAGCATGTACATCGCTTGTAGCAATAAGCTTCATTCCATATTTCTGAGCAATTCTATACAAATACTGATTGTAATAAATCTGAACGTCAAAATTATGTGGTTGTATTTCCAACCAACATCTATGCTTATTTTTAATAAGGAATTTCAGAAATCTTTCTTGTACTTCTTTCGTTCCTTTACATAACATGCCTGCAACACAAGCTGTTAATACTAAAATATTATCTGATGTATTCTCAAGTTCCTCTAAGGTAATTCGTGGATTATAATAAAAATGACCATCATTACGATTAAATGAATCAGAAGAAAGTTTGTTAAGTTCTAATACCCCATCATAATTCTTTGCGTATAAGCAACAATGATAATTGTCTCTTTGCAGATTATCCATATCAATTTTTTCTGTTACATAGAATTCTTCTGCATTAATATATTTCAACCCAGCCTTTTCACATGCCTGTCTTTTTGCAACATTATGAAGGACTGCGCCATGCTCTGTAAAAGCAATGGCTTTCATTCCTTCTGATTTTGCTTTGTCAATATAAGCTTGAAAAGGGGTGATTGAGTCAACTTCAAGACCGCTATATGGGTTAGAATCCATACTATGTAAATGTAATACTGTTAAATTGCTCAACTTCTCACCTACCTATATCTATAAACTATTCACAAATGCCAATAAATCATCTTCGTCTGCATCAGAATCAGATTCAGTTTCTTCTTTGAACAATTCCTTCTCTTTCAGATACTGGTCATATGGTTTATGCAACGACCTAGAATATCCTGAGAGGGTTGCCAATCTAAATTCATCGGCATCTGTCACTTCTTGCCAAAAGATATTTTCATCTTCACTATTCTTATATTCTCTCTCTTTAGAGTTAATTTCTTCGACTGTATTGATAATGTCTTCTTTTAAATCGTTAATCTTTTCTTCTGTTAGAGGTACTTGTACATAACAATCATGAATTTCGAATTTTTCTCTAACCTCATCTGGTAAGCAATCAATATTGTTGTTTAACACCATTTCATCAACATATTTATCAATATCATCTTCATATCCGAAATTTTTCAGCCACATTTTTGCCGTATTGATAAGACTTTCGCCTATAGAATTTCTTTCTATATATCTATCTTTTTTCTTACCATTTTTCTGTTCAATGGTAACTGTGACATATTTTAAGAAATTCCATTCACATACAATATCTTCCAATGGAATATTTAATGCTTGTCTAATACCTTCAGCATAAATAACCAACTGACCACATTCAGCGTCAATTTTTGCGCCTTGATAACGTGTAGATGTCTTCCAATCTACAATATGTACACGTTTTTTCTCATTGCCATTTTCATCTTTGTATGACTCGATATAAAGCATGTCAATATATCCTTGCATATAAATATCATCAGAAATTTTAATTGTAATAAAATGTTCAACTTTATGTGGGAAAGTAATCAGATTATGATTTTTAAAGAAATGTCTAATGCAATTTTCATATTTATTTGCTATTGCATCATTTTTATCAGAATCACTTCGATTGTATTTGAGTTCTGCACAATTCATTGTAAATAAGCTATCTTCATATAAATCTGGCATATCCTTATATTTAATTTTGCCAGTATATAGCTGCTCAATAATATCATGTACATTACCACCAGATACACAATAAATACTATTTGTTCTATCTTCTTTCTTGTGTAGGATGTATTTCAAAAAATATTCCCATCTATCTTGTTTGTAACAATGATATCTTGACCATGACCATAATGTATCAACACCAAATTTGTTACAAATTTCTGTTAATTCTTTACTTGTCTTTCTTGCCAATCTCTTAGCTTTCTCCTTTCTGACTCATCATATAAAACACGATGCTTGAGAAGGAAGTTGTATACTTTATTTGGCATATCGGCAGGACTGTCTTTACTACCCTTCTTAATCAAATCCCAACGATCATATATGTAACTTACTTTTCTAATAGGATAAAATTTATCACATTCCTGTCTAATATGGTTTATATCAATTCCTTCATCTAAAGCTACTACAATTTCTACATTTAAACTAATCAGTATCCTAACTTGTTCTTCTGTAAGCTCACAATTTCCTATTGCAACAGCCGTACCATCTTTTCGTGAATACCTTTTAAGCACCGATTTCTGCGCTTCCAAAACGACTGCATAACCAGCCTCTTGAATTGTTTGATAATTCTCATTTAATCCATATACATTTATTCCTTTTGGATATGTTTTGGATAACTTGAAAAACTTTGGAATATCAAACATCTCATAGTTTGGTACAGTAGTTCTCCCACTAATACCTATATATTCATTGTCATCTCCATCCCACTTTCGTTCAGGAATGACAATTCGTTTTCTATCATATGAATATCCAATGTTAAATCTTTTACATGCAAAAGGCATAACGCCTTCACGAACCCAATCAATATATGGTAAATCAGTATATTCTTTCATACATGAATCATCATATACTGGAACATCTTTATCAATTGTGTATCTTTGGCGTTTCACCTTTTTGAAGATTGCTAATGGATCTTTCTTATTATCTTTGTTGTCACTCTTACTATATGAATATTTCAAACCTAAAATATTGTGGAGATATTTATTAGCCTTCCCAAAAGATATACCCTTTATTGCCATAACCAATGTAAAAATATCTCCACGTTTATTTTCTTCCGAACTTCTAATCGCTACTGATAATGTATCTTTCTTTACACATATAGCAGTCTTATTATTGCCTTGTGGTAAGGCGGCTCTCCATTCATGAAGATATTCGTGTAGTCCATGACACTCCAACGATAATAAAATCTGTTCTATACAATTATTCTCTATAATGTATTCCTTTAGTTCATCTGCATTAATACACGCTCACCGCCTCCATCACAAATTTAAAAATCAACTGGGACAGAAGTAAAACCAACTTCTTTCAGTATGTTTCTACTCATATCATGCTCACATACAATCTGTATACTACTTGCAGCACCCTCACGGTTTTTACAAATAAATATAAGCTGATAATGTTTGTCTTTGTCCAGTTTGACAGGTATTTTTGATTTATTGTTTTTCCCATCAAATCTATATACCTTTAAAGCATTTTTCTCACCTGTGTACTCATCTTCAAATACATCTCTCAGCATTAAACATGTACTTGCAGGATCGACAATACTTTTTGCCATACCAATATTATCTTGACTATAAAATCTCTGACGTGCTGAAGATTTTGCCAACTGGAATGTAATAGTTACATGAACTTCCAAGCCACCCTCTTCTTTACACTTCACAGTATCGTAAATATCAACCATATTCTGTTGCATATCTAACCACATCTTGTCGGAACGACTACCTGAATCGGCTTTATATGTATCAAGAATGAAATACTTAACACCAAGGTTTGCATATTTCTTTAGAACTTTTATGAATTTCTGAGTTTTGTATCTTTTGAATGGAACTATTATAAGCATGTTATTCTCAGCCTTTTCAGTAATCCAATCTGCACACTTTCTTAACAAATCTTTAACTTCGCTAGAATATTTACCATCTCTAACAACGAATTTTTGCAAATCTTGTTTGTAAATATTATTCGCAGTCCACACCAACAATTCTCTCTGCCATTTCTTTTTCCCCTCTTCATTGACACAAATAACAAGTCTTTCTTCATATTTTATTGTGCTTGGAATCAACATTGATCTTGTTAGTGTAGTTTTGCCCATATTAGATAATCCACCAATCAATGTAATATTACCAGGTAACTGACCACCAGTTTCTTTATTAAGAATATCCATATTATTGTATGGAAGTCCAACTGCTGCACCAGCATCTAATTCATCAATTAAATCATAAATGCCATCAGCTAATGAATATGACTGTACATCATCATCTGCATTGATGAAAATATGATTTAACATTGCTTCATATTCTTCATATATTTCATCTAAAGACATATCACAGAATTCATTGATACGATTATTTACAGGGAATCCATTTTTTAACATCTCCAAAACTGTTTTCCACTTGTATAGCTCTTTGACATACCCATCCATATTGTTGATGTTTACATACTCTTTGGCTTTATCAATCGTTTCATATCCACCATAATCCTCATATTCCTTTTTGAGTTTTTGATGCTTTTCAAGATATAAACCAACAGTCATATCATCCAATACTGATTTCTTTTCTACTACAATAATGTCATTTGCAATCTGCCAATAGACTCGCCATGTATTTTCACTAAAATCTTCAAGCTGCAATGTATAATCAAAAATTAATTCCGGTTGTTTATATAAAATAGCAACTATATTAGCTTCTGCTATTATCTTGTATTCTCGAATCTGTTTTGCACATTTTAATACTTCTTCCTGATAAGGAGTTAATTTTTTATTCTCTTTTTTTTCAGCCAATTAGTACCTCCTCAAAACAGTTTCTTCATTCTGTCACTTGTCTCTTTAGTCTTTTTTACATATCCAGCATTCTCATTACTCTGATTATTAAAGTCTTTAGATTCAACTCTCTCCTCAGTCTTTTTAACATTCTGCAATCTCAAATATACATCGTTGATTTCAGGTTCAATCATTTTCATAATAAGATTGATTTTATGTTTTTCATCTTTGATTTTCTTTTCATTTTCATGTAAATATGTAACAATTTTTCTCTTACATAACTTAAAAGTACATAAAATTGTGTAATCATCATAATTAGCTTTTGCTTCATGATTATTATTCGCTATATGTTCGCCACGTTTAATACCTTGTAGCTTTAATGCGAGATACTGTGGAAATTTCATATTATCATCGTATTCAAGAATTTCTTTCTTTACATACTCACATAGTTCAATCCACTGCTCGTTATCTTTCTTTTTTATATTTCTCATTTACCAAATCATCCTTTCTTAAAAACTCCAACAGGCAATTAACCTGTCGGAGCATAATTTTAATTAGGCTAACTGTAATTTGGCAAAATCAATTAACTCTGTAAGAGTATCTGGTGACTGCATTTCAAGATTCTTTAATGAAACGTCCTTATCCTTCATCTGCTTGTTTACTTTGAGCAAAGCATCTTTATTATCCTTGAGTGACTTTAATACATCTTTAAATTCAGCAGCCAACTCTTCTGCTTTCTCAGCTTTGTCAACCATAGAATCTGTAGAAGTCTTTAAGTCATTCTTGTATGATGTCTCATTTGTCTCAAGATCATGCATTGATTCAAAATAATCCTTCCAAATATCATAAGATGGATTCTCAATAATCTGTCCAACCTTAGTTACATTTGTTCTATCCTTCTTAACCTTTGCAAAATAACGAACATCCTCACCATTCTCTTCCTTATAGAACTCAAGGATTGTGTCATAATCAAATTTAACTGACTTATGCATATCAGGCTTAATGCCAACTAACTTACGGTTATCGCCTGTTCCTTCATATACTTCTGTTGCCTGTGCAACTGACACAACATGCTTACCCTTTGCAGAGAGATCAATCTTAGCCTGCTGAAGCTTCATGTTGATAATTTTGATACGTCCCCACTGTCTCTGAGAAACTACTGTATCATCAACATCTCCGCCCTTTCTACGAGCTTTCTTCTCTTCAACTTCTGTAGCTCCAACCTGCATTGTTGCATAAAACTTAGTCTCCGAGTCGATGTCAAGTGTCTGAATCTCATCCGAATCTACTGCTTCGTCAATATCATCCTCTAAATCATCAAGGTCTGATGTGTCGTCTACTAAAATAAGATTGTTGTAAGTCTTGCCATTTGCTAATGTAATATCCTTGCCCTCATAGTGAGCAATACCTGTCTCTGAGTCGATACATGCAACCTTTGGGAATGTAAGAGCAAACCATGACTTACCAGAACCCTCATAACCATATGCTAAAAATTTTCCACCAATCTTTGCTTCTCTTGCTTTTCTAAATGCCAATTTTTTGTCCTCCTAAAATGTATATATTCTTTTGATAAAATGCTCACCCTGTATTAAACAGGGCAAGCGTATTTTTTTTAGTTCATGCCTTCAAGCATTGCAAGAAGGTCATCATCTTCTGACGAAGTTTCCTCATTCTCTGAATCTGTATCATCATCTGAACTTGGTTCTGCACCAGCATCAAGTAATGCTTGCTCGTAGAAATAAAGGTCGTCTTCATCATATTTGCCATCTTCAAATGCTACAGTAGGCTTTCTATCGTCACCAGTTCCCACATATGTAATGTCAGGCTTTACAATAATCATTCTTCTCTCACGATTGCCATTACCTACTGCAATCTTCTTCTCTGCTTCTTCTTCTGAATACAGTCCCATTTCAATAAGTTCTTTAATATCATCAGGAATATCATCTTCTGTAATATTCACAGTAGAGCCACCCTCTACTAAATTACCTGTAACTGTAATCTCAGTAATTTTACCCTTCTTAGGCTTAAAAAATCTCTGAAGCATCTTAGCTGTAATCTCTGGATTCTCATTGATAGCAACTTCAAATGTCTTAGGGTATGTGACATTCTTCTTAACTTCAATCTTCTCTCCGTCAATCTTAGGTTTTCCAACATAGTCAACAACGTATGCTACCAGTTCCATAGTACCCTTATCATCATTCTTCTTGCCAATGCTCTTTGAATCAACAAGAATTGTCTGTGAGAATGTAGCCTTGAAATCTGCCTCATCGTCAATTTTTGAAAGTACAATAGATGTAATTTCTTTCTTTGTAGAAACATTACCTTCATACTCGCTGTAACCGATTGTACCCTTTACATTTACAATCATTCCGTCCTCAAGATGCTCATTTAGATACTCTACTGCATCATAAGCTGTGAGGAACTTCTTATATACAGTCTTATCCTTTACATCTTTTTCAACACCAACTGTTAAGAATGAAGAATCTGAAATGCTATCATACAGAGACTCATCAAGACGATCCTCCCACGCAATCTCTACTGACTTGCTCTTTCCTGCATCGTCTTTCTCATCCTTACTGTAAGCACGAATTACATTATCCTTATCATGGAAGAAACCACTTCTCATCTCTGCATATACTGTATTGCCGTTTCCACAATCAACACCTACATACATACTGTTATCTGTCCAACCAGAATCATAACTATTGTCAAGATTGAATGTCTTGTCTGTTACTTTTACACGACCAATAAGATTGAATGCTGCCTTACCTTTTTTTAATGCTTTTCTTTCCTTTGTCTTTGCCAAATTACTTGTCCTCCTTAAAATTAAAAATTTATATAAATATTGTTAATAAAACAATCTATCTAAACGCCCAAATGGACGGAACACAGAAAATAAATTTATGTAAAAATCTATCTTCAACAGTGATTTTTGAGCGTAAAATCCCAAGGGTATGCTGTTTAACCACCCATACAAATATTCACTATTCAGTTTTGATTTTTGGAATTTTTGAACTGAATTGTTCAAGACTGATTAGATATTATCTAAGATATTTCCTGTTACTTCATACATTTCCAAATCATTTAATTCACACCATGATTCGAAGTTATCTCTCTGAACATACCAACCAACATTCATTCCGAGAAATTCATTCTCACCATTTCCATAAGAGACTACATTATATAATTCTCCGTTTAGAATGTCGTTTTCAAAGATTAACTTACCATTCTTATCATGGCTACCAGTACATTTACACAATGTCTTTGGATCTACTTCTTCAAAACCATCAGTTTCACCATGAGAATAGAATACTGTTGCTGATTCAAATATTATATGAATTTCTTTACCATACATATCTAAACCTTTTACATAATATCCACAAACCCATTGACCACTACTAATGCTCTTTGCTTTACATAGCTGTGTATCTAAATTCTTCATTTTCCACCACTTATATTCTCTATTTATACAGTAATTCTTACTTTGATAAATCTATATGGCTGATAAGCGTTTGGATATTTCTCTCTATCCACTTTACTGATAAACATATCATATGGTCTAATCCATACTCTTTGATCCTTTAAACTCTGATATACAACCATCTTTTCTTCTGTTTCTGTATTAGTTCCAATAGCAACAATCTTATAGAAACCACCTTTGAAATGTTGTACTGTGTCTCATGGTTGAAAATCTCTATTATACATGAATAAATCATCTACACCATTTGATTGCATATGTCCTAATATCTCAACATTCATTGTGATAAATTCACCATGTTTTAAAAGTTCGTCCTTTTCAATCAGTACCACCTTATCAACTAAGTAACCATCCTCTTTTTCCTCACAAAGAACTATCTGACCTGATTTCCAATTATTTGCGAAGTCTTCATTAAATCTAAATTCTGCCACTTTCTCACCTCACTTACATATTCTCTGTTCGATTTTGATTCACTTGTGTTTGTTTTAATCAAGATCTTCTGCCTCTAAATCATATAATTCTGCAACAGAAACGTGTTCATTTTCTTCTAATGTTGATTCTGCATTTTTAAAACTATTCTCTATTATTTCATATACATTTTCGTTTTCTTTACAGTCCACTTCTACATATCCATCAAATCTCACTCTATATTTCATATTATCTACCTCCTAAAATTTTCAAAAGAAACAGTGATTTACAATCAACTTTCTGTTTTTCTATGATAATAAGCCACATCTCTTATATGTGTATTCTTAGATACAGACCAAGAGCTGATTCCGTCTAATATAATGAGAAATTCATTATGTATTAATTTGCATAGTAATGTTGTAATCTATACAATAATTTTCTTACTCATATGTTTTCCTTTCACTTATTTATTCTCTGAACGATTTAATTCAAAATTGGTTTGCAAGTATCAGACCATTTCTTATTTGGATATTTTGCAATAAATTGATCACACTGATTCCAATCTTTTATGTAGCTAAAATGATATTTCCCACAATCTTTACATTTTTTCTGAATTTCCAAAAATCTAATCTCATTAGCGTTCTGTCCATGAGTCCAATGCCAACAAACAATTTCATTATTCTTATGTCTACAAAATATTTTCTTTAAAATATTCATACAACCTCCTCAAGAAATGTCAGTTTCCTTCAGCTCTATTTCTTCACTGTTACATTAAAAACCGATCTTAAAATGCAGATAATCAGCCAAATACCAGTTGCAATAGACCATTTAAATGTTAATCCAAAGCACATCGTAATAAGCTTAATGATTCCACATGTAACAATCCAACTAAGTCCATAACATACAGCTAAAATTGCAATGACAATAACTGCTGTTACTCCACCTTTTACTAATTTTTCCTTCAAATTATTCATATGTACCTCTCTTTCTTTACTTTTATATTCTCCAAATACTTTTTCTTTTCTGCTTCAACAACCTTTTTGAAATCAAAATCGTCAATTCCATCATTATATGCTTTATAATTTTCGTAACTGTAAATCAGATTTTCCGCTTTTACTGCTCTATCTTTGTAATTCTCAACATCTTTTTTTAACTTGCGAATACCACTATTGAGTCTTTTGATTTCATCTAAATCAGAAGCATTATAATATTTGACCATTTTATAATACATAGAACGAATCATACTCTCTTTCAACATTTCTGATTGTTCTTGCGATATATCTTGCTTTTTACATTTTCGATAACTTCCAAGAGACGATCCTAAAATTCCAATATGCTTTGGTGTATTTTCAAGTATGTAGTCTTTGTGTTCATTCCACAACTCTTTGCCAACTACCAAATAATTGTAATGACCATACCAAGATTTCTTTGCATCAGATTTAAAATCCTGAATAGTGACTTTTATTTCATAACATTTAATAATTCCTTTTGAGTCCATTGTCATAAAGTCAACTATTTCATTTCCATGACCATTGTTATAAAAACCAATTGTTATTTCCTCACAACCATATATTCTCTTAATTCGTGTATCTTTTTGTAATGCAACTTCAATATCTAATGTCTCTTGGCGCTTTGCCAAACAGTCTCACCTCCGATATATAATTTTTCATTCATTATCCTTGGAAACTATCAATATATCCGTCATATATATGCCCATAACTTTTTGGAATAAATGTATCTTTTCTTTTTTCTCCACCAAAATCATCTTCAAATATATAATGTTGATATCCCAAATGTTCCATTTTTTCTATGTCATCTTGATAAACATTTATAAATCCAAGATATTTTCCATGACCACAGCAACATCCGGCTGTTCTAATCCCTTTATTCCATAAGCTTTCTATTTCATCTGCTAAACACTCATCAACCAAAATATTAGTTTTGTATTTTTTGCTGTCGCAATTATACGTAATAAAATTTTTAGGCGGATATATAATTCTCTTCTTACAATTATATATCATTATATATTCTCTCCTTTCACTCCAAAGAAATCGAAAATTCTTGTACTATTCTTCGTTATAATACTGAGCTAGTGATTCGCCATACCATTCCCAGTTATCAACTCCACCTGCTTCTAATGCACTTAATTTTCTATCTCTATCAAGTAAATCCTCGTACTCTTCTTTGCTAATAGTCTTATTAGAGTCTTTAACCTTGACAGAATTGTTACCAATTAAATTACATAACTGTGTTGTTGCATCCTTAACCTGTCCAATTACTTCATTTCTTATAGAACTATACAAATCTTCATATAGATTCTCACTCACTTCGCTTTTAATAATATTCTGTAATGAGCTAAGACGTTCTGGATTTTTAGATAACTGATTTTCTACATAATCATTAAATTTATCAACGTATTTATCACCGACTTCTTTGATAATCGAATCATAAACTCTTTCTTTGATTTCATTTTTTATCTCGTCTTTTAATTCTCTTTCGTCACTGTATGTAAGTTCTATCTTTGATTTAATTTCACTCTTTATCTGATTGATAGCATTATCTTTTGCAGCATCGAAATTCATTTCTTCCAATTCTCTAATAACGCCTTGTTTAATTCCTTCAAACACTTCATCAAAATCGAATTCAAATTTTAGTGGTGTACTCATCAATATCCTCCTTATTCGTAAGTATTACTTTACTCGCATACTTCACAACATTTTCACTTGTTTCATTGTCATCTAAATATTCTCTGTAAGCATCTTCGCAATGTGCACCTTCACACCAATAATATCCATTTGGCGTAATGCACGATTTATGCTCCCCATAATCGGTTGCTGAACAATATTTACACAAACTTTCTTCTTCAGATAATTCATCAAAAGTCTTTAACATATACACCTCCTAGACACACAATTTATATCTTCGTTGTCTAAATCAGTTCCAAAGGAAACCGATATTTCTTGTCCATTTTATTACTATATATAGTAGTTTTAATTTGCCTAACCACTATATATAGTATGTGTTTTTATGAAATATACTACCTATTGTATTATTCTCTCTTTTACTTCAATAAAGCAGCAATCTCATCAATTTCCAGCTCTGTTTTCTTATCATCAGAAAGTAACTTGTCCAACTTGCTCTCCATTTTCTTCAAATCAGACTCTTCTTTCTTCAGACCAGATACCTCTAACTTACTCTTAATATCTTTAATCCATGCTGTCACACTGTATCCTGAAATTTCAAAATCAGCCATATTAAGATCCTTAGCAGACATTAAATATGAATTCAATCTAATCAAAAGTAACAACAACGCATCATCTGAACACACGTTGAGATTAATTGTCATTCCATCCATATTAAGAACACAATTTGTTTCAGGAATAAATCTGATTTTCTTCTCAGAAATTGATTTCTTTTTTGTCTCAATCTGTTTCTTTAATTCTAAAATTCTGTCATCGTTTTTACTCATTTAATTTCGTACTCCTTTTTATATTCTCTACCATTTGCTAAATATTTTTGAATATACATCGGCTTCATCACTTCAAAAATCTTTTCTAACGTAACTGGAATCATATGCTTTTCTTCTATGTCTTTATATGGATAACGGTTTGATTTAACCATTTTAGATGTAGTCGGAAAAATATCGGTTACTTCAACATATTCTGTATAAGAACCCCAATAAGTATTATTTGATATGTTCTCCTTTTGACGAACAATAAATAGATCTTTACCTTTTTCTATTGGCTGAACATCAAACTCATATTTACAACCATTGTAATATTCGCTTATAAAATTCCCTCTTCTCCAATAGTCTGTGTTTGGCGTTTCCTTAAATTCAGCAAAGGTGAAATATTTATATTCATTTTTTGAACTGTCGTATGGAGAATACTCACAGTTTCTTTCTAAATTATTGTAGATATTTGCATATTTTTCACTGCATTTGTTATCAATACATTTGATAAGTTTATTCTTTGGTAAAGATTTATAATGTTCAAAAATACCATTATGCCAAAACCAAAAATGTTTACCTTTATTTGTTCTTTCCCAATAGTCAAAAGCTTCAAATTTACCCATATAAATCCAGTTCTCATTATCTTTTGTAAGATATGTAGCACCGATAATTAAATCTTTTGCTTTAATGGTTTCATTGTTATGAATAATTTTATTAAACTCACTAATTTGCTTATAGTCAGGTGATTCAACTGGCATAAGAACTAAATCCTTACCATCCCATCCATATATAAATTCTCCTTCAAGTCCCTTACCCTTGATACAATTCGCATTTTCGAGAATGTATAACAAATTCTCAATAGTAATTTCAAACTCAAATCCTCTTGGATCATATACTCTACAATAAGCATGTCTGTGATCCCATCCTGTAGAGTAATCACCAGCTTTCTTATTTAGTACAAATCCTTCTGTTGGAATATTGTCAAATTCATCATTCGGAATTTTATCATCACGCCAACTATTCCACGATGCTTCTTTTCGTAGCTTGCCTTTTTCGTCATAGTAAATGACATAGGCAAGTTTTCCTGTATAAGTTCCTGAACGATTTTGATATCCAACATTTATCGTTTTAGGAATAAAAATGTTACTGTTCAATCTATTACCTTCTCCTTTCTTTGCGTAAACATTATGTATACAATCTATTAACATATAGTAACTATCTGATTAATTACTCTTTCAGAATACTTCATACTCATTTATTCTCTGTTCTTAGAATCCCATTTAACAAAATCTTCTAAATCATATTCGCCAGATTCTTCTTCCTTAATCTCAGGAACAAATACGTTATAATTACCTTCGTTGCGATCATGTTCAATAATTTGTTTCAACATTTCGTACATATTTGTAATTCCTAACTGATATGCTCTCTTCTCGCCTTCAGTCATTCCGTCACAAATTCCATCATTTTTGCTTTCTAATAGATCCTTATATTTTTCTAAGCTTTCTACGATTAATAAAAATTCTTCATTCATTTATATATTCTCCTACTCTTCCTCATCAAAACCACAGATTTTACTAATATCTTCGAGGAAATCTTTTTCGTCAGGAAGACTACCAAGACTATATTCTGTAACAAATTTAACAGGATAATATTCTTTGGGATTTTCTCGATACTCTTTCTCTGCAATCGGTGTTAAAAAATAAAACCTTTCAGATTCATCTAGTGGCTCTTTATTAAAACCTTCGTATACTTCATAAGTATTCTTATCCAAATCAATAACATAAGCCCACTCACAGAAAAGACTATCTGCTGCAAAGTTTAATGAGTTTTGCAGCTTTGTTTTGTTCTTAAACATAATTAGCTCTAAAATATCTCCACCTGTATCTCTTGATAATTCTGGATAAAACTTCTGCCAAGAAAATCTTGGATTATCCTTCTTTGCTTCATCAATATTCTTATTTATCTCATCAAAATCTTCCTTAGACAAATATGTACAATCATTCACTGCATTTCTTAATTCGTTAATATTTATCCCTTTAAGATATTTAAGCAACTGTACACCTAAACCTTCAGGATACCCATCCCACTGTCCATACTGTGCAACTTTATATTCGCCATTACTATATACAATTGTTAAATTTCGTGTTCCCATTTGTACCTCCTGTTCTTATATTCTCTGTAAAAATTTTCACAAGAAACGAATCTTTCCTGTTAATATTTACTCCAATTAATTTCTACATACTGTTCATAACAAGGATAATATGTAGTAGTTCCTGTCTGAACTTCGCACCAACCATCTAACAGAGTTTGCAAACCACCAATATCACACTGTTCATATGCATCTTCATGTAAATCACTACAAGCATTTTCAATGACATCGGATGCATCAATGAAAATTTTTCCAATAGAAGTTACCCACAATCTCACAGGTCTTTCATTATCATCTTCTTCATGATTACATGTATAATCGTCAAAGAAATCGTCAACTGTATCGTAATACTCGTCAAATTCCTCACAGTAAAGCATTGTGTCTACATCTTTTTCTTCAACTGGAACTGCTTTAGAAACTTTCTCATTCCACTTCTTTATTCTCTCTTCTTCGTCAGCTTTCTTCTGTCCTTCGCAGTCACAATGCATATATCCTTGATTCTTATATGGTTGTCCACAATAAGGACACAAACTCTGTACTCCATTAAAACAACTCTGGCAAAACGAAAGTGCTTGATGCTTATATGGAAAGTGTTCTCGTCTGCCAGCTTCAGAATCATCACCTTTTATACCATAAACATTGTCTTCTATTTTTATTCCAAGACCATTACAGACAGGACAAATTCTTTCATGCTCTGTGAGATCCTTGATAAGAATTTTAGGAAACGATTTTTGAATTGCTTCATAAAGATTTACTTCTTCTTTGCGTGTTAAATTATCCATATTTTTCATCTCCTATCTATTATTCTCTCAATCCATCTAATACTCTCATTAAAACGTGTCTTGTAAGATTCTTAACATCACCACTGTAAAATCCACATTCTATGTCACAAGCCTTTAGAACTTCATCAAGTGTTTTATTCTTCTCTTCTTTCATATTGTAAGCACATTTCTGACTGCCAAGAGTTTGCATTACATCAGACTTTCTTACAAATCCCATTTCAGATGGCAGCTTAGATAATTCTTTTCGTAATACTGTTTTATCAATTAACTGTCCCATAATGTTATTCTTCCATTTCTATCTTCTGACCAATAAACTTCTGAAGCTGTTCATTTACATTATCAGGATAAGTTTTCACAACATAATCAGTACAAACATAAATTTTTGTAATAATCTTATTCTCATCACATTCAATACTTCCAAGTGTTCCACTGGAATTCTGATAGGCAAACAACCATCCTCATGATCACAAAGCACATAATGTTTCCAGTGTCCATTAGGATCAAGTCCAGCAAGTTTATCCAATTCTGTTGTGATTCCACAATAATATTCATTCATTTTTGAATATTTTGAATTTGCATATTTGTTAATCAGCTTCATAATGTTATTCTCCTATTTTACAAATTCAACTGTTCCATCGGTGTGCGTTTTCACGTTCCAACCTTTACCATTAACAATTACTTTTTTGTAACCATAACGTTTAAGCCACTTCTTATTTATTCTCTTTTTCTTATGCTTTCTTGCTTGAACAATCTTTACATATTGAATATCATAAGAATCTGGCATTTGAGCAATATCCAATCCTAATATTTTATTGATATCTACTGTTTCTTCTGTGGTAAACTTCATTGTTATTGATGCGTTTAGTCTCATCCAATGACCAAAACGTATTCCTTTTTCGACTTCACAAGAACCCAAATGAACATTATCCAGATTACTTAATTCCCTGCCAGTCGTAGCATCGAACAAAGTCAAGTTACCACCACCAAGTTCATATTTTGTTGGCAATTTATTCACACCTCCAATCTGCCCAAAAGAAAGAAAAATTTCATTTAAATTTTAGAAGCCATAGTCCTGCTCTTCAGGTTCTTTTAATTTCATACCAAGAATACAACCAATTTCATATGCAGCGTTTGATATGCCACAATCATATCCGTCACAAAATACATCGGATTCATTTCCAGAAGATCTCATTTCTGTATATCCACATGCCTTTGGACTATAATTGTTCTTTACCCATTCAATTAATTTATTTTTAATTTCTTTGTCCATTTATTATCTAACCTCACTTGAAAGAAAAATCCTAATCTAACCACCTATTATCCAAATAATAGAACCCAAATACCATTCCACCGATTAAAATAACCCAAAAGATCCAGAAAACAATCACACCTACATTAGACTGTAAGTGGTCTACTGTATCATTGATATTCATATCTTTATAAAATTCCGTCTTATTGATTGTATGGTTGTCTAACTTTGTAAAAATTGTTCCTGTATACTCTGTTTTGCTACCATAATAGACATATCTAACATGATAATCGCCATCAATCGTGTCAATATAATTCTCATATGGTTTATAAATTTGACCATAATCAAATTCAATTCCAAGAAAAGTTACTTTATCACAATGTTTGTTATCACTGTCATATAAATCCCAAGTCCAATATTCCTCTTCGTGACTACCAGTTACATTACCATCATCGTCATACTCATATACCGTTTTTGTATGCTTTGTGTAGTGTTCCTCATCTTTTTCTACACTCATATATTCTCCACCAATTTCAGGATATGTAACTGTATCTACTGCTTTCAAATCACCATATACAAACGCATTACCAACATTTGTATCAATTCCATATTGGAACATTTCTTGACTTTCTATCTTAACAGCCTTGTTATAAATTTCATTTTTATCCATTTGGTGTTCTGAAATCTTGGAAGAAATCAGAATACCAAACAGAATCATAACTGCAATGATAGAAATGCTAGCCAAGATTTCACGTTTTGTTATTTCAAAATCACCAAAATCAAAACCTTTTCTACCATATCTCATAGACTAATCCTCTTTAAACAAATCCTGTGGAGCATCAACTGGCGCATTGTAATCCAAATACTCATATTCCTGTACTTCATATCCAAGCAATCCAAGAAACTGTCTTGTAGGGAACTTTCTCACATATCGCTTGTATTCCTTAATCTGTTTATTGTAATTGCTGCGATACTCTGCAATCATATTCTCTGTCATAGATAACTCATTCATAAGAGTCTTATAGTTCTCATTGGACTTCAACTCAGGATATGCTTCTGCAACTGCTGTAATAGCTGTTGTTACATTCTCAATATCTCCTGTTGAACCACGACCATCTGCAACTGCTGTCAATGTATCAGCTTCATGTTTGTCATACTGTTTTACGCAATCAGCAAGGTTATATACAAGGTCAACTCTTCGCTTTTCCTGTACCTTAATATCTGATGACGCTGTATTTACCTGCTCCTCAAGTGCAATAGCCTTATTCTGTGAACTCTGTACACCAAATACAATCATCAAAATAACTGTTAACACTCCTACGCCAATAATTACTGGCACTTTCCAATTTGTGTTCTTCATTTAAAATCTCCTTTATATATAATATTTTTATTAGTTATATTGTAATATTCTCTTATTTGTTGGGATTCCCATAGCCGAATGGCTTAGATATGATTAAAATTTTTCAAAAGAAAGATTGGTTTCTTGTGTTTTTAACCTTTAATGTTTAAACAAAATGATTAATATTCAATTTTTTTACTTTGTAAATTGCTTTTAAACGAAATAAATATGATGGATTCCTGCTCAGAAAATCTTTCACTTCATCTTCTGTATTAAAATCATATTTTACATTGTCCCAACTATCAGGATCGGCAGATTCTCCTAACCCATTATATTTATGTCCAATTACAATATAATTCTTATAATCATCCATGTTTTCACCTCCAAGATATTATTCTCCAAACTCACAAGTGTCACATGTCGAGAAATACTTATCGTGGTCTATGCAGCATTGTGGTCTGTTGTCGTCTTCATTGATTTCAGTAACATCTTTGGCAGTCCCTTTATCGAGAACTTCATTAAAGAAATCTATAACTTCTTCTTCGCCATTAAATGCGTACTCTTCATTCCAATATCTGATGTGTTTCTCTAAGAATTTAATCAAATTCTTACTGAAAATATCTGTTGGATATTCATATGTAATTTCATGTACCTTGCCATTTAATGTCTGCTTTACATTCATCTGCGAAGTAGAAAAACCAAAAAATTCAAACTCAACCTCCAATACTCCCATTTCTTCTGTCTTAAAACGAGTAGACAGATTATAATTCATCCAATCATAATCATTCAGTGTTAGGTATGTATTTGTTCTATCATCTTCAATTTCATTGCTAAAAATCAAATCTTCACTTCTAATCTTTTTCAAATTCATTTGTGCTTGTCCTTTCTAAAGTTGTGAAATGTTGCTTTCCTATGAAATAACTAATTACAATATTTCTCAATACCTTGTGCCATAATATCTCTTAATTCATCTTCCTCATATGTAGAGCCAAACTGCGACCAAATACAACTACGTTCTATATCATTGTGTACTAACACAAGTTTAAATACACTGCCGCCATAATCCTTATATGCATCTAATTTGATAGCTTCAATATGAGGAATTTCTAAATACCAATTATGCTCTTTATATTCAAACTGAATATTAGTAGCTTGACCAAAATTATAGTCAATGAATTTAACATCATTCATGTACTCAACATCAAGAAGCTTTTTAATATAATCAATATACCAATCATACATTTCCTTTTCTTTATACTTCTTTCTCTTATCAAGCTTGTTACCATCTGTATCCTGATTCTTTGATAACATATTTAACCATTCTCTACACATTTTAATCGTAGACGGCTGATCGAGCAGCATATACTGAATGTTCTCTTTATAAGTGCGAAATGCCTGTTGTTCAATAAGGTCATGTTCATTTTTCATGTCATCCAATGCTTGTTTCTTTGCTGACAATCTTCTTTCTGCTTGTGCAAATTTATTTAATGAACCCATTTCATATTTGCCATTATAGCTGTATGTGTCATTTTTATATACTAAAGACATTAATCGTTCACCTCGTTTTAATATTCTCTCTTTGTAACCAAAAGAAACCTGAATTTACTTGCCATTCCCAAGTCCGACTTTGTAATCGTCTTTCACATCAATAGTTACTTCTCTCTGGAATTTTCCTTTCTTATCATACAGAGATAAATAATATCTATTGCCACGTTGCTCTAACACAACATCCTCATTTTCGAATAACTGTACTCGTTTCTGTTTCTGCACTGGTTTGCTTTCTACTTTTAAGCTGTCTATTGCTTCTTTTGAACCAACCAATACGACAGGATTTACTTCTTCAAGAATGCAGCTAATGTCGTTATCTAACTGATTCTCATCATCCGTATGTTTATCTACTGTTTTAATCACTTCACTCTCAAGTAATAATCTGTTCTCCATTTTAATATTCTCCTTTCCACTCATCCAACCAATAGAAACTATCAATCTGTTTATCAAGATTTCTAACTTGTTCTCTTAACTCAGATTCTCTCTTTTTACTATCTGTTCTCTGACACTTTCTCCATAATTCTTCACGCTGCTTAGATAATTCATTGTATTTATCCGATACATCAATCTCGTCTACGACTGAAACCTCAATCTTTTTGCCACAGTGAGGACAAAGCTGGATTGGATAATTGTCTGTCTGCTCCCATTCGTCTTCATAAGATGTAATGACTTCTGTATGTGAAGTACAAAATTGAGGAATTATATAGTCATCTGAATCTCTTACTACTAATCCAAAAGTATCGTTACATACCAAATCTTCACCTGTAAATACAATAGCTTTATCATTTTGAATTTCATCGCAGCAATAAGTGAATGGCTTATGCTTATATGCACAAGTATCATTGAATTTTAATTTGATTAACTCTATCTTCATATATTTATTCTCCTAAACATCTTTCACATAAACAGTAATACAACTTCCAATCTCACCACTCACTTTTGGGAATACCATTGTAATACTATCTATGTAATATTCTTCTCCGTCTGTATCAATGACATCATTAGTATTGATTATTAATGGAATTTCGTTTTTTCTCATATAATCTAGCGTCTTAAAAACTTCTGATATATTCTCCACTTCTGTATATCCAAGAAGTTTATAATCATCATATCTGTCGCTAAACCCAACAATTCTTATATGCAAGTTCTATACCTCCTTATATTTAGTTATTCTCTCTTTTTTATTTTGGAAAACCGTGTGTAGAAATGCTCTTAGACAAAATTAACAGGAAATGCTTCTTTAATTTGATTCTTATTCTCCCATCTGGTCTACAATACTCTGTAATTTATCAATGTACTTCTGAGCATATTCCTTATGTTTTAACTTTTTAATATTTGCAGGAACAATAGCAAGCGTAGCCTCTCCAAAAGCCTTGTAACTTTCATATACCCTCAAAAAATCACACATAGTTGCCATGTCAATCCAATCAAGATCTGGCTGTAAACAAATCACATCACCCTTCTGTGGATGCAGTTTTATAACCTTAATAAGTGTTTGTTTAAATAATTTCTTTCTCTGTCTCTTGTTTATAATTTAATTTGTCTTCCTTACATTACTTCTAAATGATATTTTTCAACGTATTTTCTTCTCTTCCAAAACTTCCACCACGAAAATTTCACATATTCTATTTCTATAACTCGAAGCATCTTGTCCTGATTTTTATCTCTATCTAACCTTAAAGCAGGTGAACCAAACATTGCTTCGGCTAATTCGTTAATAGAAATATGTTCTCCAAGTTCGTATTCCTGTTTGTGTGGTTGTGGAGGATAATAAGAAATCACGTCATGTTGTCGTAATTCATATGTTCTCATACTGTTATTCTCCTTCGAATATTACTCTTATTGGCTTTATAGTTTTGTCATCTGTTGGTATAAGAAATACTTTGTCAGATTCAAATTGATCTTTAAATGATTTTGGAACTTCAACAAATGTAACTCTTTTTGATCTATCACTATCCAGCCACTTTTTAAACTTTTCAAGATTTTCTTTTTCAGAAATTGCAGCACATGGACTTACTTTATCTATTAACTCTAAAAATCTTTGTCTTTCATCTTGTGATAACTCCATATTGTTTTTCTCCTATTTGTTCACTTTAAATACATTTGCATCACCAACTGCCAAATCTTTTACTTCTACAAAAGAATTTAGATTATCTTCCATAGTTGTAATCAATATCTCATCAAATAAATCTTCCATCATACCAAAGAATCGTACAGACGGATGAAATCCTGGATATTCTTTTAAACGATTCTTGTTGACACTACCTCTTAATACAGGTAATCCATATCTTCTACGCTTGTTATTATTCCAATGAATCGGATTATCATAAAATGCTTTCTTCTTACGTCTATATTCTTCCAGTTCTTCTCTTGCAAGCTTATCAAATTCTTTTTCTCGTTCTGTTTTCGGAGGCTTACCATGAATGATGTTGTCAAATTGTTTTCTGACATTATCGTTTACTTCTGCTTTTTCTGAATCACTCATCTTATCAAAGTTTTGAGCTACATCTAATAGTGTGTTTTTCAAATTGTTATTCTCCCATTTCTACTTGATCTTCATTCAACAAACCAAATTTTCGTAAATAATACTGTTTGGTTTTATCATCGACTCTACAATAAAAATTATGTCTTCCTGATTTCTGTAGAGATAATGTGTTTATATTAAGTTCTGCATTCATAATAATCAGTAATTCGTTTAATGTAATATCATAACAATGAAACGTTTCGCCTATTAAAAGCTTATAATATTTCTTCTCTAATTCTGTTATTTTTTCTCACCTACTTTCACAACCACAAGAAACGTGGTTTTCCTTGGCTTTTTCAACCTCTAAAAGCCTTGATTTTAGGGCATTTCAGAGGTTGGGATTTTAATAATTTGTGATTAATACCTCACAATCAGCACTCTTATCCTTTTTCTGATAATTACAGTTGCTATAATCATGCTTTAAATAATGAACTATGTATTTATCTTTCCATTTATCAAGCAGTGGATTGTCATATTTGAGATTATTACTTAATGCAAACTTAACACCTTTATCATTCAAAGTATCAAGAGTCTCTAGCAATTTATTCTCCATTTCTTCTGTCCAGCCACCGTTTTCATTGTATGTAGCAACAGAATTAAAATATGGTGGATCTGCATAAACAAAATCACCTTCCGTAAAATCAGAAAAATCAAATCTCTCAAATGGAATATTTAAGAAACTACAATCTATTTCATTTAGTCGCTTATGAAAATCTATAAATTTTTGTCTAAGAGTGGGATTAAAACTTGATCTATCTTTGCCAAAAGGCATATTATATTCACCTTTGGAATTGAATCTGATTTGATTATTGAACGCATAACATAAAAGCGTATAGAATTTGACTGGATCTTTAATACCTGTGTTATATTCTTCTCTAAACTGAAGATACCCTTCTTTATTTTCTTTTGTTAATTCATACTTATCAATATATGAATCAATCTTCTGTAACACTTCTTCAATATTTGAACCTTGTAAATATCTTAGAAAACCAACTACCTGTTCACATATATCGTTATAGATAATATGATCAGCATTTACATTAATACCAACATTAAAACCTACGCCAAATAAATCCACAAAAGTATTTATCTTATCTGGAAACATTGGTACAATGATTGGCAGTAACTTATACTTGCCTCCGACATAATTCAACGGAGACTTGATATATGTATTTTTCAAATTTGTTCACCAATAGTAGCTGCGCAGCTTTACTCACATGTGAACATTTTCCTTTCCTTAATTGTAATTACTTTGTTATATTCTCTTATTTGTCCTGAACATTATATAGTTTTCGTGACAAGCCAAGAAACCAAAATTTCATTATAGCTTTATTTTTTAAAAAACGGATTCTCCACAATACAATGGTCAACCATATCTTTAAATGCAAAAGGCGAATCAATCACTCTGTCTGAATATCTAAATCGTTTCAAAAAATCCAATACATCTCGTGCATCTTTATGTGACAATGGAATAAATTTCACATATTCTGGATGACCTTTAATACATACAACCGCCCACGAATGGTCATCAGAATGAAATCCTATATCTGTTCCAACATCCATCATAGAATTTATTAGTTGATGACAATCATCGACTAATTTAAACGACCAACCATATTCATCCTTTGCAGCATTTAGATACCCTTTTGCTCTATTATATAAGTTTTCTGCATCTTTATAATTCTGTTCTGCCGATTCAAATTTTGATAACTCTTCTGAAAATAACCATTGTCTTAATTTGTCTCGTATTTTGTTTTTAATTTTCACTGCTTCACCTCCTGTAACCCTAATGAAATATCGAAATTCATTTTTATTTTAGTCTATTCTTATATTGCTCAATGCCATAGCTTTCAAGAGAACCACTTGTCATAGTAGCCATTTCCACATTTGTATTTAACAAAATTGACAATACAAGTGGTAGATCATCAATCAGAATATTTTTATCTCTTTTCATTGCGTCAATACTGGCAAATTCATATGCTGAATAAATCTTTATCTCTTTGTTAGTAATTCTTTCTGCTAAATCACGAAGATACTGTTTCATACTCTCTGTTCCTACAATAATTGAATATCCTGTTTCTACTGCCTTCATAATCAGTCTTGTTGACTTGCCATATCCTCTTGGTACATTTAAAATTTCCATATAGTTATTCTCCTTTGTTATATCCAGTCTCTTCAAGGAACTCATCAAATTCCTCTTTTGTCATATTGTTTGGATAATACATGTCAACCACCATATCAAACGGCTTTAAATAATTATCCAACACATCTTCAGCATCTTCTTTTGCTTCCTGCATTTTCATATTGATATAATCTTCTCGTGTCATGTTCCATGCCGTAGGACAATCCGTGACACTCGAAAATCTACAATATAATCCATTTGGCTGTTTTGATACAAATCCTGCCATATTATTCTCCTAACTCTTTTAGTGCATTAACAAGTTCAGCGAGTCTTGGATTCTCAGGATGCTCCTTCGCCATTTTTTCATATAAAGCAATATTATTCATCTTTTCAATCTCAGACTTTAATTCCTTCTCAATAGAAGCTTTCTGCTTTGCAATTTCTTTCTGACGATTTTCCTCATCAATTCTTGCATTGTATGCGTTCATATTAACTACGCCAACAACCTGAGCCGTCACACCTTTACCATATTCTTCGACTGCCTTAATTTCTTTTAAAATTCCAAGAACTCTGTTGTCTTTTCCTCTTGCATTTACAATCAGATATAACGGATGGTTGGTATCATACTTAACAATTTCATTAATATCTTCATCATATAAAGCAAATCCATAATCCTTCTTATTATAATCATCTACCAAATTTACAATCGCCACTTTGCTAAATCCTGTCATTTTATTATCCTCACTTTCATCTCTAATAATATCTAATTCACTTCTTTTGAACCAATATAATCCGTTGGAACTTGCCGTATTACACATTCCGTCAATCCGAACTGCTATTGAACCACTCGTAGTTTTAATAGCTTGTCCATATCGACCAACAATATTTTCTTCTCTGTATTTTCTTTTCTCAGTATATGTAACCTTTACTCGCTGATTTTGATATTCTTCATAATCATATATCTTACTCATCACATCACCACCTGTTAATATATTCTCCTAATCTTCAATATACTTTATTTCTTCCAAGATTGAACTCCCTATGACATACAGTTTCTTCGAAACTATCCTTGTTACTCTTTTAAGAAATTCTTTATGAAGTTCATTCTCTTGTTCGTATACAACCATTTTTTCATTCCCATTTCTATGACAACAAGCGTATGTTCCTTCCTCATACTCAGCTCCATAATAATAAAAATACAGATTGTATTTATGATTATGTTTACTGAACAACCACGGATGAAGTGTTGCAACAGTTACATAGTTATTTCCGATTTTTATTCTAAAATCGTAATGTGATTTATTCTGTACGATTTTCAAAAACTTCACCTCTTTTCATCCCGAAGGAAATCTATGATTCTTGTGTCTTTATTCTTGGCATATCTACAAGTGGTGTCCAATATACTACCTCGTAATATCCTGAATATTCCGTAAAATATGTCCATCTTTCAAAGCCAAAATTAAAATCTTTAATCCAACTTGCGATACCATAGAATAAGTTTTCTTCTTTTAGTTCGTCTTTTTTATCTTTAAATAAAATTAGAACTTCTTCATTCATTGGTGGCATTCGATCTTTTGTGCTAATCCATACGCCCATCTAATTTATCCTCCTCTGAATACGAAATTCCTTCCATATCTTCTGTTACATTAGCTGTAACGAAACCTACTGGTTGACCTTCATTCGTTCCTAATTGACTTTCAGATTGTCCCCAAAGAAGAACCATATTGTTTCCTCTGCCATATGCTTCATTTTCCAATTCAAGTGTTTCTGGAACAATCCATTTAAGCCAACTGCATTTTTCATATAATTCATGTAATGTAGTAAACGGAGTAATTGTTTCTTCCAATCTGTTCGTTGAACCAACTCTTCTAAAACAATATTTAAAATCTCCGTCTCTGCCATTGCACATACCAAGTCTATTTCTTGTATCACAAATTTCACATAATTTGTTCATTATCTTCACCTAAAATTTTCTTTCTTAATGAGTTCCAACCATCATCATAGCCATCGCAATATTCATCCATATATTCATCATTGTGTGTCTCATCTGGCAATTCTTTTAATGGACACCATCTTTGTCTAAAATCTTTCGGATAAGGATAATTAATTGTACGGTTATTTAAAGCCATACAACACATATCAGAATAATGACCACAAAAACATGGACATTTATCACAACTATTTGGCATATCCATTACTAAAACAGCTTTACTCATAAATTCCCTCCGTAATTGTCACAGGACATCCATAAAATCCCCACTTCTCAACAAATTTTCCAGTGTCAATATCAAATTTTGCTGTAGCTGCCGCATGTGGAAAACCACCATCATATCCTCTTACATAGATATAATTTTCAATTTTCTTTGCACCAATCATACTTAATTGATTTTTATAACACCATTCGTCTGCTAATTTATGTGCCAAGTCATATACTTCTTTGTTCATACTGCACCTCTTTTCTTGTTTTTATATGTATTTATTCTCTGAAACCTCAGAAGAAATTCCGCTTTCCTGCGAACTTCATATTATGTTATTCTCTACTCAATCTTCTTCTCAACCACAACAATCGTATCATTGTGCCAACCACCATGAGGAACAAGTAAAATTTCCTGAATTTCAAACCCATACTTCTTACCAATGCCACCACTATTCCAGCTACAAGTAATTACAATGCCATTTTTCTTTACAATTCTTCCTATCTGTTCCTTCTGTTTAGACCAATATGAAGCTTGTGTTGTCTGCATATTTACTGTCTGTCCAAGATTTTTGTAACATTCGCTTACCTGTCGTGGCGAGTATGGTGGATCATATAACACTGTATCTACTGAGTTATCATCGAATATCTTTAAGAAATCCAGTGCATCCATATGGTAATCAGTATCATATTGTGTATCTAGGTCATTTGTTACTGTCGCTAATTTATTACTATTTGCAAATGGATCAACAATTTTACCTATTGCATATTTCTCAATCAGCTCCTTAATTGGCTTAATTGAAAATGTGTTACTATTTGGCATCTGCCAGACTCTATTTATTATCATTATGTATCAGGAGTAAACGCTGCGTTTTCGGTATACCAAACCTCTTACTCCTTCCTGTTATGTTATTCTCTGTTACAACTTCATAAAACTCAAAATATGAGCTATAACATCAACAGTCCATCCGTTGCCAATTGCTTCAAATCTTCTTGTCTTAGGCATTGCTTTTACATTGCCACTCTCATCCATTCCAAACTCCGTATAATTGTCTGGAAGTGTCTGAAGTCGTTCAATTTCTAATGGACATGTCTTTTTATATTTTTCTCCACCAAGCCAAACATTGAATTTTGTTTCTGTTCTGCAACGTGGCACTGTTGGAGCTTTCTTATTTAAAAAGTACAGCCTGTCCTGCTGCGAATAATGACCTTTGCCACTAAGATCATATTTTATGTAATTCTCACACTTAATCATTGTGTTCCTGATTCTGTCATCAAAGTATTTGATTAAATCTGGATCATCACAGATAACATCTTTCACTAATAATCCTTTATCATCAGGAAGTGTGATATTTGGTATGTTCGTCCAATACAGACGTTTTCTTCTCTGAGCTGACAATAGTTGACTATCAATCATAATTGGTTGTACACCCAATTCCTCACTAATAGCGTCTTGAATCTCATCATCCATTCCATAATTGTTTTCATATAGGAAATATTTTGGATTTGTGTTATTCTTGGCTTCCACAAATTTCTGAAAAAGTTTCCAACCTTCGCCTTCTGTATCAATTTCTCTCTTCAATTTTGCTGTTTTACTACACTTGGCTTTTGACCAGAACTGGCAAGGTGAACCACCTATTAATAGATCGACTCCATTAAAATCCTTGAAGTCGGTAGAAAATACGTCACCGTATCTTTTAATATCAGGATAATTATATCTACTGATTTTGATTGCATTCTCTTCAATTTCAAATGCGTTATACTCACTGACTGGAATATTGATTCTATCTAATGCAACTCTTCCACAAGAGATTCCATCAAATAAACTTAATGCTCGTAGCCCTTGAGAATTATTTTTTTCATTATTCTCTGTCAAAATACACTATTTTACAGAGGTTACGTAACCATAATTACCTAGGAGTTACTGCTTAATTCCTTTCTTCTTAATTATTTTGTTGTAAAATCCTATGGAATTAACACGTCTGCAAAAACCATAAGAAAAAAATATTTCTTGTTACTTTTTTGAAATTTATTTTGATATTTCTGTTTCAATGACTATTCTTATAGTGTTGTAACGATAATTAGAAAATTGTTTTACGGTACATAACATATATTTTTTATCATTTATGTCCAATAAATGCTTTCCATTAGACAAAATATAATAGCCATTTTTATAAATACTTAACAAATCACCTAATGTCATTTTTGTCCTTTCACTGATGTTATAATATTATTAATGGAAAATTTGGCTGAATCGCCAAGATAGAAATTTCTATATATGATTATTCTCTATCGAGTTGCTATAAACATAATCCATGTCATAACAATTTGAAGAATATGTATTAACTGATCCTGAATAAGATTTATATTCTTCTTATTTGCTTTACAATCATCTATAATACAATGGATTACCCAGTTAAAACAAAATACAAAAACATACATCTTATATATTAACTCGTTTGGATTAAAATATGTATAGATTGTTGGAATTAGCATAATCATAAAAGTCCAACTAAAGGCATGTTCACATAATGCCATAATATAATCGTTTTTATATAATTTATCAGGTGCATTTTTCTTCCACCATGACTTTTGTTTTGCTGATGCTAACCAACCTTGTAGATAATAATCGTCTACAATATGACAGAATAACATAGCTAATAACAAAATAGTTTTTAAAAACATTCATTTCACCTCTCTTCTCAGGAAAAATTTGGCTGATCAGCCATGAATAGAATTACTTCTATATTAGATTATTCTCTACTTATTTGATTTCAGAACAAAGTCCTATAATGTCTTCTTGGCTTATATATTCTATACAACCTGTGCTACCTAATTTTTTATCAAACTTTTCTGATTCAAACCAAATTTTATATCTAATTTCGTCTGTTCCATCTACAAGTTCTATACCACGGATAAATGCATCTACTTCTTTTCTATTATCATTTTCATAATGAATTTTTGTTCTTACTTTATCGCTTAAATTATATTTATTTACCATTAATTTTACCTCACTCTCCGAAGACTTCCTCAATAACTTTCAACTTAATACTCTGACTAAATTCTGAACCAGCAGCTTTTGGATGACCACCGCCACCAAATAAACTTGCTACATCTTTACCAAGATCAATATCTTCTTTAACGGTTCTATAAGATACCGTACAACCATCAATATCAATCATTGCCACAAAATCAATTTCAGGATGCATTTTACAAAGTCTATTACCTAATTCGCTAACGAACCTATCTGCAAATACAAAGCCACAAACCTTACCGCACATAGGACTGGTAAACATGGTTTCATTCTTCTCTTCGATGTATCTATCAATTTCATCCTGCTTAATCTTTAGAACAACCTCATCTTTGGCAGATAATAATGGGAATATTTCACCACGTATCTCCGAAATACACCAATGAATAAAATCATCTCGACCATACAGATAAAGTAAGTCATTTACCTGCTTACAAATAACACCATCTTCACCGAGTTCTGACCATCTCCAAGTGTCATAATCTCTCACAAGTTCAGCAAATCTCTCTAATGCTTTATTATTCTCTAACTCTTCACTCAGGCTACCATTCATACCTAACCAATGATAAAACAACATAGTTCCCGATGTTTTAATTCCTTTGGAATCTTCGATAACTACATCACACCAATCATACTTATTTAATCCAAGAGCTGTTGGATGATGATCTAATAACTGAACATTGCCTCTTTTATTCAGCAACTCAGCAGTTTCTTCATTGACACGAATATCGGTAATATAAATTGGGATTGTGTCGTCCTGTTCTGTTTCCAAATATTCCTTTACAGTTGAATCAATATTATCGTAATCACAATATGAAATTTCTACATTATCTTTACCAAATGCAAGTTGCGCTAAAATACCACAACCGATTCCATCTAAATCCGTATGACTGAATAATTTAACCATGTAATCTCCTCTCTGCTATTTCTAATAATTTTTCTTTCTCATTTATATATTCTCCACTAATGACTGAATCCAACAGATTATTTAATACCTCACCAATTTCTTTTCCTGGCTTATATCCAATAGTAATTAAATCTTTACCATTAACTGCTAAATCCTTTAGAGAAAAACATTCATCATCCTGTAAAACTTCTTCTAAAACATATCCAATGTTATCAATCTTTTGTAATCTTGTTTCCTGATTCATGTCTGCTTGTGCTTTAATATCAGCTCTACGAACATTTAATAACCTTCTAAACTGTTCTTCTCCAATTTTATTAAGCCATCTCTTGACATATTTCTTTCCCACCTCAAAAGTGGCATCATGATAATAAACTAATTCAACAACTTTCTCTCTTGTGTCATTATCAAATCTTAATCGCTTCATTATTTTATCGGTCATATCAGCACTGACTCTTCCATGACCTTTGAAATGTCTAATACCATCCTCGCCATCTTGATAACAATGTGGCTTTCCTATATCATGAAAGAATACAGCTAAAGATGTAATCAAATCTCTTGGATTCAAGTCGGGTTCACAATCACATTCATAAGCTTGTACTGCATGTACTGCATGATTCCATACATCATAGATGTGATATGGATTATTCTGTTGAAAGCCAAACATATCTTTAATTTCAGGAATAAACAATGATAATACATCGCTATATAAAACCATCTGTACACAGAAATTACTCGATGCAGCAATTTTACAGAACTCACTATTTATCCTCTCAACGGATATATTCTCTAAATTCTGATACATCTTGTGTAAGATATAATCTGTGTTTGGCTCAAGAACAAAACTTAACTGAGAAGCAAATCTAATGGCACGTAAAATTCTTAAAGCATCTTCAGTAAATCTATCTTCTGGTTTACCAACACACTGAATTTTGTGATATTTTATATCTTCCATTCCATTAAACGGATCTACAAGACCAACTTCATCATTGTATGCCATTGCATTGATTGTAAAATCTCTTCGTTTTAAATCTTCTTCAAGACTTTTTGTAAAAGTTACTTTATCTGGTCTACGGCTATCAGAATAATTACCATCAATTCTGTACGTTGTTACTTCATATGGTTCGTCATCAATGACAATCGTTATTGTCCCATGCTGTAAGCCAGTTTCGATTATTCTTTTGTCCTGAAATATTTCAGGCATCTCATCAGGTGTGGCAGAAGTTGTAATATCATAATCGTGAATTGGTCTGCCAAGAATACTATCTCTCACGCATCCTCCGACTAGGAAAGCTTCATATCCATTATTCTGTAAAGTATGAATAATTTCATTTGCACCAGATGGAATTTCAATTTTTAGATTAGATTTCACCTTTTACCACCCTTTCATTTACACTAGCAACAAATTCATTGATAGCCTTATAATTAGGATTATCAGGAAGACTTGTGTTTTTCTTCGCATAATCCAATCTCTTTTCATAATCATTTACCATTTCAAAGAATTCTGGGATTGGCTGATCGTTGCTATCTAAATACTTACCATTACGAATGTCCATAAGCAAATCATGCTCATCTTCTCTATATGTGATTATTCTCTCTTTTTCAAGAATATCTAAGCACATCATATAAAGTCGAATGAGATGCATTGAATGTTTTGCAATCTTACCATGCTCAATTGCTTTCTCATTTCTTTTACCAATCTTGCCATACTGACGAACTGTATTCTGAAGCTCATTCCACATAGAACAATAATCTCTTAATGGATAATGATGCAGGTTTACATCCATAAAAATCTCTGTGTCGTAGTCTTCCTGTACAGCTTTGTCAATATATAATTTCATAGAATCGTCTTTATATGGTGTATATTTCTTTGTGAAGTCAGTCTGCATAAATTCAAGAGTCTTTAGAATATGTTTCTCTAATTCAGACTGCGACATCTGATGTGCAGCTTTCTGATTTAATCTGTATAATTGCTGATTAGCATAACCGCCAAACGAATGACAAGCTCTCTTTGATAAAAATAAATGTGCATTATCAATTAGTTCCTGACCAATAGGTGATACATAAAAGTAATGTTCTGGCTTATTTCCAAGCATTTCTATTGTATTAGGATTGGTGTTACTCAATAATGCGACCAATTTATTAAATGCATAAATCGTGGTATCTGTTTCATTATTTACAAATTGCTCAAAATTTTCATTAGTGAGAATCTGCATTTTGCTATTCAATGCACAACCACGAATATCTAAATCACTACCCTCATTATTTGTTCCATATGCATGACTTCCTCCAAGAGTTAAGATAATGATATTGTTACCCAAATTCTTATCTGTTCTCAGGAAGTCATACTCTTTTGATTTTAATTTGTCCTTAATCTGCTTAATTGTCATTGTCTTAACCTCCAAATTTTCCAAAGAAATGTGCGTTTCATTCTAATGTAAAATATATACCATATATAGTATATGTTGCTTATTTTTAATACTATATATGGTATATTTGTAACAATTACTCACTTAATTCTGCAAGTGCCTTATCCAGATCATCATCAGACATATTTTCAAGTGCTGCATCCTGTCTTTTAGCCTTGATTTCAAGCAATCTCTGTCTCATCTCAGCATTTTTCTTAGCGTCTTCTCTCTTCTTCTTCTCATCCAGCTTCACACTAACAATATACTTGACAATTTCAATCTTATTTGAAACCTCCTCATCTTCCTTTGACTTGGTATTCAGAAGACTTTCTTCCTCAGACTTCTTTGCTTCTGCATTGAGTGTCTTAAACACTGAGTCCAGATTTGTAAGAGATAAATCCCACAAATCAATTACGTTAATCATTCCTCTGAATGGGAACTGATAGTTTGATCTTGTTGCATTAATAAATAATTCGTTGTTTGTCATAATAATCTCCTTTTCTAATTAAAACTTAATCTTCATTATACGCTCTGTTGCGCCCTTAACCTTAACAACTAAATCTGCTCTCTTTGTCATAGAGAATCCAATTCCTGAAAGCTGATCATCAGTATCTTCTACATGACACTTAGCACCTAAAGCCTCGAATACTCTCTTGTGCTTCATTAAATTATTGTCAAGGAACTCAAGATAGAATCCATTAGGCTCTTCGCTATTTACACAATCCTTCAGGAAGAAGAATAAATGTCTATGACCAATTCCATCCTGCTCGTCAAAATAGTTTGGACTGTAACTAATTACTGATACAGGAACAAACTGATTTGTATTTACACCCCAAATTTCACGACTTGAAATAGATGAACTTCCAGACAGCTTTTCCTTAATTGAGAAGTTGCCATTCTCGTCAAGTGTAACTTCTGCCACCTGAACATTACCAGAAACAGGACTATTGTATTCAAACGCAAAAATCTCACCATTGAATTCAATTTCTGCCTTAAATCCTTTACTTCCTCTCGCTGCATACTGATTAACAAAAAACTTATAAACACCTGGCTTCATACGTGACATATCTGCCCATGTAATATTTTCCACAGAAGGTTTTCCTGCCATCTGCGTCATAGGGCGTGTAATATCAACATCTAACTGACCGCCACATCTTGATATACTAGGTTTTCTGCAATTGCCAAAATAAATCTCGTTTCCATCAGGTTCTTTGCAATGTGCATCAAGGTCACTGTTATCATTTTGTCCCTCATTCCACATGATCGAAAATCTGAGTATACCGTCAACATTACCACCAGCAGCTTTTACATTCTGTTTCATATCAGAATCAGTAATATTTCCTGAATAAGCCCAAGATAATCCATTGTCCCATTTAAACATTGTCTTCGCATCTGGATTAACAGGTGCAACCATGGAAACAAAGTTCTTCTCGTGTTTATTCTCTACAAAAGCTTCAATTTCCTTTGCAGTTGGAAGTACCTTATCAATGAAATCCTGTGCTGAAATCTCTTCAACCTTAGAAAACTTCTTAGGACTTACGGCAACATCTTTTTCCATCTGCCCAAAAATATCATCTGCACCAACCATTCTTCTTGCAGCACTCTTATTTGAGAACAGTACATTATTTACAGTAATATCATTCAGATTAGCAAATCTTCTCTGTAATGAATCCATATATCCAAGCTCTGTAATGGTCTTCTTTGCATCCTCAAGCATTTTCTTTGTAAAAATAGCCTTTGGTCTTTTATAGTTGCTCGGTGCTGTAATCTGCTCATATTTCTTAACTGCTGTGTCAAGATCCATATCCTCACTTACATTAATAAGAAGTGTTCCGATAGAATGATTTCTAATTCTTCCGATAGCCATACCTGCTGTTACCGACTTCTCCCAAGCATATAAATCCTTTTCAGTATCAGAAGTCAGCTTATCATATTCCTTCTTATACTTCTTGAACTCTGTGAGTACGCCTTTCCACTCTTCTCCCTTGTAAAGTGTATTTGAATTGATAAGTTCAAGAATTGTATCAAGTGCATCCATAGTAATCTCATCGAGAGAACGCTTAAATACGTTTTTTGTATCTCTGAACTGTCCTTTAACTTCCTCGTTAGAACGACTACTTCTATTTACGAACTTACTTGGAAGCTCTAAGAAGAAATGATTCCACTGATGAGATTTTCCATTGATTTCCTCAAAGTTAAAATCTGTACCAATCTTAGGGAACTTAGTTGTATAGATATCTGTAACTGTATGAGCTTTTACAAAAGCATCAAGTGCATCACATACTGGTTGATATGTTGTATCACCAAGATTCAGTTCCCAAATTGTATGAATCTGATTATCCTTGATAGTGACAGCAGAACCAATATTCTTAATAAACTGTCTACAACAACTACAATCATGTTCTCTACGCTCTCTGAAAATCTCATTTGTACCAGCAGGGAAGCTATCAAGATATGTATTCCATAATTCATCCTTATCTACATTTACCTCAAATAAATGTGTTGCCTCTTTCTGCATTTCATCGAAGTGCTTCTGTAAAGCCTTCTTAAACATCATAAATCCATCCATATTTTTGTACCTCTTCTTTCTCTTATATTTGTTTTTTGTTAATTGTTTCTACTGTTATATTCTCCGTTTATAATTCAAACGAATCAAAGTTTTACTGTGCTTTTTTAGTAACAGTGCCCATTGTATCCACCGCCATCTCCATCACAATGTCCTGCCATAGTTCTCATCATTTTTACAATCTTCCTTAATAATTTTGTGTACATAATTACACCCATCCTTTCATCAATTCTCCATTTTCATAAACCACGCCATATTTATTTGTTGGTTTTCTAAATAACGTACATACAACTTTAATGCCATCACTTAATGACGCTTTTAATGTCTCTTCACACATAAAGCACGATCTTTTTAATAACACAGGAGTCTTAAATCCTGGTATTATATTCTCCATATCAAGATATGTTTGACATCCATTTGAATATGGAGAGCCTAATTTAATTCCAAATGTCTTCTCAAATGATACATAATAATCTTTTCCATGCTGAATTTCTGATAATTTAATTGAATTAAATCCCATAGAATCATAATGTTTTAAACATGCAGTTAAATCCTCTTTTGTATATAAATATGGTTTAACAATATTTAGATTTATTCGTATTTTTTCTTTATATGGGAGCGAATTATAAAAAGCTTGTCTATCATATTGTGACTTTGTTTTTCTAATTTCGTCAGCCACATCTTCTTTATAATGTTGCGCAGAAATATTTAACCCATCCAAAATCGAAAGTAAATATATAAATCTATCTCTCTTGTCATAGCAGATTTTTGGAACAGAAGTTGTAACATATAGTTTAAGATTTGATGCTGCTTTGATTTTCTCTACACAATCAATTAATTCATCTAAGAATAAACAAGGTTCTCCTCCAAGAAATAACACATCATCTAAACCATCTTTATTCTCTAATATAGTAGTTACGATTTTATCTATATCTGGTTTTACAATATGCATTCCTTCGTAACACTGATCTACACAATGAGCACATTTATTATCACATGCACTTGTAAAATGCACATCAAAACTGTTGTATATGCCATCACAACAATTACATTTTTTCTTCATATTTAATCTCTCTTTCAAATAATCAAAGTTTTCTTTCTACTTCCAACCACTACAATCTCTACAACCTAATGCATATACATCACACTCTTTAACCGCACAAGTTTCACATTTATATGGTTCTCTGTATGATGTAATTTTATCTTGTAGTTCATTAATTTCTTCCATAATAGTATCAATATCTTTTAACTTAATTCCAAAAAGAATCTTCTTCAATTCTTCATACATAAGTTTTTTCGATACATTTTTATCACTCTTATTTGGTTTATATTTAAAATCATATTTCCATTGGTCTATTTCTCCATATCTACAATTCTTAACAATTGGGGAATCTGCTATTGGATGGCAGCTGTTCTTATTTGAACAATAATAATTATTTCTCACATAATCATGTTCACATCCATATATACAAATATCACATGATACGCCCATATAAAATCTCCTTTCATTTTCCAAAGATCGAAGTTTACTGTGGTTTCTGTTCTTCGTCTATAAAATATGTATTTCCATATTCATTGACTTTCTCGGTCAAATTCATTCTTGCGTAATCAAGAACGTCTGATGCGAAATTTGCCATACACGGATAACATAAATAATGCTTAGTTTTTCCTACATTCATTTCTATTAATCCAACTTCTATTCTTCCGCAAATCTCACATGACTTATTTCTAATCCATTGACTCATATAACTTTGCTCCTGACTATCTTTTATACTCAATCCATTTGTCTGAACCTTTGAATTTCATTTTTACTTTCGTAGGACATCCATCTGGGATAGATTTTAATGATTTATAGTCGCCTATAATTGTTGCTGCTTCCAAAGCTTTGTGATTCTTCTCACATTCCATTGCTTTTTCTTTATCTGCATAATCGGTATTACAGAACTGACAAGTATATAATGTCTTTGTAACCATATAAATTTCCTTTCCAATTTACCAAATTCCATTTACTGTCTTATCAATAGCTTCTCTCATTACACCACCAGTCATTTTATTCATTGCATCTACAACAAGACCTTTAAACTCGGCTCTTATTCGTCTATTATGCTGAGTACATGGCGTTGAACAATAATTACTTCTTCTACATTTTTCACAATTGCCACTTAACTTCCACTGTTCATTTTCCTGAATCTGTTCCATAACTTAGCCTCCCCTTCTATCTAAAATCTTCTGAATAGTTTTCTTATCTTTATCAGATAAACTATCCCAATCCAACTTAAAACTTTCACAATTCTTATGGCAATTCCAACCATCACCACAATCATAAGAATAACGGTATGCACAATAATCACACGCCATTTATATTCACCTCCAGCCCTATGAAATCGAACTTTCTTGTCTTAGTAGATATGTTTATCAGTATCTATTTTTAAATCATCTACTTCCAGGTCTTCTACTAATGTTCTTCGTTTTACTATTCTTTTTCCTTTACAATAATTACATTTTTCTTCCCAATACTCATCTTCATCCCAAGTTATTCGTCTTGAATGCTTAATTTTTCCATTACCACCACATACAGGACAAATAATATTTTCAAATTTTTCTGACACTTCCATTTATTTCACCTCACAATCCAAAGAAAGAGAATTTTCTTACAAAAACAATTTTTCAAATTCGCAAGGGTCTTCATCAATTCACTATTATTTTCTAATCTCTCTTATCGTCTTTCCGTATTCATCGAACCTTGTGAAATATATTGGACAGTTATACTCTTGATGAAAGAACCCGTCATATCCAAAAGCTATAATTTTATCTCTTACCCATTCATTGCCTGTAATCTCTGGTGCGTGCCATTCAATAGTTTTACCAAGTACGCACCAATCAGGTACTTCAATTATCATACTCTACTCCCTAACTTTCTTCTTCATCTGGCTTTGAACTGATTGCAATCTCAAGAACATTCATCACTCATAGTTCTTAGATGACTGTCAAAAGTATTCTTCCATTACGAAAGACTCTCATACATCTATTTATAAATACCCAATTGTTATCATTTCATCTATGGTTTGCATTATATGTTGCTTCTTTTCAGCAGAAACATTCTCACTATCAATAAATGCTTCTAACCTGGTAACAAGCTCCTTCTTACTTTCTTTTCTGCAAGATTCATTATATTTAGCCCCAAGTTCTTTCATAATCTAATCTCTTTTCATAAGCCCTCCTTTATTGTCCAGAATATTTTGTTATTCACGCTGCTACATTATTAGTAAACTGCTTCAGACTGTTAAGCATATATGTATAATTCTCTTTTGTATCTGACGGATATGTATTGTTCTGATTTGAAAAAGAAACAATCCACTTGTCCAAATCAATCTCATTCTTTATTGCATAAGCAATAACAGCAACTAATGCCACATCGTTGTGATAATCGAGCAGTTTCGAGTTTTTGTCAAACCCTTTTAACTTATTCTTGCAATAATCAATCGTTTCATAGCAAACATCCACATCTTCCTCTGTTGTTTCTGGATTGACGTTCCTCTTGATAAAATCGAGAGCTGATACGTCGCTCATTCTATCTTCATCTGGGCATTCTTCATCATGGGGAATCGCAGTTTCAGGTGTTGTATTGTCACCTAAAGTTTCTATTTTACAGAGATTTGTGAATCGACACCAAGGAACTCTCCCATAACAGTCTCTAAAATATGTAATTTGTCTTCAATCATACTTTTATCCTTTGTGGAATTACATGTGTCAATCTCCGCAAATGATAAGGCATTGGTTTCCTCCGCACCCTTTGGCTTTCTGGCATGATCAAGCGTAACTTTTGCGTTCTTCAACTTTTCAAAGTTATTTAAGAATTCCCCGAATTTTTTATCCGGAAGTCCTGTCTTTACAAACTTATCAAAGAGCATAAACCATACAAGTGCATTTTTCTCACTGAATAATTTACCAGTTGTCGGTGTTACAATATTGTACAATCTATCAAGGTACTCATTGAGATTGTTGAACATTTCCTTGCTTGCGTTCTCATTCAAGAACTTCCCAAGTTTTGTCGCATCTTTCGTCCACCGATCAAAGAAATTAAGTCCCATAATTGTCTCATTCACAATTTTATCAATAGTTCCATTTCTATCTTTAATATCAGAAAAACTCGCACAATCGCTAAAGAATGCATGTCCAGATAATTTTTTGACATCTTTTGCAACTTTACACATATATGTAATCGTTTTCTGAGCAACGTTCATTTTTACACCACTGTTATATCTAACAATATGTCGCCCTACTTCTTCGTCACTGCAATGAAGATGCTCCACTACCCATACCGGACAGTTATTAAAATCTTCCTTTAACCTTTCTGGCAACTGAGCATAGCTTTTACCCTTTAAGTCAAAAGTAACATTTTCATATACCGTGTTTCCATTTGTATCTTTGACAATTTTCCCATTTTCGTCTTTTTTTACTTCCTGGTATTCGATTACCGAAGGATTGATTTTTTTGCCAAGAGCAAATTTACCCGCTTTGTAATTCTCAATTGTAGTACATCTCTGTAGTCCATCAATCAGCCATAGAATAACGTCATCTCCAACATACTGTTCGCATATCTTAATAGGGTCAAAATCCTCATTCTGAAGAATGGTCACTATAAAATTATCCCTAACCTCATCTCCCCATTGGTCAGATTTTCTCTGTTGCGGATGATCATTTCTTAAATCTCCTCTTGAAATCATCTCACACAGTTTGCTTACCATACAAGTTTCTCTTTTAATTTTGTTTCTCGATGACATTTTCATACTTACCTTCCTCCCATTAGTGACCTTAACGGTTTTATTTTTTCATCAGCAGTAATCCTTTTAAGAAGATTATTGTAATGAGAATGTTCAATATGTAAAATCTCGCAAATTTCATCTTTTGTATAATTGTTTGCAAGCATCATAATTATTTCGTGCTGCAAAGGAGATAATTTTTCTAAATAATCTTTAACTTCCTGATGCCATTCGTCTTCTGTTTCCTTCGTAAAGATATTCTCAATGCGAAAATCCGAAGCAACAGTATCTCTAATTTCTCTTCCCCCCTCAGTTGTTGCATCAAGTGTCAATGGTTTTATAATTACTTTCCGTTTTTTCTTCTCACCATTTTCTTCATAGTATTCATAAATAATATTGCCGTTTCTGTCCCTAGCATAATTAACACGCATGTCTCTCATTCTGTCTCTTGTCCAATCCAGATAAGAACGTTTGATGTTTGTTGTTAAAAAAGCACCAAAATTATCATTCCTCGAACAGTCATAATTTTGTACCGTTTCTAATAACACTTTCATAGCATCACTTAATAGATCATCAATTTCCATATCAGCAACGCCTTTCATAGATATTAGGGGAAGGCAAATCTTCTTTAATTCCTTTAAATCATTGCAGCAATACCTATTGACTATTGCCATCTGTTCTTCTGATAAGCTAATTTTTTCAGTCATAATTTGTGTGTCTCCTCCGCTATCTCGGCATTTAATATATCTTTGAAGTCTAATTCATCATCCTTGATTCTGTTGTGTTTCGTTTCACTATAACATTTAGGACAGCGACAAAATCGTTCATGCTTGTCCTTTGAAAATGACATAACGCCTATCATCGGCGTATTACAATCTTTACAGATCACCATATGTATTTCCTCCCATTAAAAATCAAACAGCTCATTTAATACTCTCGGTTCATATGTACGCTTGTCCATATAAGCCACGGTATTCTGGATCTCATCTGTCACCGTTTCAGAAATCTTTTTGCTTAAGATAATGTCCAAAACCTGTAATTCGTTTTTAATGCTTCTTCTTTTTATTCTCCTCTCCTTTAACATTTTGTACGCTTTATATCCTTGTGCTGCATTTAAATTGCAGAACTCAATATAATGCAAAATATCGCATATTTCTTTGTCTACCAAACTGAGCTGATTTGTAAGTTCATTCTTTCTATGTAGGGCATCCGCCGCTAACCCATTCAAATCAGAAATTTTGTTAAGCCATTTCTGGATGTTCTCAGAAATCATAACTTTTTCTGTATTCTCTTCCACCCCCTTCTGTGTGATCTGTTTTATACCATTTGGTGTGTCATCTACCTTTTCGATGCGGAATACCGATTTTAAAGCCTTTGACAATTGATTGTTGTAAACACTATTTGCTGATTTATTTGAAAACTTATCAGCTAATGCTTCACAAGAAGTTGGAACGTATTTCTTATTCCGATCTCTCATTATCCAACGAGTGCCATCCGTTATGACGTATTCTGCCAATAAAAACATCTCCTTCCCTTATTTTATTTGTTAGTGCGCCCACTCCGAGTCGAACGGAGAATCGCTGGATATAAGCCAGGTGCAACGTACCGCATCACCTTGGGCGCATATCTCCGAGTAAGCTCGGAGACGTGAAGTATAAAATGTAAAATGTAAAATGTAAAAAATGTGATGGCGCGACTCCCTGTTTTGTTTATTTGTGTGCTGTACACTCCGCTTTTAAGTCTTATGCTAAAGACACCTATCACAAATTATGTTCTGTCATTGATTTTGCGCGCAATTATCAATGAAATAAGGCGATGGGAATATTCATAAAGGTTGTTTTACATCTACTTATTGCTCATTTATAAGATTCCACCTTATAAAGTTTTGCCAGAACGAACTGGACATGTCGGATTCGGACCAACGAATGCAGGAATCAAAATCCTGTGCCTTACCGCTTGGCGAATGCCCAATACTTTATTCTCTGTTAAATTGTAAGAAAATGGATTTTATAGCAGACACGCTTGAAAACTTGACTTTCCGTAAAAATCTATGTAAAATAGTACCAAGCGGATTTTTCTGCTTCTTTACAACGATTAATCGTTGTATTGTTTGGTTTTAGTAGAGTCAAGTAGAAAGCTGTTGGCGCAGCGTTTGAATCGCTTGGCTCTATCTTTTTTGTTGCTTACAAAAATTATAATACCCCAAACATTTGTTCTTGTCAATCATTATTCCGAACAGATGTTTGTATATTGTTTGTTTTTTTGTTCGATATTTTTTATCATATCATATTTCGAGTCCTATAATCAGGACTCTATCTGGGGAAATTTGATATTGTGTACCATAAATTCCTGTACTCCCTCTAATGAAAGCAGTCCAAAGAAATCATTATCCTGATAATCAACCGTATTCGCCTTGTTAATTATTCTCTTTCCCTCATCAATAGTTATTTGTCTTGGTCTTGTATGAATAAAAGTTATTCCATTAAAAGAATCAACCCATATCATACCAGGAGCTTCATCAATTATCTGTCTTGCTCTTTCTTTACTCACATACATTACATTCTCGCCTCCTCTAATCTATACTCAGTTCCGAAAAACAAACCATTGAAACAAACTTTGTCTATAAGTTTTCGTTCATTATGATCAGTAACATTTCCAAGTCTTTCAATAACTTCATCTTTAGAAATTGTAATGATTTGCTCCCCAAGCACCATAGAATACTCACTTAATCCATTATTGTCATCTGCGTTAATGCAACCATGAACAGGCATATTCATTTTCTTTATCTTAGAAGTCAAAGGCATCACTGTGATTATAGTTGCGTGTTTAGTTCCTATCGGATTCGACACGATAACATATGGACGTTCTTTAGTCTGGACTGATCCTTCGCCTTGATATTTGATTTTCGCTTTTATAACATCATATCTCTGTAAATCCATATGTACGTTCCTCCTCTCTTTTGTATTTATGTACTCATGGATTACCTTTGATACTTCGTATTATATATCCTTAACAGCATACTGTCAAGAGTATATTCTAAAAAACTTATTTCTCTTTTTAAGATTATATGTTAAAGTATATATTGTTAAGGAGGTATTCGACATGAAGCTCAATATAAAACCATTAGTTGACGCAAAAGGAATGAACCGAAATCAATTGGCTAAAGAACTTAAAATTGGATATAAGGCAGCTTGTAATTTATATGATGGAACAACCAATCGCATCTATTTTGAAACATTACAAAATTTGTGTAATGTCTTGGACTGTACTCCGAATGATATTATTGCTCAAGATCCTATAGAGTTCAAAGACGACACTAAGAAATAGTGTCGTATACATATTACACAAATTTAACAAGATCAAATGGTTGCACTTTCATAGCTTTAGCAACCAAATCAAGCACAGCCAAATCAGGAACAGCACTTCCATTTTCCCACTTACTGATTGTACTTGGAGCAACTTGTGCTGATTCTGCAAGTCCTCTTACTGTTATTCTCTTTTCAGTTCTGATTCTCTTTCCAATATATTCAACCATAATTACATCTCCATCAATTTCTCTTTCATTCCAACTGCACCATTCGCATAATTATTAACTGTTGTATTTACACTACTATGCCCCAACTGCTGCTGAACAAATGCAAGATTTCCATTCTGATTCATTACACTGGCATAATAATGTCTCATCATATGTGGAGTAATACCATTTCCATAATTTTCAAATATCTGTTTAATATTTCTTTCTGTTGTACGAGTTCCGTTTTTATTTACAAACACAGCTTCTTTGTCTACAATGTTATCCAATATGTTTCTGTATTCTAGCCACTCTCTTAAAGCCTTTAAAGCCGATCCGCTAAGATATACAGTTCTATTTTGCATTTCTCGGTACACACCTTTACCAAGAATAGTAATATACGGCATTTCTTCGTCCAAATGTAAATCAGATAAATCTAAACCAGCAAGTTCAGATTCTCTTATTCCAGTTCCTCTTAATACACGAAAGATAGCAATATTTCTATTTCTTACAGGAACATCCTTTTTCCACATTATTTTCTCTTCCATATCATTAAGCTGCTTTTCTGTTGGAAGTTTTTTAGTTAAGTTATTTCCAGATGGAATTCCTTTATATGTTACATCTTTAAAGAATCCATCTTTAATTTCAGTTCCCTTCACTCTACTCATATAATCCCAAAAGCTGCTTATAATATGTTTCCTAGTTTCTAATGTTGTAGGTGACATGCCATTCTGCTCTTTTATCTTTAAATATAATGTAATATCTTCTGCCATAATATCGGTAAAATCCGATGACTCAATATCTGAAATTCTCTCCTTGTTAATTATCTTGTCTTCAATAAACCAATTAAGCAAATCTACAATAACTCCAAGATAATTTAAAGCACCCGCCTTACTCTCTATTTTAACAGTGAAATATTTTCTCATATATATAGGAAGATTTAACTCATCCAACTTCCTATTAAGCTTTTCAGCATTTTTGTTTTGTACTTCTATTTTGTAACACATGTTAATCAACCTCACTTTCCTACATACATATTCTCTGTTTGCCATTCAGGTAACAGTTCATTATTCTCATCATAATATCTTGGTTTAATTTTCTTTGCGTATTCCATACGCTCGTCAAAATCGTCACACCACCTAACTTCAAGATTTTTAGTTCTCATTTGTAACTTTGTACATAGACAACACAAGTTTTTTACATGGTCTTTTTCTCTCATATTCGGTCTACGTATTTTATCACCAACTTGATTTTTACTAAGACATCTTAAACAGATAAATTCACTTGATCTGTTTGTATTGTCATGTCGTTTGCACATATTTATCACCTCATTCTTTTGCAACAAAAAAGAAGCAGTTAATTTCTGCTTCTAATGTTTTATTTCTATATGTTTCGCTTTCAATAAGAAAGCAATTTTTCTTTGTGTTTTTTCATTATTAATATTCGCCTAATTTTTCATGCGAAAATTTATATTTTGCGATTACTTCATATATTTTTCCACAAATATCACACTGTTTTTCTGTAGAAATCTCACAATCTGTATAATCTGCATATATGATTTTTCTACTCAAAACTTTATCATCATTTCCATCACTTCTTCCGCAATGTGGACATCGTATATATTCCATATAAAACCTCCATTTATTTTCTGTTTGAAATCGTCATTTACAGTGGAATTTTACCACTTCTATAATCTTCTATTTTAGTGGTTCTTTGCGTTCCATCAGCGTTAAGCATCAATTCTTCAACTTCCTGCTTCATTATACTGATTTCCGACAAATCATACTGATCAACCATTCTCTCTAATTCATCAGGCAATCCAGTCATTTGCAACAAGTCCTCAATAGCTCTTTCCATATGCTCATAAGCTAAATCCAAATTATTCCACACGGTATCTAAGTTATTTTGCGTTTTATTAATTCGGCTCATTATATCACATCTTCCAATCTTCCGAGTAAATCATTCATTGACTTATTACAACAACAGTTATAACATATCCACCTTTTTCATAATTTGAAACCGCATAGTCTTCAAGAATGCCTATACTTTCCAAGTCAGACTCATTAGTATAAATTACTATCATTGGAACTGCACCATCTTTTGTTTTCTCAATCAAATCGTGTAGAATAAAATTACAAAACTCTTTTACCGTAGCTTTGCTTTTATCTACATGATAACATTCAGTAAATGGTGGTAAAAAATCTCCGTATGAATAAATTTCTGCTCCATTATATTTCTGAATTGCATTTGCAATCTCTGATTTATTGGTTTTGCCTGTTATTTTAATCATATAGCTTCTCCTTTCATATCGCAAGAAAGTTAAATTTCAACTGGTAAATATTGTCCTTCTATTTTAAAATCTCCATTGTCTGCTTTTAAATCGGTATTATTTTTCACCCATTTTAACAGCTCTTCTGTAGAATCAAATGATTTTGCAACCGTTACATCACAGCAAACAAGCAATTCATCATCTACTTTTTCTTCTACCAAAGCATTGCTCTCATTAAGAACAATAAAATATTTCCATTTACATTTCATCTTACTCCTCCTTATATCCTAAAACTTTTAGACAATGCACAAATCCGTCAATCTCATTTTCTTGAACCATTTCTTTTTGTTCATATTCATTATCATTGATATGAACTGCGTAATAATCGCAAATTTTCATTCCGACATAGAAAGATTGTTTCATATCAACTACTCCTTCCATAGTAAACTTAGATTTGATGGGATTTTACATAATCCCAGGTCACATTATTCAAGATGTGTAATTTCCATTAAAGGGAATTATAATACTTAATAATATCTGCATCTGTAGCATAATAATCTTCCCAGCCTAGAACAGTATAAGATTTACCATTTTTAATATCAAATACAATTCCCTGAACTTCTTCTTTTGTTAACTTATACAAGCACTTAAATGTAATCATATTCATATCTCCTAACGAAAACTTGGTTTCATTGTGTATAAATTTTATACCCTCTTGACATCCAAAATTTTAGATTGCCAATTAATACTGTAACAGATATTCTCCCATTTGGAATGTCGCAATCATTTTCTGTTACAGTTAATATTTCTGTATGAGTTGGAACAAAACCATGTATTCCATTAAAATCTGGATGCTCTACTGCAATCCTATTTTTAATTCCGCTAAGAAGCCCCATGTCATATATTCCCTCTTTGGTCTGAGGAAAATTACCTTTATAATAAGTATCGCAATATACCTTTTGCCATTTATTCAATATTACATCTCCCTTCTTCCAATGAAACTATTATTTACTTTGTTCTCTTTGTTGACCATCAATCTCAAAATTAGATTGTTCTTCCATGATAATTCCAATACTTTTCATATAGTCCTCTTCTAACGTAAGCACTGTCTCAATGGTATCTTTGTCAATATTACATCTTTCTGCAATAAAATTTATTGCATCTTCCCATTCATATACTGGCGTATCATTCATAATACTATTCTCCTTTCTACATTCTACACAATATCATTCAACAGCTCAATCACTTCATCAAGTTTGTCACTCGCTTCTTCCATACTATCAATTGCATCTTCAGAACACATTCCTCTATAGCTGCTTTGTAATCCTTCGGGCATATTATCAAATGCGTCCTGTTCTTCACTTAATATAGAAGATAATCTCTTACTTACTTCTTTTAATGTACTATTTGCAAAATCAATTTGCGTTTTAAGTTCGCTTATTCTTCTACGTCTTGCATTATTCATATAAATCTCTTAATCCCTTCCCCATAAGTCATTTAATACTTTCTGATCACTAGGTATATTTGAATAACTAATTCCAATAGTCTGCAACTTATAATATTCTTCTTTTGTAATGTCGATTCCATAATCGCCTTTAACAGTTTCTCTATAACCGAATTTATCCTGGCATTCAGGTCTGAAGTACCATTTCTTATAAATTGGTTTATCTCCATGTTCCCATGCAAATAGACAAGTAATTGTTCTACCAGTAGCAATTTCCGTTGTAACCGATCTTCCAAAATAAGGATTGTACTGCATATAAGCTAATTTTCCACGTTCAATTGCATCCTGTTTGTCACGTTCGCTCATTTCGAATAACTGCTGTGTACCTCTTCCATATGAAGTGTCATACACTTTACTGCTATTCACTCCAACAGTTGAATATAACTTAACTCCGTTTCTATCAGTGGTTTCAACTTTCTTTACTCTCTCACCATTGATGTATTCATTGCATAATCTGTCTGCATAATGAACATTTCCTTTTTCATCAACTGTACGAGTAATTTTCTTCATATCATAGTTATCTTTAGCTGCCTTTGCAGCACTTCCTGCATAAATTCCTAAAAATGCTAATAGTCCTCCGAACATATTCATCAACCACCTTTCTTATTTTATATTATTTCCTCCACTTTTCCATTTCGTCAACAGACTTCTTATTGAGATTGTCATACATATCTTTTCTCTTACGGGATTCTTCCTTTTGGTTCGCTTTCCAGGGAAGATAAATACATAAGTACATTGCTACTAAAAATCCGATTAACTGTGCCATAATCATTACCTCAATTTAATTCCGAACTTAATTTTCTATTTTAATCTTATCATATAATTTTAAATTTTGCAGTATAAATCCATGTTGAACTCTTTATAATCAAACATATTTTGTCACCCTTTCGTCATAATCTTCTACAATTCTAAAAGCTCTTGGCTGTCCACGATTTTCACTTTCAAAAACACCCAAATCATATAATTCATTCATTTTGTCATGGACTGTACATGTACTTTTAATTCCTGTTCCATAACAGATTTCCCTATTGCTTGGAGCATAACCATGTTTTGCAATATAATTTTTACAAAATTCATATACATTCCGTGTATTATCAGTTTTCTTTTTCATTTTAAATATCATCCTTTCAATTTATTATTCTCCGTTTCTATATGAAAAAACAGATAACTTTTTCGTCATCTGCTCTCCTCAAATATTATAAAACTGCATTTTCTTATAATTTCATAATTACTACATCCTTTATAATTATCACACATCCAATTATAAATCTCTGTATTAGACATATTATGAAATTTTAGAATATGTTTTCTGCATTCAGATAAAATATATTCTTCCATCATTCTTCCTCCATTATTTCTTTAAATTCTATCCAACTTTCAAAAGACTCTTCCAATCCTCTCGATCGAATGGTTTCCATTTCGTCTTCTGTCATTTCATAATTTTTATCTTCACAATATTGTTGGACTGTATCATGCTCTGCTTCTAACCACTTATCATCGTCTTCAATTTTATCGACTTCTACTAATAATTTATCAAGTTCATTCATAGTAATCAACCTCCAATTCATGTCCTCAATCAATAAAGAAAAACGTTCCCTTAAATATTTATACTCTCTTTTTCAAATGGAATTTCCGTTTCCTATGCTTTCTTTCCAAAATAATACTTAACAATTTTCTTGAAATCTTTATTATTTGCATAAGCAACTCTAGGTTTACTTCCATCAATGTTAAATTCCGTTACGCTTAAAATCGCATAGCCTTGTACCGTTAATGTGGCAAGATATACAAGTAAATTTAATTTGTATCCAAGACTGTCAAGCTGAATTTCTTTTCTTAACTTCTGTACTTCTTCATCATAATTGTCATCTATTTCAATAATGTGTGCAGAAGCATATGTATTGATTTTATATAATCTATTGTTAATTTTTCTTACCATATTATTTGCCTCTCTTTCCGAGTAAATCCTCATTTCATGTTAATCCTCAATAACTATTTCTTTGCCACAATAAGGACAATATTTTAATTTATCCATATTTTCAGGTATTCTCCAATATGGGTTGTTCGCATCGTGTTCTTTCGGGCAAATCGTTCTATAATCGTATTTTATCCATTTACAAGTTTGTATTTCCTCGTATCTTCGGAGTACAACATTTCCTTCATCAATAAATATTTCCATTGGCTCACCAGTTGCATCCGTTTTCCCAAACACCTGCCTTCTAATTTCCTTTGGAATTACTATTCTACCTAAATCATCAACTCTACGAATTATTCCTGTTATCTTCATTAAATCATTACTCCTTTCGGTTCACTCGTTTCAAAATAATTTCTGTATCTGTATAGGCAGTGCAATATGCAATATTATTGTTTTCATCATAATAATTTACATAATACATATCATCGTCAAATGTTCTATTGACTCCAATAAAACCACCTCTTCTTTTGCCGTTTAAATAAACATCATACTTTACTTCTTTTAATGTATCTGCCCAATAATCTTGAGGATTTTTCACTCTCCATATAAAATCATGTGGTGTTGTTCTTAATTCATCCATTATTTTACCTCCAATTATCAAAGGAAACTCTTGTTTACTTGCCTATTTCACATCCCATTTCACTTCATAACCAGTAATTTTCTTTCCAAAATCACAAGCATGTACAACTACAGCTCCGCAATTATTGCACCATAAAGCAAAACTATTAACTCCTGCACCCATCCTATTAGCTCCACCACGCCGCATTTTTGATCCACACCAGATACAAGTACATTCGTTTGGAATCTGCACTCCATTATTTACAACATTTTTAATTTCCATTATCATCGCTCCATTTCTATATTAATTCATCGACTTCAACTACATCAGGATTATCACTAAACCATGAATCATTCTCTGCAATTTCCTTTAACTCAATAAAATCTCTTTCAGGATCAAAGCAATCGTTGTGTTTCAAATAAGCTGCTTTCACCTTTTCTCTTGCATCTTCATATGACTCTGCCTTTACAATTCCAACAGCCAACTCTTCAATCCTGTAAGCATATAAGTTTGTAATATCTAACATATTAAGCACTCCTTCCTATAATAAATCTCTTAACTTTTCCGCAAACTCTTTCAATGCATTTTCTTTGTATTCCTCGTTATGTACTATATCGACTACACCAGGAACACCTTGAAATCCATTTCTCTTTGCTTCTAACATAAGATATGTTTCTTCCTCAACATCAAAGTCGTCATAAAGTTTCCACATTTTTTCGTGTAAAGTCTCTATTAATTCTTTCTTTGTCTTTGGATTCTTAATTGTAATTTCAGTACACCAATCCTCATTACAAGGGTTATCTCCCTGCATGTATAACTCAACTTCACTATTCTTTATCTCTGATATTCTAAAATCAAAATCTGTTCCATCTGATAACTCATCAAGATATTTTTCTAATTTATCTGTTTTCATAAAATCAACCATCCTTTCTTACTCATCTACTTACATATTTTGCGTTTAATATTCCATTCTTCCAAAACGTAACAACTTCACCTATAATTTTCCCTGACCAATCAGGGCAGCAACCTTCGTATTTTCTTGTATAACCATAACTACCATCGTTTTCCATAATAATAACTTGACTATATCCATCTACTCTTGTAGCGGTGATTATTGCATTTTTAATAACTCTTTTTAGTTCGTTACACATATAATCAACCATCCTTCCCATTTGAAATTGCTATTTCTTACCACTTAATTTCCTTAACCATTGACGTATAATATGGTTCAACAACACTCACAAAAACCAATGTTGCATGTTCCAATGGTTCATATAATACACACTCAACTATTACTTCAATTTCTTTCCATTCAGATGCTTTCATAGAAATCCTGTCATCTTTCCGTGGTGTAAAATTAAGAACTCCTAAATTGCATTTTGTTGTTTTATCAATCACAAAAATATTATTCATTTCTCTTACCTCCGATCTTTTCTTAGATTATTAATTTTCCCAACTTTGCCATCAATTCATGTTTAAACCCAATAACCACAAGTGCCTGATTGATACCTTCTGCATATCCTCTGTGATTCCATGCCTTAGTTTCCCAAATATGCCTTTCTGTTGTATCATAACTATTTCCAGCTTTATAAAATTCTTCATTTGCAGCTTCTGCATTTCTAATTGCTTCATTCATAAGTTTTTCATATTTTGTATATTCAAATTTTGTCATTTCCATCACCTCAATCTATACTTCATAATCAAATTCACTTAATCCTATTCCACTGATCTACCATATTAATTACCCCATTTTCATCAATAATCTATATTGAACAGCCCAAGCATTATTCACATATATCTGTTCAATCCTATATTTGTGTTGCCATTTTTCAATCCAATTTTTCATTTCTTGCCGTTTTTCTTCTATATTAGAAGAATTAAATTTCCATTCTTTTATTCGCCATCCGTAAAAATCCATATTAATCGCTCCAATCTTCTAATAACTCATACACTTCGTCTTTATTGTCATACATATACTGATTAAAGGCTTCGTAATCTCCATCTTTATCAGGAAATTCTTCAATAAATCTTTCCCACATTGCATCTGACACAACATTTTCATTGAATAATTTCCCCTTATATTCAAGTTCTGCATCTGCCAATTCTCCGTGTGAAATATATCCAATATCTTCAATTCCGCAATAGTTTGGATATTCTTTCATCGGGAAGCTTGCTACACCATCTTTTACTACAAAATCTCTTTCTATTGTGCTTGTCATCTTAATCACTCTCCCTTCAGATTAGGACATAAACCAAGTCCACCATCAATCTCAGGTGCTCTTCTATATGCTCCTCTGTGTGGACATTCTTCTCTTTTACATTCAGTACAATCGCATTTATGATATTCCTCATAACTCATTTTCCAGTTTGTCTCTGCAAATCTTTCTCTTGTCATCATAATTTCTACACCTCCAATACTTTCTGTATTTTCTCATTAAACTCACCATACATTGATTTCCATTCAGCAATCATTTCTTCTGTAGGTTCGCCAATCAAGTTGTATCTTTCCTGTCTGTAATGCTCTGGGTTATCAGTATGAACTTCTTCTACATATACCGCATTTCCCATTTTATTTGCATCACATCCAAAACCACTCAATGCAAGCACAATCTGATACTTTGCCTCTCTAAATTCTGGTTTGAAAAAATCTGGTTTAATTACTACCAACTTACCTTCAATATTGTCACTTAATGGTTTACATTCGCTTTTATCAATTATTGTTTTCATATTTTGTACCTCGCTTTCTTTTCAAGAAACAGTTCTTTCATTTGGTTTTATTCTGTTGGTTTAGCTTTTCTTACGAAGCCAATTTCCTGACACATATAATTTAACCAACTTGTATTATGATCAGCCAGTTTCTTTGTTTTCCTATATACCCCATTTTTATCTGCTTGCTTATTTTCAATACATCTTATCAACGTTTTATAATCATCAATAGGTACAATTTCCGCTGTAATTTTTGTGAAGCGATTAGTTGCTTTATAAACATTGTTTCCTAAAGATTCAATCTTACATAAAACCTCATTTTCGTCTGTATCTGTTCTAGTCCAAATACCATTTTCCATTTTATCTACTATCATATTACTCAACCTCCTATGCTACATTCTCAAATTCTTTTACTTTTCTTGCACCGACGTATCCTTTTAATGATTCATAAAATTCTCTTTCTTTATCAATAATTCTATAAATCCATTCACATTTGCACCATACTTCATGGAATAGCATTTCTTCCATTAACTCTTGTTTCTCTTCTTCTGGCTGTGAGAATTTACTAATAAATCCATCTGTATCTGAAATATAATAATTAGTTCCAGAACATTTTGTTTTTCTGTCGCACATATACTGAAACACTTTTCTCAATCGTGATTCTGTCATGTAAGAATAATGATATTTATTATCCATACGATGCTTATTCATTCTCTCTATTGCATAATTCACAAATTTATCTATTGAACAATTTGATAATTTTAATTCCATATCAATCAACCTCACTTTCTATGCTATCTTTTCCCATTCAATATGTGTATCTTTTCTATGTGCTTCCCTTGATACGACAAGAATTTCTCCCTTGTAGTATCTAAACATAGTGTCTTCTAAATGCGGTCTTGCTAAAATCTTCTGCCTAATATTTTCAATTTCTCTTCCACCATGTTCAGCTTCATATTTTTCTAACGCCAATTCTAAATCCTCATAAAAGTCTAATAATCTGCACTCAATCATTCTTCTATGTCTGATTTTTTTAATCTCATTCATTCTCTTTTCAGCTTCTTCATAAGTTTCAAACACTTCATTTGGGTATGCATCGTTATGACTTCCATAACACTGAGTCCATGCAGGATATTTTTTCACAAGTCTATATGTATTATGATCAAACTCAGGCTCAATAATTGGCTCTACGTTTTCCATTTTTACAAGATAACCATTATCAAATAACCACTGAATATCTGAAGGATTTTTGATGTATCTGCCTTTCATTGCAGCATTGATTTTCTCTTTCTTTTCAAGATCCTCTGTGACTGTATATAAATCTGTGCTATAAGTCCATCCTTTAGGAACTTTCTTAAATTCCGTTTCTGACTGGAAATTATCAAATGGAACTCCATTTATTAGTCTGATTTCTGGTGCTTTCAACCGTGATACTTTGTGAGTACACGTTGTTTTATACTCATATATTCCATATGATACATACATTCCAAACTGACTATCTTCAATGTAATAACAAACCTGATTCTGTTTCATTTCGTATTCTCCTTCCAATAAATAAGACAGACACATATGTTTGCGTCTGCCTTATTATTCTCTGTATTACTCTTTAAAATTTTCTGCAACTCTTAATAAAAACTGTAATTCATCTACATCATTTTTAATATTTTTGCTTTTCTTCTCATACGCTTCATTAATCTTATTCTGAAATTCTGGTTTTATAGTATTCCAATAAAGCATCAAATCACATATTCCTTTTCTAGTTGATGTAGAAATAATAATATTACCATTTACAAAATCGGCTTTCATTCTAGGTGGAGTATTCTTACATTCTGATGTTCCTGTATAATTAAAGTCAATAAAAACACCACTATTGTCAGCACATATCCTAACCGAACGTGTTAGATTGGATACATCAAGTTTATTTTTTAACCAACTCACACTATTTATTTTTGTTGTTTCACCTACTATTCCAAGATAATCTTCCGTTGCACATTTAATATATGCCAATATTTTCATAAAACCTTCTTCTTGCAATTCATCTATTTTGTCTGAAATATTTTCAATTACCTCACTTCTACATTTTTCTAATCGCTTTACATTTTCTATTTTTTCTGTATTATCCTCAATCCGAACCGTTACAATTCTCATGTGTATACCTCCTTCACTTTCATATACAAGATATAGTATCTATACATTGTATAAACCACTATATTTTGTAATTATTTTACCAAGAAATTACAATTTCCTTTGATTACATTTCTTCATTATTATATGTATAATCAAAATCTCCATATTTTAATTCAGACTTAATATTGTCCATTGTTTCTGTTTCCCAATCCTGCCTGAATAGTTTTGCCTGTTCTTTTGGAGTATTTTCTTTGTCAACTAGCTTAAATTCTCCATCAACATAGTCATATCTTAAAGTGGTAGGTTTATATTCCATGTTGCCTTCTTCAATCTCTTTTGAGATTTTCATTTTTAATTTCCGCTGAGATGTACCAATGAATAAAAGTCTCATGCTGGAATACTCTTTCCATTCATTGCAGCTATGTAAATAATATATTTGTTTTGCCATATTTTTGTCTCCTTTCAATACAACCTTGACACATACATTCATCTGCTACAATCATTTCTAATTCGTTGTCTTTATCACATACAAATCTATCAATATTGTATTTCCATCCATGGCTCTGTACTATTCTATCTGCTCTGTCCCAATAACCAAGATTTTTCATTCCTATAACAGAACCGCTTTTATCTATATTTGGATGAACACTAATTCCAAGACCAGTTGAACCATCTTCAATCCACGCAATTCCATTTAATGTATCTCTATATAGATTTACATGTGATTTTATTTCTCTTATAAATTGTTTCGCCATATAATCACACTCCTTTACCACTCAGGCTCTTTATCAATCAAACCCAAGTAAAATTCATGCTTTGCTCCATCATTAAAATGTTCTCGTAGATTAGCAAGTGTTTTCGTTCCATTTTTTAATGATTCATAATCAGCAAGTACCATATCATCTGTATATTTTGCATACTCGTTCCTACCAATACTCAATCTAAAAGTTTCACCTGTTCTAACCCAACCCCATTTCCCTGTATTTTTTGCTTTCGGATAAGCACCTATCATATACCCATATAAGTCTGGATATTTTTCTGAATTTTCGCTATGCCAATCTTCAAGCTGTATTTTCGTTCCGTCTGGTAAAACAGTCTTGTCGATTATTTTCTGCATAATTTTCTACCTCCCCACTTTCTAATCTCAATACTAAATCAAGTACTTTATCTCTATACTTAATCATCTGTACTGCTTTTCTAAGAGTTTCCTTTTCTCCAAACTCATCAGGAATAATATCAATTCCATATTCAACAAGTTGCTTTTCTGCCTCATGCAATAAATCTTTTGCATTCGCTTCTGGAATATAATCCTTACCTCTTGGATCTGCTATACCAGCTTTTACATATTCTGGATAACATAAATCAATGAATCGTGGCAATTCATTATCTAAGTCCATCATATATGTTAATTCAGGATCAAGGATACGTTTAGGTTTGCCATCTCCACCTCTCTTTTCCATCATTTCCGCAATATCTTCTGTCTCATAAAATTCATTCTCTGCAAGAACTTTTTTCTGAATCTCTTCTGCATTTGCCTTAATGGTTTCATATAATGCTTTCGCATTAAAGTAATTACTTTTCATTTTGCCAAGCAATGCTTTGTCATACTGAATCTGTGGTAACATAATCATCACACTCCTTCCATCAATAACATTCTTTTATATTCTGGATTCCTTTTATGATTAGCAAAAAATGGTTTTCTATTATCAATAGTTACAGCTCCCCAAGGATCTGTCATAAATGGATTTTTTCTCCAACCTTTAGGCATTTCAGATACAACCTCAAGACCTCTTTTTTTTGCAAATTCCATTACATGTTCAATTTTCTTTTCAGTTGCACTCTTGCCTGTAGCAGCTTCAAACAATTCAATACATGCCTCAATAGTTTTCTTTCTATTCTCTTCTGTATCTTCGAGTAACCAATCAAAGTTGATTACACTTTTCTTTCCGTCATCACTCAATTTTGTTGTTGGATTATAAATACCAAAACAAAATCCTTCAGAATCATGTACATAAGTATGACAACCAATATAGTTTTCCATTACTTTATCAGTCCAACCATTTTTATACCATAAGTAAGGTAATGAATTTTTACCTCCTGGATTTTCACAATGTACAATCTCTATTGTCATTGTTTCCTGTTTTGCATTTTTACCTATTACTTTTATCCATGTACTTCCAAAGCCCTTTGGTTCTTTTATTTCGTACTGCATCATACTAATCAACCTGCCTTTCTAATCATCAATTAAATGCTCAACATCTGCCTTTTCTGTTAATGGAATAGGTGTATCAAGAGTTCCCATACAGTAATCATAATCCCACCAATTTTCATCATATCCTGCTTGTAATGCTTCAATAATATGATTAGCAAGAAGATAGTTTCCTTCGTCTATCTTTAACTTTGCAAACTCTTTCAACATGTCAAGTGTTGTAATCTCATCCAACTCTTCATTAAGCTGACTCATTACATCTTCAAATGATTTCTCTTCAAATTCTGCCCTTGTCATACAATCACACCTTTCTAATTTCTTTTAACATATTCGCTTTGCACATCATTAAGTTCTCTTTCATATCCTCAATTCGTATATCCATAAACTCTTTAAGTGCCTTGTCAAACTGTTTTTCTGTAATGTTATGACCATAATTTGCAATCACAACATCCATAATTTCTCTATACGAGAAGCCATTAAATAATGTGTCATTTTCATGTATTGGTGAGTTATAAGTAAACTCTTTTCCATTCCGTGAATCCGTTTCAGGATCATATAACCATCTGCTCATAATCGTTTCCTCGCTTTCTTGTAATAAAATAGGCAGCTAGTAGATTATTCTCCTAACTGCCTTTGCGGTTGCGTTATTTAGTTTAGTTGCTAAATTTCTCTTCTAACTTTCATTTTTGCCTCAATCATTTCGATAGCATCTTTTGCTTCTTTCAATCCAATTCCTGGATGTCTGTCACGGTAAATCATTACAGCTTTTACCTTTTCGTGATTCCGTAAACACATCTTAATTGAAGGATTTACTTCTTTTGTAATTCCTTTACATTTCTTTGTGTATTCACGAACCTCATCAAGATTATCTTCGTCTACATAATCTCCATTTACAACAAAAGCCATTTTTGCTACATCACGATTAGTAATAAGTCCACCTTTTGTTGTTGCAAAATAAATATCTCCTACCATTTTATTTTTTCTCCTTTCCAAGTAAATCTTAGTTTCAATGCTTCTTTTTCCTGCAAGAATAACATCTGCAAGGTACTTTCATATTCCTATCAGTAAACCAGATTCTTTCTTCGTCTGTTTGCCAGAAATATTCTCCACATTCCTTACACTTTTTTACATTCTTTAAATTATTTGCATTATGATGTTCTACAGCATCTACTGCGGATTTCTTGTTCGCAAACCACATCGTAGTTGAATCGTCTGGCATAGTCTGTACTTCCGTTGCAACCTCATCTACTGCAAACTTGTCACCATTAAAATAAATTCTATATCCTAACATAAATCACTTCCTCCAATCTGCCTTTGAAATGCGAATTTACTCTGCCATTTCCTTTTTCGTTTCATCAACAATTTCAATAACTGTTGCTGTGTCTAATAACGGTCTATTTCTATACTGACCATCTGGACATTTTATTTCTGTTACTATATCAGGAGCATGGCTAAGGATTTCTTCTTTGAGTGTTTCCGCATATGCTCTTATATTTGCTTTCCCCATTTCTTCCACCGTATGCCCAAGGTCACCCATAAACATGTTTACTTCCTCGACTTTTCTTGCGACCGCTCTTTTGTCTTTAATAATTACTTCATATTTCCCTTCGCCACAAAATGACACTGTATAAGGATATACAAATTTATCATATCCATAGCCGAATTCGAGTGTATGGCTAACGCCATAGTCTCCTCCCAACACCGCATCTTCTTTTACAATTCTTATGTTCTTATTCTCTACCATTTAAATTTCCTCCTTATCTTGTCCAATGAAGCGTAATAGACTTAATATCTCTTCCTCTCCATTTTGCTTGTTGTTTTAATTGTTCTATCCAATTTTTGCATTTTTCTTTGTCCTCAAAAGGATGTTCAACGCAATCACTGTAATATGTATCATTCCAATACCAAACTTTGTGATCTTCATAAAGATCTTTGAACCTTACCCTTAAATACCACCGTTTCTTTATTTAATCACGCTTCCTACTTACACTCCTGTAAGATCTTTATCTCAAAAAGCTCCACTACGTCATCCAGAGCTTCACGCAATGTGAATTTCTCTTTCGCATAAGAGGCGAACCATGCTCCAAGATTGAATTCATAGGAATCCTCATCACTCATAAGAATGAGCTCCATTTTCTTACCGTTTTTCTCTACATCGTAAAAAATAATACTGTCCATCGTTCCTCCTACTCGACTGCTAAATTATTCTCTTTGATCAGGCGCTCCTTCACCATTCTATTCAAGTCCTTATTAACCGCTATGATTTTGTGGGAAGTTCTGTTCATATAAATGAAATGACTTCCCTTACATCGTGCAAATCTATATCCATTCTTATATAAAATGGGTTCAAATTCACGGAGCTGCTTTGTTTTTCTATATGACATATTCACCAATCCTTTCCTTATTATAATGTGACCGTATAGCCGTTATCTCAGCTTCGTATATGTATTAGATTGCAATATATTATTCTCTGTTACATCACTTTCGCTTTCACAGTTTTCTTTGTTATCTTGTTATTTCTGAATGGACTTTCCATTTCGTAACGGACAATCTTAGACAGATAATCAAAAATCTGTGCCTGTGTCTTATCCATGATATTCTCTACAAAGAATTCAGTTCCTTTGCAGTTTTTAATCAGAGCTGCCTCCATCTCGTCCGTTCTGCCTTCACAATATGCATATAATGTTTTTAATGCCCTAACAACTTTTGCTGTATATGCTTTCCCGTTGTATGTGTCTGCATATCCGTTCCATTCAAGTTTACCGAGTAATCCAAGCATAGAATCAAGTAAATCGGCATTTCCGTTACACCACTTGATTCCGTCCGAGATAGATGTAAATGTACCAACCACATTTTCTTTCTCGTCATCTCCCTTTACTGCCACATTATGTTTTGCACAAATGTCATGCAATGCCACATATTCTGGTTTCTTTGCTGCAAGAGCCGCATGGTAAATGTCCATTGGCTGCATTTTCGCACGATCACTTGACTGACTAAGAAATAAGTCAATCGCTTCTTCAAGACTGCATTCCATGACTTCCACAACCACATCTTCTTTACCTGCCTTGAATGCGCCATAAATTCTATGCTGACCATCAATACAAAGAAGAATTCCGTTATGAAGTAATACTTTCGGTTCATCCCATTTATAGGAGTTATAATTGTTTCCGATTGCATAAGCTCTTTCCAATTTGATCCGTCTCTGCCAGTCTGGAATATGGATTTCTTTTGGATCAATTACCATGAGAAGCTTATCTCCGATCCGTGAGTTATTCCGTGCGGCTTTTACCATATTTGCGATTAGAAGTTTCTCATTCTTGCCCGTAAATCCTTCAGCATTCCGTGCTTCCTGCATTTCCATTTCTGCTTCCTTTGCCTTTAAATAAACTCTTTTACACATAATTGTGTCCTCCTTATAATATTTTTTGCATAAAAATAACGGCTTGCTTTCGCTTGCCGTTTAGTTCGCTATTTTAACATTCTTCTTGTTTTACATTTTTTTAAATATTCATTTGCATCTTTGCAACTTTTCATTCCGTGACACCAACATCTATCACCGCAATTCACGCAAAGATTGTGTTTGATTTCTTTTACTTGATCTTCACTCATACTTCTACCTCTCCAAGCAGATACTCGTAATATGCGGTTTCCGTTTCAAAGAGCATGTAACCTTTTGCCGTAAATCCCATATATCCATTTGGGACTGTGTATCCTTTAGGCATTTACACATACCTCCTTAGTTGCTACATCTGGTGATATACCCATCTCGATCAATGCTTCCTTTGCTGATACGTTTTTAGCTACTGCTAAAAGCAAGGCGTAATAATTTGCCTTTAACATCTGATTCCGTGATAATTCGTTCATTATCTTATTCTCCTCTCTATAACATTCCACATGCAGACATAAGTTTTGTAGCGAATGGATGTTTGTTCCGCTTTAACTGTTCTGCAAGCTTGTGTTTCTGTTCATTGGCATAGCGTTCTTCAAAATGCTGCCTATTTGAGTTCGCAATTTCTGCCTCTGGTCTGTTGTCGATTACTTCAAATCCGTTTGATGCAATGATTATCATATGTATATATTCTCCCTTCTATTTACGCATTAAAAAAGCGATGCTAACTCAAGTGCTAACATCGCTTTGCTTTTATTGTGCGTTTTGATTCCCTTTGGTTTCTGTGGTCGGACTGAATAAATCCGTGACGGCTGTTTTGCCTTTGCAATTTCATAGTCGCAATATGCATTGCGGGTTGCTTTCTGTTTTTCTGACATGATTGTTTCCTCCTTAATTTTGGGTATAAAAATAGCACCCGGAAATTGGGTGCTTTTGATTGGTGCGTTGGTTATATTTGACGCAGTTACATTTGTTTTAGTTTGGCTTGAAGTTCCTGGATTTGAGCTTCTATGGCTTGTTTTTCTTCGTTTGCCTTCTCGTATTCTGCATCTGGTATCCATTCCATAATTTCGCTTGGTTGGACTTTGAGATATTCGCAGACTTTATTAAGTGTATCTGTTGACATAGTTCTATTTTTGGTAAACTTAGCCGTCATTGATGGACTTAATGCAAGTTCTCTTTGCAAATCTATATATTTCATATTTTTTGACTTTAAGTAGTCACCTAGTTTATTATATACTATCAAAAATTTCACCTCCATTTATGGTAACTACATTTTAGCATAGTCAAATATATTTGTAAAGTTATTTTCCATATGTTAATGCATATGGTTTTGCCTTGAACCATTTACGCATATTGTCAGTAAGTCCCCATGAAGTCTGCGCAAAGTCGTTTTGATTATTCATGACTTCTTTCATTGCTTCCTTTTTCGCTTTTGCGTGTTTAATTGCCATACTCCTATCTTTACCCATGATTTTATCCTCCTTGAATTTAAAATGTATACTATAAAAAGGGCAAAGTATTTACCTTGCCCCCTCTAACTATACATTTTATGATTACATATTATTTGTTGTTTTTCTTAGATTTCTTTGTGTACTTGTCAGTCAATACGCTAGGAATATCGGCAGGTTTGATAGTTCCTGCTTCAACCATCCATTCAAAGCCTACACCATAGAGATTCTTTAAAGCATTAGTTACATCATACTTGAGAGCCTTTGTACCGTTAGACTTTACAACGGTTTTTGTATCAATTTTCTTACCGATTGACTCAAGAACTGCTGTCTCAAAAGTTGTACCTGATACCTCAAGTTTATATGCTTTGTAGAAGTTTTCTACTGCTGTCTTTACATCTTCTAAAGACTTAGCATCTTTCATAGCTTTGCGGAATTTTTTGTCGTGTTCGTTGTACTCAAAAGAAGCCTGTTCTTTGAGCAACTTATCCCACTCAACCTTTAAGCCTTCATTGATGGTTACATAATTAGCACGCATCCGGTTCAGATCCTCAACGGTTACGTCAAGGTTAGTGCCTTTTTCGAGCATGTCATCAATGGCTACAATACTCTTTTCATTAGCATCAATCTCAGAGCCATAGATTGTATTGAGTTCAGCTTTCTTGATAATGCAACGGAAAAATTCAGAAGTCCGTGTTGATAATGTGCGTGCTGACTGGAAAAAGTCAACTTTAGCGTTGTTTGTTGTTGTGTTAGTTGTTGTTTTACTCATAATATCCTCTTTTCTCCGACTTGACGCAATCGGTGCTATGTATTTTTATTATGCACGTTGTTATCCTCAGCTTTAAACAGACTTGGAACTGTCAATCTTTACAGACTGGTAGCTTTATAACGTCCTCCTCACCTTACCTGGTGCGCCTCACACCGTTGTACTTTCGTACACCCCTAAAGAGTATTCATGCTTAGTCTTGAGCACTCATGACCTCTAACCCCTTTAGGATATAGATACAGACCTCAATATTCAATTCCTACGAGTTGGGGAACGTAGGCACTCTATTTTCACCCCGAATTGCAATGCAAATAGTTATCCGCAAGCCGTAACTTGTTTCATAATGTGGGTTGTGCCGTAACACTTGCCACCTATCCGCAAAGGCACTTTTAAAGATGTGCAAACTTTTTTCTAGGAATTTTTCACGAATTGTGATAGAATAGACTTGTTGAGAGTGTAAGCTATCACTTTTCGTGTCGGCTTGCGCCGTGCGGTGTTCCTACTGTTTATTGGATATATCATTTATAACAGTTGCTACCACAACTATCACAACGAATATCCGTAGGAAGATTCCTAGAATAGACATAGGATACACCGCCTTCCTATATGTAATGAGGTTTTAATGACTTTTCCTTGTCAAGTAAGTTTTGAGATTGAATTGGCAACTATGTAAGTTTGCAGTGCCTGTACTTTGTTGTGTGGTTTATCTCTTAACTTGTATTAACTATATCATAGTATAGTTTTTTTGTCAACTACTTTTTGAAATATTTTGGAAAAACTTTTTCAGAACGAAAAAGTGTAGTTGTTTTGTTGATATAGCTATACTATCATATAGTTATTGGGTTGTCAATAATAAATTTTAAAAAATACGATAAAATTATAATGCAAACATATGTTCGAGTATGTTCTGCTCAAATAGTCCAGATCTAATTTTATCGAACGTCTGTTCTATCTAAAAACAATGTATAATATATATCTATTAGACATTCTTTTTATATATAGGGGGGTACTTAAAACTAACTTGATGGGTTGGAAATGCTGCAAGTCTTATAGCTGATTTATCCACAGACCTTCTTCAAAATTTTACCTTGTCGATATCTTCAAAATCCCACTAAAATCAAGCAAAATTCTATTTTTATTCAAATAAATATGTTATCGTGCCCCATATCGTCGAACCCATCATAAATCAGGCATTATTTCGATTTATATCCCCATTTTTCAATCTTCTAAATTTCAAAAATCTAATCTGAAACTAAAAACTCCCATAAAATTCAACACTTTTCACGATATCGTTTTTCAATAAAAAATCCATTCAAAAAAGAGAATAAATTAATGTAACAAAATCAATTTTCATTTAAGGAGGATTTATATGATAAAATATTTAGACACATCTACATTAATTAAATACACATTAGGAAATAATAACGGACACTTCAACTGGAAAGAAAATATTGGGAAAGAATTACCGTTCCAATATGATGATTTAACTGGAACAATCAAAATAATTGATTATAAATCTGTTAATCGTAATAATCTCGTAACTGTTCAATATCAAGACAACATCATAACAACATCTACGTCTAATCTTTTACAACTTAAAATTCCAAGTTTTCTAAATAAAAACAAAAATAACAGCAATTATACATATAAAATTGGAGATATTATTGATAAAGATTTTCAGAAATCAAAAGTGATAGAACAAACTAGAATTTCTGTTAAAGCAACTAAAAACTATGAAACAACAAGAGGATATAAACTTAAATGTTTGTGTTGTGGATATAAGTATCAAACTCGTGAAGATAGAATTTCTTCATGTCCTGTCTGTGGTATTCGCAGCTCATGGACAGAGAGATTTATATTTTCAATATTCATACAAGCAAAAATAGATTTTGAAGTACAAAAGGAATTTGAATGGTTGCAAAATAGGTGGTATGATATTTATCTTCCAAAATATAATGCAATTATAGAAATAAATGGAATACAACATTATGAACCAACTAAAAATTCAAATCGAGAACAAAAATCAGCAGAACAACAATACCTTGAATGTATATCATCGGATAAATTAAAATATGACACTGCTATAAAAAATGGGTTATCATATTATATCATAGATGCAAGAGATCAAAACAATCTATACAATATAGCAAAATCGGCATTGACTTTTATAGATTTTTCAAATATATCAGCATTTGAATGTGGAAAATTTGCTACAAATAACGTAGTTAAAAAATATTGTAATTTATGGAATAAAGGATATTCTGTAGATGAGATTTCTCAAAAATTAAATTGTTCTATCGGAATAGTTCAAAGAAGACTTAGGGAAGGAACTCAGTATCATTTATGCATTTATAGCAAAAATATTAATATGAAAAATCATAAAATAATTAATCCTAATAAAAAAGGATGAAAATTTATTAACTCAAGTGGATATTTCTATCTACTTGGGTTATTTTAAGCTATATCCTCTTATATCACCCCCCATCTCATACCCCAATCTCTAACTTAAATCTCACGAAATCGACCCAAATTCATTTCAAAATACCTCCAATGATAAAATCCTTGCCTAAACATAAAACTCTCTTATTTCTCTCTCAGAACAAATATAACCACTAATATATGGGGGGTACTCAAAAACTATATGAAAATTGCGCTACTAAACAGAGAATAATGTATATAGAAAGACAAAAAAAATCATTTCAAAGGAGATTTAGCAAATGAATACATATTTAATACCAACAACAGCAGCATATTGTTATGAACCTTATGATCATATCTATTTGGTATATGCCAATACCACACAAGAAGCATATAAAAAAGCATATAAAGAATTACAAGGTGAATACATACCACAAGCATTACAAAAATATGAATTATATCCCTTTGAATTATACAAACCAGATAACACATTTACTTTCCCATTTCACAAATCAAAGAAATATGATATACTTAAAGAAGCATTTAAAAATACTAAAGGAGCAGAATATATGTCATATTTTCAAGTAAACTGGAATAACTATACTGATCAACTAGCTAAAATGGCAATTTTTGAAAATTGGTCTAATCCAACGTACCCTAATAATGGAATTCTGGCTAATTACCTAGTGAAAACATATGATAAATTGACTTCCGAAAAGAAAATAACAATAGGAAAAGATTATGCTTTATTCAATACAGGATTATTTAATAAATATTACGATCAATTATATACATATCAATCAGGAACAGAAATACTATTTCTTACTGGATATGAACTCGGACGTATTGGTATAAAAGAAAGACCAGAAAGAGCAAATTATTTTGAAAAGCCAGAATTACTTCTTTTTGATTGGCATTATCCAATAGATGTACATTATACTCACATACTTGATGATGAAAAGAACAAACAACGTTTACCAAAGGCTTTTCTTGAAAGTGCCAATAAGATTAATATTTTAAACGGCGCACTAGACACAATGAAAAAGAAAGTTTCCGCAAATTATAAACTAGCTATTCCACAATATTTTGATGGTAAAATACAATTACTACTTCCCTTATGTTTAATGTCAGATAATAAACCTGATGTAGCAATTGCAGTCACTAAAAAAGATAACTCATACCAGGGACATACATGTTTAACATTAGATATGGCATATAACAATGCAAGACTAATAGCAAAGCCAGAGTCTACTTGGTTATCTATTTGATTATTTAAACGTAGCGTGATATCAAAGACAGATGATTGATTTCGTCTGTCTTATTTTTATGCCAAAACAGGAAATAAACAGAGAATATATTATTGAGCAGTATCCTACTGCTATCCCATCACTTACTCAAAGAAAGGAATTTAGTATGAAACCAATTAACAGCAAAACAGAAAATGAAATACCAAAATATCTCAAGTTAACAGAGAGTAGCATTTCCAAGAGTAACCGCAAGTCTAAACATAAACATCACTATGAAGAATGTCTGATTCAAAACAAATGGAATTTTAAAAGTAATGCATTTACTCAAGAAGAAAAAGAACGTATTCATACATCATTAAGCAGTTATTGTACTATCTGTGGAAAAATTGGAGGGATAATTAAAAATAGTAAATATCAGAAAGAAATCAAAGCATTACAGAAACAAAGACAAACAGGAAATAACTTTTTGGAAAGTATATCAGGTGAAGAAATTTATGAAATGTATCATGATAAGATGTCAGTATTCTTTTTAGAAGATATATTTGCCAAGTATATTGATTTAGAACAAAATGATTATTCAGATAGAGAATAGATTATATAAAAGTGACTGTGTATATCTATAAGAGTGAATAATAAGTGCTAAAGGAGATTCGAAAATGAAGAAAAATACGATTAAGAATATTATATTTGCTACTTTAGTAACATTTTTATTTGGACTAGGGTCAAATCTTAATGTATGGTCTATTGGAGCAATTGTATTTACGTTAATATTATTACAATATGTTTGACGCCAGCAGATTTATATAAGGAATAATTACATCAACCAAAAATTAAAGATCTTGTACGAAGTGAAACGAATACAAGTGCAATATTCTTCTCTTGATAATATGAGTCTATATAGATATTGACCTATACAAATTCACAACTTTGAAAATTTAAGACGGAGAATATTGTAATGTAACAAATAGACACAATTATTTATAATGGAGGAATTTGAAATGACAAATGAACAAAGAATTGATGACTGTGTAACAGATCTTATTGAAACAATTTCTAAGAATATCGGTAACATGTATGGTAAAGGATCAACATCAACAAAACAATGTGATGAAATCGAAGCTCTTGCTTCATTGATAAAAGCAAGAGCAACGATCAGACCACATAAAAATTATTCTTCATCAGAATCTGATTCAGACTTTTTTAAAGAATGAACTGTATCATAAACATCTTTTATAAGCCCAGCCAATTCAGTACGTTTGACAGGTACACAATTATTTTGTGTACCCCAAGCACGAATGTACTCACAAACAATTTCTGATGTAATCTCTTTATCAGATTTAGCCATAATCTCATCTCCTCTCTTATACTGATGTAAATATTATACCATATATTTCATAAATAAAAAGAGAATATACCATTGAGAGGTTTTTAAAAAGAAATAAACAGAACAAAACAACTAAAAATTAAAGAGTGTTTATTTTGAAGCGTGAGCGAAAAATAAGCACGATAGTAGTTATACTTTAATATATACAGTTATACTTTATAAAAAGAACGCTGATTTGGCACACTGTAGTGTGACATATATTTCGATTTTTTAGCAAGATATGTCACACTCTGATGTGACATACTTTACTGTATCAAAGTAGAGAATATTAAAATGAAAGGAAGTGATAACACGGAAAACAATAAATCGCCATCAGTTCCAACAGCCGAAGTTAGAGTACCAATTCATAACGTAAGAGTTCCAAAAGAAATAATTCTGCAAAATACATACCCTGAACATAGAATTTCAGCTTTCTTCTATCTTAACTATAATCAAACATGGGATGGTATGGTGAATTACTCTCCTATTTACATGATTCAATGGAGTGGATATCAGCCTAATTGGAACAGGCATAAAAATAGAGAATCAATATATGACAAGTTTTTAAAGTCAATGCAATGTTTATTTTCAAATGGATATATTATTGATTTTGATGAAATGAAATATATACAAAATACGTTTCAATCTTCAATGCTAAATATAGAGAAACTTATACCTGAACAGAATTATGGAATCGTATATGATTTTGAATATGAAACTATTATGAAGTATGAATCATCTTACAAACCACTAAATAAAAGTATTCTTCTATTAGTGTTTTCATATATTAAAGCATTTACGTGGAACAGATTTTCATCTATTACAGGTCATTCTGAAAAAAATAAAAAATCTAAACCAGAAATTTTTCATTCTCAATTCGAGACGATGTCCCAATTTATAGGAGTAAAACCAAAAATGATCTCAAAAGCATCTGAATTACTTGAACAAATGGGATTAATAATCACTCATCGAATGCCAAGATATCAAGATGCAGATGGAAATTGGCATACAGATGACATTATTTATGTTATTCCATACAAAATAATTTATCAGAATAAGCATTTTTATATTTGTTCAAAAGAAGAATATGACCCAAAGAAAGAATTGGAGAATGGAATTATGTATCTTCGCAATATGAAGCATATAAGCAAAAAGTTTTATCAAGATTAAGTATCGAATAAGAGAATAAACATATGTAACCAAATAACGCAGTACTCAAAGGGAGTTGATTGCAATGAAGAAAATATTATTTAAACGAAAAGGAGAACTATTAAATGAACAAAACAGTAACTATCGAATCAAAGAACCATAAGTATCAGAATACCTATGGCGGGAACATTTACACATCAGATTTTTCTACTAACTATGAACATACGCAAAATTTTACAGGCAGAATTTTGTCTGATTGGAAATTTGATGAACAGTGTCACAGAAATATACTCAATAGATCGAGGTCTTATTAAGTTATGTTTAGCAGACAGGACTATCAATATTTTAAGAAAGCAAAAGAAATTTCTAAAAATTCAGATTTTAACAAAATACATATTGGCTGTATTGCGGTTTATCAAGGTAATATCATTGGAGTCGGATACAATAGTAATAAAACTCATCCAGTACAAAAATACTATAACAAATATAGAAACAATAGAATTTATTGTGGATATCTTGCTCCAAAGTTACATGCAGAAATTAGTTGTTTAAATACAATTAGATTTATGGATATAAATTTTTCTAAAGTGAAATTATATATTTACAGATCACGAAAAGATCAAGAATATGGTTTATCTCGACCTTGCCCAAGCTGCATGGCGGCAATAAAGGATTTAGGTATAAAACATATATATTATACCACAAACGATGGAGTTGCTTACGAAGAAATGGAGAATATAACTTATGAAGAGATTATTTAAGATGTTTAGAAAACATTATAAAACAGGATATACATATACCGTGAAACTTAGTGACATTATTATTCAACCTGGTTGGAACCATATTAAGACTTGGAAAATGAACGAGAAGATGAACTATTTCGAGAAAACGGGTCGTTTCGCTTCTACTATTATTATTGACAGGGAATTTGTATTGAGAGATGGGTTTACTTCATACAGAATTGCAGAAATCAAAGGTATAAAGTATGTGGATGTATATTTTGTTGAATAAATAGAAATTTCATTTGGAGAATATATAAGTGGAGGTAAGTTTTATATGAGTAATAATTTTGACAATGTTGAAGAAATGAAAGAATTGATTGTAGATGAACTTTCGGAATGTGAATTTGACAACAATTTTAGATGTGAAGAATGTTCTGAATTGGAGCAATGTTATGACAAAGCTTCTACAAAATCATCTCACGAGTTTGCAGAGAGTTTAGATTATGGTGGCTATGATTCTGAAGATGAATTTTGGGAGAATTTAGGTTAAGGCGGTGATGATATACTGAATGAGTGAATATGGAATTAAAATAAAAAACATCAGTGCTGGTATGCTATATGATGTTAATCTTGGAACACGGGATTATTTTACATATACTGATGCTATGTTTAATAATAGCTTATTTAGTTTTTTCTTACAAAAGAATGGATTAAATATTTATAAAGGAAAATCTGGTAAAAAAAATGAAAGTACACGAGATATAATTTGTCTTGATTATGAATTTGGAAGTCGCTCTTATGATAATGAGCATACTCGATTAGAAAAGTTATTTAATGATACTGATGGCGATTCTAAGGAACGTATTAAACAGGCATTACAAAAAGTTGAAGATAGAAAAGACTTGTATAATGAAAAATCACGAGATGAGATTAGAGAATATTTTTACGAGAATGGTGTTGATGTTACATATAAACGTAAACGCAGAGACGGAACAATTAAAGAAGAAACAATTCATTATGAAATGCTTTTTCGTACAAGTGCCAAAGCTAAACTTGGACAAGTTATTTTCATAAATAGTAAATTATATGACATTGCATATGATTGGTTAACAATTGGACTTGGAAAAAAAATGAGTCATGACAATGCGAAAATCGTTGAAATGTCAGCTTATGCTCCGCTTACCACATCTACAATTATTGGTACACTTCATATACCTGTTGAGGATATTCTAATTCTCAAAGATCAGGATTCCTTTTTTGAAACAATGACAAAAGTTGTTAAAGCAGAAGAATACGAAGTAGAAGTCAAAAAGGAAAATAAAGAAACTAACAAAAACGAAAAGGTAATTGAAAAACGTAAAAAATGTGTTGTATCCGAAGAAAAACGTCAAGTTAAAAATACAATTTGGGATGGCATGGCACTAATCGAAGCTGATTCTAATTATCTTCGTCTCCCATCTTATATTAACGGTATGGCATTACTCAGAAATCACCTTTTTAAATCATGTGCCTTTAAGAGTTATCTTCAAAAATTCTTTAAAGATTGGTGTGAGAAGAATGGATATGATTACAATACATACCAGGTTCAAGATATGTTTGGTAAATGGCATTATTTAAAAGATATTAAGATGATAACTACTGATAATGCGATTAAATGGAAGAAATTTCAAGACTTAATGGGTAATAATATTACTGAAGCATATGACTATTGGTGCGAAAGAATTCATTCTGATGGTGATATGTGGGGCATTGTAAAAACCGACCACCCAAGTAAATTAGGACAATATCAACAGTTGAGTTATCAAATGATTAATACTCTTCCATGTACGAAGGATAATGTGAAAGATATTGCTCAGATTAGCATTGATTATGTTGAATTACTTAAGCGTGATAATGATGAATTTGAAAAGTTTCTTAGAAAGAATGCAAATGAAGTAAATCATTATGAAATGCTTGCTGATTTATATGCTCAAAATCATGAGTTTGGAAATAGTAAATTTTTTAGGTATGAAAAGAAAGAGATAATTAAACAATATGTTTTTAGAATGAGAAAAGGAAAAATTATGGTCAACGGTGATAATTTGACTGTATGTGGTAACCCTTATGCACTTTTGCTCTATTCTGTTGGTGAGGATTTTGAAAAAGATCCAACACTTTCTCAAGAATCTAATTGTATTCAGTGTTATACTAAACGTTTTGATGATAATGAATATCTTGCAGCGTTTAGAAATCCACATAATTCCCCGAACAATATATGCTATTTACATAATGTCTATTCCAAAGAAATGGATAAGTATTTTGCATTTAGTAAAAATATAATAGCAGTTAATTGTATTCATACAGATATTCAAGACAGGGCAAATGGGATGGATGAAGACTCGGATTTTATGCTTGTCACAAATCAATCAACAATGGTTAAATGTGCAGAAAGATGCTATATAGATTTTTATACTATTGTAAATGCATTACAAGAGTCTGGTATTACCTACAATAATACAAAAAAAGATTATGCTGCTATGGATAACAAGTTTTCAAAGTCACGTATGGGAATCGGATATTCAAGTAATTTGGCTCAGTTGGCAATGACTTATTATTGGACGGAATTACAAAAAGATAATCCTGATGAGAAAAAACTTAAAGAACTCTATGACAATTTTATTATTCTTTCTGTTCTTGCACAGGTTATTATTGATGGATGCAAAAGAGAATATGAAATTGATGGCAACAAAGAAATTGATAGAATTAGCAAACTCTCTTGCATGAACATTAAAAGAATCGTTGGTTATACGGAATCAGGTAAGCCAAAGTATAAAAAGTACGATTTTCCTGAGTTTATGAAATATACCAGAGAAATTAAATACACCAAAGATGGTAAAGAACTACCGCAAGAGGAAGTTGATGAATCGAAAAACAAACTTAAAAGTCGTATTAATAGAGAATTATTATGTCCTATGAACTGGCTTGAAGATTGGATTAATAAAATTCAGAACGCTTCTACTGTTGAAACAATCCCAACTGAATATTTTTTTGTTAAAATGGATGGATATGCAAATAATAGACAAATGACAAAAATTAGACAGATTGTTGAAGAATATGATTCTTATATTAAAGCTATTCAATCTAATTCTTGTTTAGATGATGAAATGTCTACTGAATTAATTATTGATAGATCAAAACTTGTTCTTGATGAATTAAGTAAGATAAAAGTAGGAAATATTGTTACTATAAATAGGTTGATTGAGACTTCTCTTGGAATTGAGACAAAAGATAATGGTAGTATTTTTTATAATAAAAGTCAAAAATACACTAGAAAGATGTTGAATTGTTTGTATAAAATGGACAAAGATAAGTTCTTGTTGAATTTTAATTAGTATTTTTTGCACAAATTTTACTTAGTAACTTTATAAATTATTCACAAAAAGCTAGTAAAATCAAGGCTTCCAGCGATTTTAACAATGGGTGTAATATGGAGGGAAGAAAGCGCAGAGTTACGTTAGTAAACTCCCACGCCATTGCCAATGCGTGTAATAAGTAAGGGCTTGCAAGTTTAAAAAGTATACTAGGGGGCAGACGTATCATTATCTGCCCCGAATATAAAACAATGAAATCAGCTTTTCTTGGCTGATAAAACAGAGAATATATAATTGTCGAAAGACATTAGAACAACGTCCTGTATGGACATAATATAACACAAATTAAATTCAGAACAGTGATTTGGATCTCGTATCATGCTGAGGCTACAATAAATGTATGTGGTGTACGCAGCCATAAATGCGAACGTTAATACTTGAGACGGAGAACTCAATGCGAAACTTCCCATCGCTTACTAATCATTGGCGGTTCTGAACAATTCTAAAGATTATTTCTAAGATTGGTACTTCATATTGTACTCCTCTTCTTATATGTGTCGGTAACTGTGCCACAATTCTTGTAGTACGGTTGCCGATTATTCTCAAATATATTATTGCTGGCGAGTGAAACGGATTATCACGCATGACTCATTCTCATGAAATAACAGGTTCGACTCCTGTGCTTCAGCAACTCTCCCATTTTATATGAGAACTGGTCGGTTTCGGATCAGAGGATGAAAATTCTAAGATAAGCATGGCGACATGTATAAAGTGGTTCTTATCGTATTATAAGGCTGCGACTGTAGCAATACAGTTTGACGGAAAACACATAAAATCTACGCTCAACCTTCTATTCAAGGACAACTGTTGGCGAATATGGTTGATTGGCGGGTGTCTTGAAATAGGCACTGTAGTAACACAGAAATGTGGGTATGATTTGTGTACTATTGGTGGGAATACCGCAAGTATAACCGCTGGTAGGATTTTGGTAATATCTCTTAAGTTGAAAAACAGGGATGGAATCAAAAAGTAAGGAGATCGCAATCCGAGCAGGATGGTGATGATTGGGCTGTACTCAAAAGATACGGATGGTCAAATGTACACCTCATCGTCCATAATAAGTACATACTTTTGAAAAGAGAACAATTATTTTAGGTAAATAATATTTAAAAGAAGATTACAAAACAGCAAAAGTGTGTGCGACCACAAAGAGAAAAACAACTTATTCACTTGCAATATGGTGACATGTAACACTCGCAAGGTGTTATATGAGAAAGTACAAGTACGTGCAACTCTAATAGGCTGCAACCTATGAATCTCGCAAGGAAGAATGTGCAGAAAGAAAATCTATAATACTTTGTGGTAAGAGTTTGCCGATTATGTCAAAATCGGTGTTGTTGCTAACTACAAGCTAATCGCTTGTGTGATAAACTGTGTCCAACCACAGTAGATGTTAGTGTATTGAGTCAAATATCTCAGCTCATATTAAGTAAGGATCTCATACTTCGGCATGGGATTTTTTATTTAGAGCGTGTAGCTCAGTTTGGCAGAGCACTCGACTTTTAATCGAGTTGTCGATGGGTTCAAATCCCTCCACGCTCATTCTCTTCTGCTATTCGGCAGGAAATAAATCAAGAAAGAAGTGAAAAATTATTTTATTAATTAACAAAACAGAAGCTTTTGCAATGAGGAAACTTGTTGGAAATGAAAATGTTAAACAGACTTACAGTGGTCATTCTAAATACTATTTGGTTGAGTCTTATAATAACTTAAAAGCTTTGGATAAATACAGAAAAAGCAAAATCGTCTAATAAACGAAATTTAAAATGAAAGGTGGTCGGAAACCATCGCAAAGAAAAAGAAATTAAAAGAAGATGGAATCTTATTCTGTGGAAGCAATGCAACGGATGTAACTGGTTCTATGACTTTAATTAAGTTTGGTGGAAAGCAGATTTTATTGGAGTGTGGTCTTTATCAGGACAATTCTTATCTTGAGGCGTATAAAATCAATTCTGAAAAATTTAAATTCAATCCAACTGAAATAGATTATGTTTTTGTTGGACATACACATATTGATCATATAGGTCTTTTACCTCGACTTGTTAAGGAAGGTTTTACAGGGAAAATCATTCTTACATATGCCAGTTCTGTAATGGCAAAATATCTTTTACTAAATTGTGCTTTTATTGTAGCCGATGAAGCTAGAGTATTATCTAAAAGATATGGACGTGAATATGATCCGCTATATTCGGAAGATGATGTATGGAATACAATCAAGCTATTTCATGTGTATGACGAGTATGATTTATTATATCAGTTAGATGATGTGGTTACATTTCAGTGGTTGAAGAATTCTCATTGTGTGGGAGCTGCACAATTACAGTTGATCCTTAATGACGGATTAAAAAAACGAAAAATACTTTATACTTCTGATATTGGTGCGCTAGAAACAAAGAATCATTATGTTGAGAATACTGAAATTCCAAAGTTTTTCAACGATCTTACGATTTTAGAAAGCACTTACGGAATTAATACAAGAGCATCAAAGAAAACTCGTGAATTCGATGTAGAACATTTAAAAGTTGCGATTGATACTGTATTAGAGAGACAAGGCACTATTGTACTTCCTGCATTTTCATTTTCAAGGTCGCAGGAATTATTAACAACATTATATCTTCTATTTGGAGAAGACGAAACATTTACTACACCTATTGTAGTGGATTCTATGCTCACATGTGATATTTGTGATGCATATGGCAATGTGTTATTAGATAATAATCGTGAACTTTGGAATAAGGTTTATAATTGGGAAAATGTAAAATATATTAGAGAGAAAACAGACTCTCAGGTATGTGTATTAGATAATACACCTAAAATTGTGATTTCTTCATCAGGCTTTTGTACAAATGGCAGAATCCTATCTTATTTAACACAATATCTTAAAGACATCAATTCAATGATTATCTTTTCAGGATTTGTTGGCGACAATGACTCTTATCTTAGTTATCGCATAAAAAATGGCAAAACCAATAAAACAATTAATATCAATAAAAAACCAGTCCCTAATAGAGCTGATTGTATTACAATGAGTACATTTTCATCTCATGCTAATTTTAATGACTTGTTAAAATATGGTGGCAATTTGAATACTAATCTTCTTGTATTAGTGCATGGTTCTATTGAAGCAAAGAATTGTTTAAAAGAACATTTAAAAGAAGAAATTTCAAAAAATGATAAGACTTACAAAGTTAAATGCTCTGAAAAGGGTATGATTATTCCTTTATAGGAAAATATTATGAAATTGGAGGCTAATAGCCTATGAAAGATATTAAAACAAGTATGATGCTTTATCAGGGTGAGCAGTATGAAACAGAAGACCTTGAAAACAGAAGACTCTTTATCAACGATGTTATTGATTCAGATGTTATTGATACTATTGTGTATCATATTTTACGCTATAATCGTGAAGATAAAGATATACCAGTTGAAAATAGAAAACCGATTTTATTGTATGTGAATACAAATGGAGGCTCAGTTCCCGATGGGTACGCATTAATTGATGCAATAATGACAAGTAAAACACCTGTCTATACAATAAATCAGGGATATTGTTATTCAATGGGATTCTTAATTTTTATTTCGGGTAAGAAACGTTTTGCTATGCCAAATTCAACTTTTCTCATGCATGATGGCTCAAGTTTTGCATGGGATTCTACTGCTAAAATGAAAGATCGTGTTGATTTTGAGGCAGGACAAGTTGAAGTGCATACAAAAAATTATATTATTGCACAGACAAAAATTGATGAGAAGCTTTATGATGAGAAATATCGTGTTGAATGGTATTTTTATCCAGAAGAAGCTAAATCAGTTGGTGTTTGTGATTGTATTGTTGGTAAAGATTGTACAATTGATGAAATTATTTAAGGAGAGCGCACTGCTCTCCTATTATTATATTGGAGAAAAAGGAGATTGAAAAATGGCAGCTAGTAAATTAAAGTTCACAAGAACTACAACAGATAAATTAACAGTAAAGGCAGGTACACTCTCAGAGGATTGTACTACTATTACCTACACAGATGAGAATGATATGGAGCAGGAAGTAAAGGTAGCCGATCTACTTTCTTCATTTAAGAATCAGGTGATTGATTTTACTGTTGCATTAAAAACAGATGAGGAACTGGATGTTCCGTCTGATGAAGAGTAAGAAGGGATGTGATTACCATAACTTCTTATAAGCGATTTGAAAATGAAACAGATGAGGAACTTATCTACAGGATATGTGAAGATAAAGACCAGATAGGTTCTTGGCAGAATGTCGCTAATATAATTAATGAGCTTACTGGTAATGATTATGGTGAAAGCACCTATCGTAAAAAATATCAGGCTTTTAAGAAGATGTTAGAAGCCAATCAGTCTAGGTTCGTTGATACAGATACCCAGTTAAGAGAGATTCAGTTAGCTCAAAGAGAACTTGAAAAAGAGCGAAAAAAGCTTCAAACTGAAAAGTTAGAATACAATAAGTGGCTTAGAGAGGATGCAAGAGATGAATTAATTACAGAAAAAATTAGTGAAGCTATTTCATTTCTACCAAAATTATCATCTCCTGTTCGTATTGAACCAACTTTTAACAAAAAATCATGGATTCTTGCGATTAGCGATTGCCACTATGGGTGTGAGTTTGAGATAAAAGATTTCTACAATGGAACTATAAATGCGTATTCTCCTGAAATTTTCGAGGAAAGAATGGCAATCTTATTCAATAAAGTGATTGACAAAATTGAAGAACTTGGAATTACTGAGTTGTCAATTATTGAACTTGGAGATGGCATAGATGGCTGTTTGCGTATGTCTCAGTTAATGAGATTGAGATACGGTGTTATTGAATCAAGTATTCGTTATGCTAATTATTTAGCGAATTGGCTAAATCAACTTAGTAAATTTGTGTCAATAAAATTCCAGATGGTTTTTGATTCAAACCATAATCAGTTAAGACTATTGGATGGGAAAAAGAACACATTTCCAGATGAAAATGTTAGCAAAATTATGATGGCTCTTATCAAAGAACGATTGAGAGATAATGAGAATATTGTTATTCTTGAAAATCCGACAGGAATGACATATTCAATAATGTCAACTTATTGTGTTGTTGGCTTCCACGGAGAAAAGAAAAATCTAAAAAATAATTTATTAGAAGTGTCACGCACATATGGTATTCATATTGACTATACAATTTCTGGACACGTTCACCATGATGCTCTTAAAGAGATTGGAATTGATTCGGCAGTATTATCTGTTGGTTCAGTAATTGGCATTGATCCATATTCTATGACTTTAAATGCAGCATCCAATGCCTCTTGTTCAATGTTTGAATTTGAACAAGGACAAGGTAGGACGGCTGAATATGTATTTAAATTGAATTAAATGCTTATTGAAAACAATCATTTTGATTGTATTTTTTTATACTTTTGCAATCATTTTGATGGTTTATTTGGGCTGACAAAGCCACTATCAGAGGAAGTGTGCCTTATATGGATGCTACCCTCTTTTATATTACAAAAAAATATTAAAGGAAAATAAAGGAGAAAATTTAAAATGACAAAATCAGAGTTAATTAAAGGAATTCAGAATGAGGTGTCTATCAATATTCCACAGAAGGCTGTAGCTGAAATTTTAGACGCACAGGCAAAAGTTGTTGCAGATGCAGTTAAAGCAGGTGATGAGGTTACTATTCCTGGTGTTTGTAAAGTAAAATCAAAGGACGTTCCTGAAAGAACAGGTAAAGTAATGATGGGAGCAAACAAAGGGGATACATGGGTAAAACCAGCTCACAAAGAGGCTTGTGTAAAAATTGTTAAAGCTCTCAAAGAGATTTTTGCTTAATCTGAAAGGATGTGATTATTATAAAAGCATTACATTTTGAAGACTATGTAAATTTTGCTTGTGCTGTTTCAAACGCATATGACAGAGTGAAATCTGATGATGAATATAATTCAGTAGACGTTATTGCAAAGTATGAAGATGCAAAAGAGATTATTCGTGAACTTGTTGGAATGGGTTATGGTATTGCATTTGCCACTGAATTTGCAAGTCCTGAATGGGATAATTATGATGATGCTTTCGTTGTCAGCTTATTGGATGATGAAATTTGGTGTGAACCTGTAAAGCGAAAAGATGGTTATATCTTTGTTGAAGCTGATATCGTATATATCTTTGATGATTGCAATTCTAAGATTATTCCAAAGATTGAAGCTGATGAGGTATATGAAGTAGAGATTGGTGACTTAGATTACGATTGTGAGAATTGTGATTGTCATGATATGGCTGCTACTTCTTCTGCCACTTACAAGGTTAATGGAAAATCCGTAGATAGGGAAACTTATGAGAGAGCCATCGAAGATATTGAGGGAAAATATTTAGATGGTATTAGAGATATGCTTTTGAGATATTGCGAAATTCAGGATGAAATGAATGAGTGGCGCAAGTTACTTAATTGGTAGAATTTTGGAGTGTGTGGTGTATGCTGCGCACTCTTTTTGTTATGGGTGGATATGCCTAGAGGCGAGGGCAAGAGACTGTAAATCTCCCACATAAGAAACACCGTAGGTTCGACTCCTACTCCACCCACTAATTTTAAATAGAAAAGGAGGCTGAAATATTGTCAAAAGAAAAAATAACAAGGGTGAAATATTTCACTCCTGATAAAGAGAAATTTATTTATGAAGAGAACTGGAAGAAATATGAAAAATATTTACAGTCTAATATCATCAAAAATCGTGATGTAAAAGATACTACATACAAGAGATATAAAGGATTGTTCCGACATTTTCTCATGTGGTTAGGAGAAAATTATGGTGAATTAGATTTATATTCTGATGAATTTATGGAAAATGCAGTTGATATTATGGAAGCATATATGCTTTTCTGTCAGGAAACATTGATGAATCATAAGAAGATAATCAATATGAAGATTTCTGCCGTAAGTTCATTCTATATTTGGTCTATGAAGCGTGGATTTGTTAAATATCATCCTTTTGATGGTAAACTTGACAGAATGAAAAAAGCTAACGAGGAACAGATTCTTAATCATTATTTCTTAAATGATGAACAGATTGCAGCTATTAGAGCAGATTTATATAAGACAGAGAATAATAAATGGACAATACAAGATCAGTTATTATTTGAAATCGCACTCTTCTCTGCTAATAGAATTGGTGCTTTGGAGAAACTTACTGTATCCTCTCTCGACTTAGATAATATGGTATTTGAGTCAATACGTGAGAAGGAAGGATACCGTGTGGAAGTTTCGTTTGACAGTACATGTAAGGATATGCTTGAAACATGGTTAGCCATGAGAACAAATGGTTATGATCATCTTGAATGTGATGCCTTATTTATTCATAAATACAAAGATGAATGGATACCTTGGACACAAGGAATGATTCATGACAGGATGAGAAAAATTGGTAGAATTATTGGCTTGGAGGACTTTCATTGTCATTGCATGAGGAAGACAGCGATCAATAAAATATATGAAGATACTGGTGATTTAAATCTCGCCTCACAATGGGCGAACCACAAATCAACTTCAGTAACTTCACAGAGCTATGTACGCCCTGCTTCTAAAGCTGATTTAAGGGAAAAATTAAAAATTCTAAAGTTCAAACAGCAAGAATTACAGAAAGAAGCCGAAAAAGAAGGTTTATAGACAATCCAGATGAAGCTTTCGCCTAACACTTCCTCTCTCACCATCAAAACAGAGAATAAATACATAGAACGAATCCTTAATCGGACAATTCAGAATAACAAGCTGCCTACACTCTTACGAGAGTAGGGGTGCTCTATCAATTCGTTGGTAGAGTTTACAAAACAGTTCTCTTAAAAAGAGAATATATAGTCGTTGGCAGACGTGTCAACCAGTAAGTAATATTTTGCGAGATATGAAAAAGCATACTGTTTTCCATAGAAACTTGTGAAGCCTATGGATTGAAGTGCTCATATCTTGGCATTTGCTATTCATGTAGCATTGTAAGACCTACTACTATCCTACTTAGTCCCTTATAAGCTGGCAGTATTACAGTGGATTATACAAAACTATATGGTGCATTCGTGTGTTGTATAAGTTGTATAATTCGAGACGAGTGCGCACGAATAGTAAGGATAGTATATCTTATCCCACCATCACCACGGATAATCGGTTTCTTCCAACCTATAATGGAATGGTGATCGTGCTTTTCTACGATAGTGAAAACCGTTAATTCAAGTTTGTACTAAAGTGTCTTTCGATCTTGTAGTCTTATGATTAAAACTATCCATGTAAGTTTTGCGAGAAATGGGCTATCGGTTCGTTTCTTATTTTTAGAAGCGTGAAGCAATTTCGTAAGCATGAATGGACTTACCTATAGGTGACTCTCAATTCTAAAAACTGCATGTGTACAGTGCAATATCAGCTAGTTAGTGCTTTATACTGATTTTACATATCAGAGAATTTTCAACATTCTCTTTGTCGGTTGACTGGTAATTAATCGACAGTAGATCTTACCAATCTATACAATAAGGAGAGGTTGCGCTCCTCTCCTATTATCATAGCGGAATGACGAGCAATGGAAGCTCACTTGGCTCATAACCAAGAGTATGCAGGTTCAAGTCCTGTTTCCGCAACTCAACGATTAAAAGGAAAACGAAAAAATAACAGAAAGGAGTGCATATACAATGGCTTATTTACAGGTTACAGAAAATGACTTACAGATTGGCGACGTGTTAAGCATTACAAGTGACAATGGAAAAACATTAAAAGCTTTACAGATGCTTATTGGTAATCAGACAAAAGCAAGTATGAGTATTGATTTTGATAACAATTGTCTTGTTTTTAAAGTAAATGATACAGATATGAATTTACCACAATTACAGTGTAATTTGTCAAAGTCTACTATTAAAAATATGATTTGCGGATTAAAAGAATTTTACAATTTATTAAGCGAGGAGGCAACAGAATAATGAAAATTTTACCTGAAAGAAGTATTGAAAATGATATCTATACTACAGTAATTAAACCGACAGAATTTGGCACAGCTACTGTTACTGCCGATGCAGAAATTGAAATGCTAAAAGATACACCCCAGATTTTGAGATATGCAGATATTGATTTTAAGGATAAATTTGTAATTACTGATAAAATTCCTACTATCTCATCTGATCCAGGTGCTGTTGAAGTATCTCTTAATTTAAACAATAAAGAGTTTACTATTGACGAAAACTTTGAAGTATCTTTATCTGTTGATGCAAACAAAATTGTTGATGCGGAGTTAGATAGTACTGTATTTACAGATAAACATGATTTAGCAATGGCAAAGGTCATTCTTTATGAAACAAAAGTTATTGCACAGATTAAGAAATTACTTGATGTTGCAAGAAGTCATGTTACTACTTTTGAACAGACTGTTGAACAGACTCTATAATAAAAATACCCCCATAAAACGGATTATGGGGGTTGTGATTATAAGTTTATATGTAATTTATACTCTGGTGTAGCTTTTTGACATTGATACGCGTCTTTTATGTATTTATCACAATTGTATTTAAATTCGTCCCACTTAACTACGGGGATATAACCGTTATCTATGTTATCTTTTAATATCGGAAACAAACTACTCTCTGAATAATAGTCATAGGAATTATGTTTATTGGGTAAAATAACAGCTAAAATGGCATTTCTTTGACTCGTGTATGAGCTTCTAGGTGTTTTTCTTATTGAATATGAAATTTCCCACGGTATCCATTGAGATTTTTGATACTTGTGATAGTCCTTCATGTTTGGTGAAATCAAAACAATTGTTAATGAACTATCAAAGATTTTATCTTTTAATTTCCCATAAATATATGCTTCTGAATACTTTGACAAATCATCATTATCGGACTCCCCTTTGTAATAATGTTCAGTCCTGTTGGTAAATTTGTCTTCAAGCCACGACACATAATCTCGAACCTTCGGCGTATCCTTTGTGAACTTTGGGACTGCTTTTACATCACTATCCCAATATTTGTAAGATACAAAAATTTTGTTTCCCATCTTTTAACCTCCCAGAATTGTTTTTATTGTGAATACAATTATTAGAATTGTAATTCCACCATACATAGGTAATATTGTATTTGAAAACATCGTTTTGATTAAACTACGTTTTTTATTTGCATACAATATTGTGTTTTGATTATTTGGGTTTAAATCATATTGAAAGTCTGTATTCCCATTTTTTCTCATTTGAATAACCCAGTCATATTTATCTCTATATTTTTGTTCTAATAAAAGGTAATTTGAATCTAACACCCAAAAGCATAAATTAACAAGAAGAATTGTGATTAAAATATACTCGTAATTTATCCCATTTTGAATTAAAACAAAAACACCAGTAATTAATGTCAAATCCCACCCTTTACATGAAAAAGAATTTTTTGACATGCGTTCTATACACGACTGCAATAAATCTATTTCTTTATGTATTGAAGTTTCTGTAATTTGAATTGGTTTATTTTCATTTTCCATAATAAACGAACCTCATATGCTTTTGTAATTATAAGTGTAGCACTTTATTCTTGTAATGTAAATATTTTAAACGAACTTTGTAAAAACATATCATATGTATAGAACTTTTCAACCGACTTTCAACAGTCGGTTTTGTTATATAAAAAATCGACTAAATAAAAAGAAAGTGAGGAATGAAAAATGATTTTATGTTCAGAATATGGCGGTCAGCCAAATACAATTATCTGCAGTTTCGTGTGTGACTCTGTTGATGAGGTCAAAGATTTACCGACAACTAAAAAGCTAGGAAGTGGTTCGTTTTCAGATTTCAACCATTATGCAAATATTGGTTCGACAGTAACTATTGGCAATAATGGCGCGACAAAGGTAATGATGTTATTTTCAAATGGATGGCAGGAGGTATAAGTATGGGAATTAGTATTGAAACTCTTGTCGCTGCCAAGAAATTTACATCTGAAACTGTACTTGGTGGCGGTGCAGTCGTTGGTAAAAACGTCACTATTTCTTCTATCACTCCTATTAATGGTGGAAATAGAATTACATTCTCTTATACATTGGATAATGAAACTGCAAAGACTTCCACTCTTGATGTTATGAATGGTGTAAACGGAGCAGATGGGAAAGATGGTAAAGCATTTACTTATGATGACTTTACAGAGGAACAGCTTGAAGTCTTGAAAGTAAAAGGTGACAAAGGTGATGCAGGTAAAGATGCCGTTTCACCAACCATCACAGAAAATGAAAACAACACAGATACGATTTATAAGTTAGATGTGACCACAGTAGATGGTACATTTACAACACCTAACCTTCGTGGTAAAGACGGAAAGAATGGTTCAGGTTCTTCTACAGGCGAGGAAAATGTCATCGAATCTATCAAGGTCAATGGTGTCGCACAGACTGTTGCGGAGGACAAATCGGTTGATATTACTGTACCAACCGTAGATGTTGACAAGAATTATGTTGATACAGAACTTGCTAAGAAAGCAAATACTTCCGATATTCCATCTCTTGATAAATATGTGACTGATGAAGAATTAAATGCAAAGGGATATCTGACCACTCATCAGGACATTAGCGGTAAGGTTGACAAAGTAAAAGGTAAATCACTGATTGCTGACACTGAGATTGAAAGATTAAAAAGTGTTAAGAATTATGATGACACAGAGATTAAGACTGAATTGGCAAAGAAAGCTAATTCGACTGATATTCCAACTAAAGTAAGTGGTTTACAGAATGACAGTAACTATCAGACTGATACAGATGTTACTACCGTTCTCACACCTTATGCGACAAAAACATATGTTGGAGAACAGATTAGTAATGCCGATCATTTAAAACGTGAAATTGTAACAGAAATTCCAAAACCAGAAACAGCAGATAAGAATACTATTTATATGTTAAAGATTGAATCTGTTACTGGAAATGATAAGTATAGAGAATATCTTCTTATTGATGGAACTGTACAATGCGTTGGTGATACTTCTGTTGATTTGACTGATTATGCAAAGACTACTGATGTTGATAAAAAATTAAATAATAAAGCAAACAAGACAGAAATTCCAACAGTTCCAACAAATGTATCTGAGTTTACAAATGATGCAGGATATCTTACTGAGCATCAAGATATTTCTAATCTTGTTGTAAAGGAAGAAGGTAAAGAATTATCTTCTAATGATTATACAAGTGAAGAAAAGACTAAACTTAGTGGTGTGGGAACTTCACAGGGAAGAAATCTAATTCCGTATCCTTTAACAAATAGAACTACAAACGGAATAACATATACGGTTCAGTCAGATGGTTCAGTTTTAGCAAATGGAACTGCATCTGCGGAGAATAATGCCTATTATAATTTTGCATATAAGACGTTAAAGCTTGGTGATACTTCTTATACTCTTAGTTGTGAAGGACTTCCAAAAAGCGTGTATGTATATGTGTATGATGAAACTATTGGTAAAGCGATTGCAAATGTATCTGATACGCCAGTAAAAAAAACTTTTGTTGGTGACTCAACACATACATATTCTTTATCAATTAATGTTGGTAAAGGTACTTCTGTTTCTGATTTAGCAATAAAGCCAATACTTGAAATGGGAACAATCGCTCATGCCTATGAACCTATTTCAGAGAGCAATGTGAATCTGAAAGACGCAATTGACAAAATTTCAACTTCACAGGGAAAAAATATTATACCTTATCCATATTCTCAAGCCACTAAAACCGTATATGGAGTAACATTTACAGATAATAAAGATGGTTCTATCGGTATTTCTGGAACGCAAGATGGCAGTACGTCAAGACCTTATATGGGTGTTGGTATATGGTGGGGAACAGATAAAAAAGAGGGTAACATTAAAATTGATGCCAATACTTATTTTACTATTTCTGCCAATTGTGGCTCTGACAATGCAGGGATTCGCTATTACGTTTATGATGAAAGCGGTTCAAAATTAGCTGATAATATAGTTTATGGTACAGAGACAAAAACATTAAAATTTGATGTTGATACTTGGGTTGCTTTATGTATTGAAACTGCCGCTAATAGCGAAACTTATGATTGTATATGTAGACCTCAATTAGAGTTGGGCACTATTGCTCATGCTTATGAACCAACTACGGAAAGTAATGTAAATATTAAAAAAGAAATTGACAAAGTTCCGACTTCACAAGGTAGAAATTTAATATCTTATCCATATTATAATGGAACAAGTTTTGAATCAAATGGAGTTACCTATACAGTGAATGAAGTCGATGGTACTATAACTGTCAATGGTACAGCTACAAAAGAATCTGATTTCAGATTGGTAAGTCCATATGATACTTCTGATAGGAAAACACTGGAACTTGGACAGACTTATACATTGTCAGATGGCGTGAATCAGTCTAATAGTATCGGCTACCAAGCACCTATTTATTTCCAGTTTGTAAGAATTGATGCAACAAAGAACGATTTTAATTATGGTATCAGTACAAATTATGGAAATATGACTTGGACTGCTAGTGATGCTAATTTGTTACAGTATGGTATCCGAATTGTTGTTAGAAGTGGCGTTACTGTTGATAATGTAGTATTGAAACCGATGCTTGAAATCGGGAATATAGCACATATGTATGAGCCGACAACCGAAAGTAATGTAAGTTTAAAGAAATCCATTGAAACAAAAACTACCATTAATGATGCATCTACTACTTCTACTACAGAAACGTGGAGTGCAAAGAAAATCAATGAAAAAACAGCGCAGAATTTTAACAATAGAATTATTTTATCTGTAAGTAGAGGGGCAAATGCGTATACTGATACAGCTCATTTGAACAGTTCTGATGGGGCATATCTTTATTGGTCTTCTTCTGCGGGACAAGAAAAATATTCGGTCGGTGTGATTTTATATGTTTATAATGGCTGGATGATTATTCCTATAAAAGAAACCGATGGTGGAACAAGTATCAAATTTTCTGTTGAAAGTAATATTTTAACAATGAGCAAAGATAGTACAACGTTTCCTTGTGCTGGTGGAGTTATTGCTTTAGGAGCTAGTATTTAAATATTAAGCAGTTGAGTGGTTATTGCTACTCTTCTGCTTGTTTGGAAGAAAGAGTCATTTCATATGAGATGGCTCTTTTTATGTTGTGATTGAATTTAAAAAGAGAATAAATATATAGCCAACTATGAGAGGATTGTTACTGTTTCGATTGCAGATGGTTGGAATTAAGAGAAGAATAACGAGGACTGATCATCTTCGTGAATGACTGTACTCCATATCCAGTCACTCTTCTCTTCTATTATTGTTGTTGATATGGAGAGATTGGAGAAATAATGAATGGGAAATTACAAACGAAACGAAGAAAATAAAAAAGATAATGAAGAATGTGGTATTTATTCTATCACTAATATATTAAATGGGAAAAGATATATTGGTCAAACATATAATTTTAAATATCGATGGATGCGACATAGAAGTTATTTAAGACATAATTCAGAACATAATGCGCATCTACAAAATGCATGGAATAAATACGGTTCTAACAATTTTCGATTTGAAATTATTGAAAAATGTCCATTTGAAAAATTAGATGAACGAGAAATATATTGGATAAATTATTTTGATTCTAAAAATAGTGGATATAATTTTGCAGATGGCGGATTAGGATGCAAGGGATATAAACATTCCGATGAAGAAATTATGAAAATGAGATTAATTCAAAATCCTGATCCAATTGCCATGTTTGACCTACAAGGTAATTATATACGAACATTTGTCAGTGCAGGAGAAGCTAGTGATTATTTAGGGAAAAATTCTAGTAGCGGAATTAAAAGGTGTTGCGAGAAAGATAAATATAAAAAAGCTTATGGATATATTTGGATTTATGAAAAAGATTATAAATCTGGAAATATAGATTGGGATTATTATTTGTCCAAAAATAAAAATCTTCCTAAGCCAGTATTGCAATATAACTTTAATATGGAACTAATCAAAGAATATGCTTCTGCTTATGAAACAAGTAGAGAAGGATTTAATTCTGCAACAGTATCGGCAGCTTGTAATGGTAAGTATGATACATATAAAGGTTATATTTGGATTTGGAAAGATAATCCAGAAATTTATTATAAAAATAAAGCTAAACGTAAAGAAAAAGCTTTAAATAACAAAAAAAGTAGAGAAAGAATTATTCTACAATATTCAAAAGAAATGGAATACTTAAAAGAATGGACTTATGATGAGATTTTAAACAATAATTTTAATTTAAGAGCAATTCAAAGCAATTGCTCTGGACATACAAAAACATCACAAGGTTATATATGGAGATATAAATCAGAAGAGTCAGTTGCTTAACTACTCTTCTTTTTTATTGGAATAAAAAGAAAGAAGGTGAGACAATGGCTAATTTAAGACAAGCCAAAACTGATGATGAGGTCAAAAAGTTAACAGTAAATAATGTAAAAGGTGCGTATCATGATTTAGCCATTGACTACAACCATTTACTAGATTTGGATTATATCTATTGTCCTCATTGTGGAAAATGGAAATCAACTAAAGGTAATGGAAACTTTTATAAATCTAACAAAAGTAAAAGCGGATTTGAGCATTTTGCATGTAAGGCTTGTATTTTAGATTTGTGTACTGACGTAGATCCTAAAACTGGAATTAGAACCGATAACAGGGAAAAGACAATTAATACTTTTAGACAACTTGATTGGAAATTTTGTGAAAGTGATTACAATGCACAATTACAAGCTATTAATGAAGGTGTTGGTGAAAAAGTTCGTGGAACGGCTGTTCAAAATCTTATTGTAATGGTAGCTTCTCTTCCACAGTATAATAACACTTCCTATAAAGACTCTGAATTTTCTGTTGATGATATAGAAAATAATCCAGAAGAAGATGTAAAAATCGTACAAAAAACATTACGTGCAGCAAAAAAGAGATTTGGTACGGATTACAACAATGAAGAACTGATGTTTCTTGAGAATGAGTATCAAGACTGGATTTCGAGATATGACTGCTCCCAAAAAGCACAAGAAGAAACATTTCAGAATTTGTCAATACTAAAACTTATGAAACGAAATGCAATTAAAAAAGGGGCTTCTACAAAAGATCTGGATTATTCTTATCAGCAATGGCTTGATACAGGTAATCTAAAGCCAAAACAAAATACACTTGATACATTTTCAGATGCTCAGACAATGGGTACATTAATTCAGAAATATGAGGAAACACGCCCTCTTCCTGATATAGATCCAGAACTTGCAGATGTTGATAAAATTGGTACTTACATAGATGCTTTTTATAGAGGTCACGCATCAAAAATGCTTGGTCTGAAAAACAGATTTTCAAATATATATGAACGAGTAATGGCAAAATATACTGTTAATCCACCATCTTATGATGAGGAATCAGATAGTGAAATTCTATTTGATAAGATTTTTGGTAGCAAGGATGATGAATAATTATGGCTACCACAAAGAAAGAAAAGAAAAAGTCATTACAAGAAGTATATCAAGAAAAATCTGAGCGTGTATTAGAAGGAGTTGCTTATTGGGCTTCATTCTATAGGAAAAATCCACAAAGATTTGTACTCGAATATCTGAATGTGAAATTAAAGCTATTTCAAAAGATTTTAATATACATGATGATGGTTAGTACAAACTTTATGTATATTGCAAGTCGTGGTAGTGGCAAGACATGGTTGACAAGTTTGTACTGTGTTGTGCGTTGTATCCTGTATCCTGGGACAAAAATCTGTGTGGCTTCTGGATATAAATCTCAATCACTAGAGGTTATTCAAAAGATAAATGATGACTTTATGAAAAATTATGGTTGGGGTTCAGCCAATCTTCGTTCTGAAATTTCTGAAATTTCTACTTCAATAAATAATGCTCATGTTGATTTTCGTAATTGTAGTTGGATAAAAATCGTTAGTTCAAACGACTCGGCTCGTCATAACCGAGCAACGCTCATAGTTGTGGATGAGTTCAGGATGGTTGATTTAAATACAATTAATACAGTTCTTCGTAAATTCTTAACAGCTCCACGTTCGCCTGGTTATCTTAATAATCCAAAATATGCTCACCTTCAGGAGCGTAATATCGAAATGTATATGTCATCTGCGTGGTATAAGTCTCATTGGAGCTTCGAGAAATTAAAAGCCTACTATGCAAATATGCTTGATGATACTAAACGTTACTTTTGCGTAGGATTACCTTATCAGTGTGCTATACGAGAAGGTTTATTATCCCGTGAGCAGGTCGAGGATGAAATGTCTGAGGCAGACTTTGATCCTACTGCATTTAAAATGGAAATGGGTGCTGAATGGTATGGTGATACTGATGGTGCTTTCTTTAAATTCGATGATATATCTCCAAGGAGAAAGATACGAAATTCTTTCTATCCTCTTGAAATTTATAAAAATCATCAAATCAAAATTCCAGAATTAGTTCCAAATGAAAAACGAATATTATCTGTCGATGTAGCTTTGCTTGCAAGTAAAAAACATAATAATGATGCTGCTGCTCTTATAATTAATTCTGCTATTCCAACAGAAAAAAATGATTATATATCTAATATTGTTTATATAGAAACACATGAAGGAATGACTACAGACGAGTTAGGTATTCTTGTTATGAGATTATTTTATCAATTCAATTGTACAGATTTGGTATTGGATACTAACGGACAAGGCATTGGCGTTTATGATTTTATAATTAAACCTCAGTATGATGCCGAGTATGGAGTTACATATGAAGCAATGACTTGTATTAATGATGATAATATGGCTGATAGATGTAAAATTAGAAATGCAAATAAGGTCGTATGGTCTATTAAAGCTACTGCTGATTTTAATACAAAGGCAGCTATTGCATTACGTGCAGGATTTCAGAATGGTTCTATCAATCTTCTTACTTCTGAATTTGAAGCAGAAGAATTGGTAAAAAAGATTCGTGGATATTCCAAGATGACATCAAAAGAACAAGCCATGCTTAAATTACCATATATACAAACATCATTTATGGTTAATGAATTGATAAATCTTGACCATGAAATAAAAGGAACAAATATTAAAATTATAGAAAAACCAGGAATGCGTAAAGACCGTTTCTCAGCACTTGAATATAATTTTAAAATTTGTACAGATTTAGCAGTAAAATTAAAACCAAAAAATACAGACTTCGACATCACCAAAATGGTCGGTGTCTCAAAACGCCCTAAAAAATGGGGATTCTATAACTAAGGAAAGGAGGAAATCAGAAATATAAATGGCAACACAGAAAACAAATAATTCTGCAAAGAAATCAGTACAGACAGAACCATCGCCAACTCGTAAAAATGAGCTGACTACTTCTACTCAGAAATATGCACAGATGATTAACTTTCAGGAATTACAACGTATCTTACAGCAGAATATATCCAAAGGTACATCGAAGACATATACTCAATACACAAAAGAGAAACTTCAATCATACATAAAAAGTCCTCTTGCCAATATTGACAATCTTCGTGATATATCTGCTTTCTTATATCGTATCAGTCATAACTATAAAAAGATTATAGAATATTATGCTTACACTCCTATCTTTAGTTATAACGTATCTTACAATACTCCCGATTGGGCAAATCCCCCACAGGATGCATCCGAATACATTAAAGGATATCAAGAACTTTGTACTAGGTTAGATAAAATGGATCTGAAAGAAATGGGTTCACAAATGATTGCCACTTGTTTAAGAGATGGTATCTATTGTGGATTTTGTTACGATGATGGAGATTCGTTCTTTATACATCCACTTGATCCAAAATATTACAAAATCGGTTCTCGTGCAGAAAAAGATACATGGATTGTAAAATTCGATGCCTCTTATTTTGATTCTGGTAACAACAAGGATTTCTTATATGGTACTGGTAGCGAAACTGATTCAGAAGAAGGCTTATGGGATGATGTTTTTGTAGAAGGCTACGAAACATATAAATCAAAAGGTAATGACTATAAATGGTTTGAATTACCACCAGAGAAAACTATCTGTATTATATGTGGTGATGATCCAGTTGTACCACTGCCATACTTCTTACCCGTATTCGTATCACTCTTAGACTTGCTTGACTACGAAGCTCTTATTCGTTCTAAAACAGAACTTGAAAATTATGTTCTTCTCTTATCAAAAATTCCTATGAATGAAAACTCAGGCGAAGTAAATGACTTTGCCGTAGACCTTGAGATTGTACAGGCTACTCAAGCTGCGATTGATGAAGTATTACCAAGTCTTGTTGGTTCGGCATGGACTCCATGTGAAGTTGAAAAGATTGAGTTTGGTAATAAAAATCAGGTTGATGATACAAATGTATATTCACAGGCAATTAAGAATCTATTCTCTTCTCTTGGAATTTCAGAAATGATATTCAATGGTCAAAAATCTGGTTCTGTTGGTCTTAAACATTCTATTACAGTTGATATGACACTCCCTATGGAATTATTAAAAAGAATCGAAGCAAACATCCAGAGATATGTCAAATTAAATATCACAGAGGATTTTGAATTTTATTTCCATTATGTATCTGTATTTGACCTTGATGAAAAGATGTCTCAAAGAAAAGATAAAGCTACGTTGGGTATAGATACAATGGATTATGCAACGTTGGATGGTTCTTCACCTTCAAGAGTTGTTAATAATGCTTTTATGATGAGGTCATTAGGATTAATGAATTACTTTACTCCTCTCTCATCTTCATATACACAAAGTGGTACGAGTGATAATGAAGGTGGCGGTCAGACTAAGAATGAAGACGACCTTTCAGATGAGGGACTTGCTACCAGAGAGGGTGAAAAAGATGTTGGCACACAAGCTGGTAATTAAGGAGAAAAAAGGATGAAACAGAATTTTATAAAGACATCAGATTCTGAAACAGCTTCTAAGATGACAAATCTTGGCTTTCAGAAAATTGATGAACAAAATGGTATTTATACTTTTCTGAATACTGATAAATTGATGTTTTCAGATGATATAGATAAATCAAAGATTCAGTATAGTAATATGCTGAACATTTAGCCACTCTCCTATTTCGAGTGGTTTTATTTTTGCCTAAATTTTGAAGAAAGGAGAAGAAAATGGCTAAGAAAAGACTTCGTTATATAGAAGATTTGTATGATTTCTATTCAAATAAATACAAACGTTCTACGAAATTCAGTGCCGAAAAAACTGGTGAACCATTGGTTGTTCAAGTACATGGGCATATAAATTTTGATGAGTCAGACAAGAACAAAGATGGGCTTCTTCCAGTTCATTTACAGTCATGCCATACAGATTTAAATGTAAACGGCTCTAATATTGAATCTTCTGTCATGGAAGCTGCTCTTCCATCTTTTAGCAATCGTCCTATTCTTGGATACATTCACAAGGTAACAACTAATGAAAATCCAGAAGGTCAGTGGGAATTTTATTCTCATAATATGCATGAAGACGAGAATGGTGATGTGGTTTATGATGAATATCCTATTGGAATCATACCTGAAAGTTGCAATGCACAGTTAGTTTATGATGAAGAAAAAAAGAAAACTTATTGTGAAGTCGATGGATATATTTTTGAGGAATATTCTAAAGCTGCTGAAATTTTACAGCGTGAAGAAGAATGCTCTGTATCAGTTGAATTGTCAATCCGAGAACTCAGTTATGATGCAAAGCAGAAATTCTTAAATATTGAAGATTTTTGGTTTTCTGGTGTGACAATTCTAGGAAAAACACCTCAAGGCAATGAAGTAAAGCCTGGAATGACTGGTTCAAATATTAAGTTGGCAGATTTCAGTTCTAAGAATAACAGTTTATTTGAAGATTATGAGTCAAAAATGGTTGAGCTACAAGCACGAATTGAAAATTTAGAGACTGCTTGTTTCAATAAAGAACAGAATTCTTCTGTTCATACATTATCAAAGGAAGGAGGAAATAAAGAAAGTATGACAAAATTTGAAGAGTTACTTGCTAAATACAATAAAACAGTTGAAGATGTAACCTTTGATTATTCAGAATTATCAGACGAAGAATTAGAGGCTAAATTTGCAGAAGTATTTGGTGAAGACAACAATACAGATGGTGACAATTCTGGTGATAATACAGCGAATGAACCTTCTAATGATAATGAAGGTGATGGAGAAAACACTACTGAGCCAGAAGGAACTACTGATGGAGATAATGAGGGCGAAGGTCAGAATTTTGAGAATATGACAAAGACATTTGAAATTTCTCATGATGACATTCGTTATGCTTTATATAATCTCTTGTCTTCTTATGAAGACGCAGATAATGAGTGGTATTACATTACTGGTGTATATGATTCTTACTTTGTTTATGAAAGTTGGGATGGCGGTAAAATTTATGGTCAGAAATATACAAAAGATAATGACAATGTATCATTTGATGGTGAACGATATAATCTGCACAAAGAATATCTTACCGATTCAGAATATACAGAAATTCAGGATATGCGTTCCAACTACTCTTCTGTTGTAGAGGAATTAAACACATATAAATCTGCTGAAGTATTTGCAGACAAGATGACTGTATTTGATGACGAAGCATATTCAGAATATCTTGATACAGATGAGTTCAAAGCACTTATGTCTGAGGATTCTGTAAACAAATATTCTAAGGAAGAGTTATCTGAGAAGGCTGATGCTACTCTTGGAAAACTTGTTAAAAAGAATAAGACATTCTCTTTTGCAGGTGAAACACCACAGAAGAAACATGTGAGCAGAGTTGCGTTTAATGCAGAAAAAGAAACGGAAGATACATATAAACCATATGGCGATCTGTTTGATTAAACCAAAAACTGAATAACTTTATGAATTAGCACTTATGGAAAATCCATAGGTGTTTTTTATTGCACAAAAATTAGAAATTTTAAGGAGGAAATAAAACTATGGCTAGTAATTTCATTTCATATACTAAGCACGGTGTTGCTGAGTCAACTTTACTTAAGGCTACAAAAGTTGGTCATCACTACAACTTAGTAAATGAGTCTAAGGATATTGACAATGGTTCTGTTGCTGTAATTGGTGACAGAAAGAAAGCAGATGTGTTTGAAGCAAAAGTTCCTGCAAAGGGAGACAAAATTGTTCTCATTTTAACTGCTCCAAAAATTTATGAGGAATATACAACAAAAATGCAGGAGGAATCTAACTTCTACAACGGTAAGGGTGAAGTTATGAGAGCTTACGAGATTCAGGACACTGATAGATTCACACTTTCTACAGAAGCCTTCAATTCTGATGCAGAATTAGCTGTTGGAAAATATGTATTCGTAGATGGTACAGACTTCAAGCTTACAACTGGTGAGAAACCAAGTATGACTGAGTATGGTTTTGTAGGACATATCTACGAGGTTGCTGCAAATGGAAATTATCGTATTTGGGTAGATAAGAATGCCCAGGTATATGCGTAATTCGGTAGAAAGGAGGATTAATATACTATGCAGAGATTAAGATTTAATGAAATGAGCGATGTAATCGTTGAAAAGTTTGATGAGACAAAATATAAGAACTTCTCTCGTCTGTGTGTTGACACAGCAAAAGGTACTGTAAAGCAGTATTCTATCGAAGAAGCAAATGATAAGATTCGTAAGACAATTATTGAGATGGCAGGTCTTTCTGAGTCTCCTACTCCTAATGAGGTAAGAAAGGCATTTAAGAAACAGTCTGTAAGAGAAGCTGTATTCGAGGTTATCGAGGAAACTGTTGAGGATACTCTTGTATCTGGTTGGACAAGTTCACCTGTATTCCAGAAGTATGTAGAGGTTAAGACTCTTGCTCTTGGACAGACAAATAAGTTCTATACAAAAGATCCTTGCATTATCACTGTTGCTGAGATTGCTGATGGTCATCACAGTATTGAGAGACAGAGACTTGGTGCTGGTAAGGAATTCGGTGTAAGCGTTAAGTCTTATGGCGCAAAGGTTTACATGGAAATGTCAAGATTCCTTCAGGGCGTTGAGGATTGGAGTGAGTTAATCAATAAGATTGCAGAAGCTTTCACAAGATTAATCAATACTCTTCTTCATGAAGCTGTTATGAGTGCTGGTACTTCTCTTCCTGTTCCTGCTAAGTGGAATATCCGTGGTGAGTTAAATGCAGCTAACCATGATAAGTTTGTAAAGCTTATTTCTGATGTTCAGCTTGCTACAGGTGGTGTCGCTACTATCGTTGGTACAAAGGTTGCTCTTGCAGGATTAAAGAACCTTGGAGATATTCAGTGGGTTTCTGAAGCTGCAAAGAACGATGTTTATAACACTGGTAGAATTGGTACATTTGAGGGTACTCAGATTATTGAGCTTCCACAGGCATTTAAGGAGAATGACGTAGAGCATTACCTTGAAGACGATACAAAGCTTCTTATTCTCCCATCTAACATCGACAAGTTTGTTAAGATGTACTATGAGGGAATGGATGAGACTAAGGAAGTATCTGAGTCTGGTGATAATGCCGATGATACAAAAGAGTACGAGTTCAAGTCTCGTTTTGGTATCAAGACTATGACTAACACAAGATTTGGTACTTGGACAATCGGTGCGTAATCCATAGAAATATTGGGACTGTATATCTAAATGATATGCAGTCCTTTTTGAATTGAGTGAAAGGAGAAAATATAAATGGCTTATCAGAAGAAAGCTACAACTACTTCTGCCGCAAAAACAAAGGCAGAAGATACAAAGGTTGAAAAAGATACAGTAAGGGAAACAGTTGCAGAGGCTAAAAAACCCAAGAAGTATGAACCAGATGATTTAATTCCATGTCGTTCTATGTATGCAGGTACTCTTCTATTTACTGGTGATAAGACAAAGATTACATATGAGTTTAGTAACATGGGTGATTTCAGATATATTGAGTATCAGGACTTACTCTCAGCCTTGCTTGTTCGTAAGAAGTCTTTATTTGCACCTTATATCATTATTGAGGATGAGGAGCTGCTTGAAAATGTACATTGGCAGGAAGTTAAAAAAGTATATGATGGTTTATATGATAGAGAGGATTTAATAAATCTTATCAATCTTCCTACTATGCGTTTTAGTGAAGAGTTTAGAAAACTTCCATCTGGTTTCAAAAATACAATCGCAACAATGGTTTCTGAAATGATTTCAGAAGGAACTTTTGACAGTATGAATAAAATCAAGATTATTGATGAGGAATGCGGTACTGATTTGAAGTTACTTGCTGAGTAATATATTGGAGGTGTTATATGAATATCTCCTACGAAAAAGTATTCGACAGATACTTTGGATTAATTGATGATGTCAAAGAATTGTCTTTAAAAGAGTCTGATTTGCATGAAATATTAGCAGAACGTTTACATTCTGCTATCTCTAGTCCATTTATTCGTAGATTATTTTCCACATTAAAACTTGATGATGAAATGGAACAGTTTGAATTTGAATTAACAACTTCTGTTGATGAGTATTCTGATGAAGAATTTGTTATTGAACTGTTTAGCAAAGGTATGGCTATAAAATGGCTTGAACCAAAAGTTAAATCATTGGAAAATACTATAAGGTTTTTCGGTGGAAAAGAAGAAAAAAAATTGAAGGACGATTTTTCATTGAATAAAGCATTGCTGAAAGAAATGAAAATTGAACAGCAAAAACTTATTCGTGATTATGGTTTTGCTTTTAAACCATATTCGTCAACGGAGTCCTAATATGCAATACATATATGGTGACTTCACAGACAAGCAAATCAATGAAGCAGTTCGTGCAATGCATGGCGACATTCACAAACTACTGCTCTACAAAGACAAGACAATTGAAGAGAAAATATTTGAAGATGACGAAGCATTTCTCGTCTTCTTTGAAAACGTTATGTTTAAATTAGGTGGCACAAAAACCTTATTTAATGATAACGGACTTATGGTAACTCTTATGGCAACTTTACAAGGTGCTATGGATAATTTCAAGAGCGATCATTTTAGTTACAAAAAATTCCGTAGGGCAATCTTAGATTCTCACGGATATATTAAGCAGATGTTTGAGGGAGGTGTAAGCGATGCCGAGTCTACAGACAGCTAGGCGTGTCGCAAACGCCAAGAACAACGGTGCTAAAACGATCGGTCAGATTTACAAGGAAGAATCTGACTGGGCGATGGAACAGACTTGGGATAATGATATCCAAAGTAAAATTTGTTATATCTACGACTTCTATCATGATGATCAGCCACGATTAGCTGAAGGTATGACATATGAGAATACAACGAAAACATGCATAGATGCAAAGTTTATTGTTAAGTCATATCAGTCTATGGACAAAGACCAAGTTGAATATTACATTCAGTTTAAACCAACACAGAAAACACATTTTTCTGAAGGTGATGAACTCTACTATTTTGAAACTGATTATCGTAAAAAATATCATAATGATAATTTTATCGGCTTATTTATTGACATCCCGAATGATGAAAACATTTATGAAAAATGGATGATTCTTCGTACTGAGCCAGCAAATCAATTCCCAAAATATTTAATTCTTAAATGTAATTATGAATTGATGTGGATTGAGAATAACGGAACAGAAAAAATCAAGCGTAGAATGTGGTCTGTTTTAAAAATGCAGTCTAGTTATAATTCTGGACTTTGGACTGATTTACGATTTACTTCGCAAGAAAATCAAGATAAAGTATGGCTACCATTAAATCCAATTACTGAGAAGATTTGGTATACAAACGAGTCGTCCAAGAATATGCGTGTACTTGTTAGTTCTTTTACTGACAATGCAATAGCATGGCAGATCAGCAAGGTTGAAAATGCTCAACCACTTGGGGTTCAGAAATTAACTCTATATCAAGATTTCTTTGACCAACATAGAGATTATATCGAGAAAGATTCTGATGGTAATATTATTGGTATGTGGGCTTCATATTTCGATTCAGAAATTGCCCCAACAGATCCATCTATTCCAACCACTCCCACATCTTCTATTACAGCAAGAATTTCAGCATCCACTTCAACTATTAAAGTTGGTGGTAGCTATAAAAATCTCACAGTAAATCTATTTAATGATTCCAATGAAGATATTACAACTGAATATGCTGATGCAACTTTTACATGGACTTGCTCTATTGACGATGAAGATTGGACTGATAAAGTTACATGGCGAGCTGGTACAGAATACAACCAAAAGAAAGTAAAGTTTCCTAACGACGACTCTGTTTTAGGGAAAATTCTGATTGTTAAATGCACTATCGAAAAAGATGGTACAACAATTGAATCTGAAACTATCTCATTAGAGCTTGTAAGTTAGGAGGTGCTATATGGAAAAATTAGAAACTAAGAAAGACTTGTTGACTAAACTTCGAGCATATGGTGAAACTCCTGATGATGATGTAATTCGTATAAAGAAGCAGATTGAAGATACACTTATTGATTGTCCAGAAATTTTATATGCGTTAAATGAATCTAGTTTATATAGCGAATTATTTGACACTTCCGATAAGGCTCATTGGGTGTGGAACAAGGAACGAGGAATGAATATTCCAACTGATGAGTGCAGACTAAATTGGGAATGGAATGAATCACTTCAAAAGTATGAACACTTAGGTGAATGGGATAGATATTTTGGTAGTAATGCCAATATACGTCCGTTTTTATTTATTCCAGATACCCAAACAGATGTTAAGCATTATATCTGTTATCAAGTTAGTACAGAAGAAAATGTTAGATATAATTCCAATGAGAAATTATTAGATATAACATTTACAATTTTTATACATGGTGGAGATAGAATTGATAAAGTTACAGGACTTCCAAGACATGATTTAATCGCATCTCTCATAAGAGAAAAATTTGCATGGATTGGTTTAGAAATACCTACAACTATCCCTATATATAATAAGGAATCTACAACAGACAACAATTATGTTGTTCGTACTTTAAAATATCAATGCACTCTTCCGAATGATATTGTCAAAACTTCTAATGGTGTCACTGCTTATAACAACAAGAGGTGGTAACTATGGCTGAAATGTTTTCTAATAATTCATTTATTCAACAAACTATAGAACAACAACTTTCAGATGAACAAATACAAGAAGTTGAAGAATTAGGTTTTAATCCTTTAAAGATGTATTTTGGTGAAGATTATGTAATAAATGAAAAAATTATAATTCATCAACCATCTATTCAAGACTTCATTGATTCAAATAGTGAAACTGATATTTATGGAGTGATTACACCATTTGTATCAAATACAACGGCTTATAGACTACAGCTTTGGGATATAGGTATTGATTGGAATAAAATCAGTAATCTTGAATTGTTCTCAATTCTCATAAAATCAATAGATTTCGAGTATTCAAGATTAATATTTGGAGATATTGATTTTTCCACATTTAATTTATATCAAAAAAAGATTAGTGGAGACACTGTATTAACTCTATATAGTCAAGAATTAGATTTAGAAATAGACGAAGATACAAGAAATAAGATGTGTAAATATATACAATTTATGTTCAACTCTTTTCCACCAGAAGAGGAATTCACATCTAATAAGACACTTAAACAGGACTTGATAAATAAAGATAGACAGAAATTAATTCAAAAGAAAAAAGAAGTTTCTGAAAATAAAAATCAGCAAAGTCTTCTATCAATGATCGCTTTTTATCTTAATCATCCTGGTTGTCACTATAAGAAAAATGAATTACGTGAAGTCGGATATTTTGAATTTATGTATAACATTCAACGGCTTCAAATATATGAATCGACTCGTGCCCTATTTGGTGGAATGTATAGTGGCATGTGTGATTTAAGCAAGGTTGATCCAAACGAATTTAATTTCATGCGTGATGTAAAAATCACAGCATGATTTTTTATTTTATAAAAACAATTTTTAAGGAGGAATAAAAATATGGCTTTTAGATTAGGCGATAAACTTTACAAAGAAATTCTTTATGGCTATGCAGAAGATTTAACTACAACAAATCCTTTATATGTACTTACTCAGTTATCAGAAGGTAACGTTGAAGTAACTGCTGAATCTACAGAAGTAAAGGATAAGAATGGAAACTTAGTTAAGAAAATTTGGAAATCAAAGGCTGGTACATTTTCTGCTAAAAATGCATTCGTTAACACAAACATTATAGCTGCTTCAGCAGGAACAACACCTATTTTTGCTTCTAATGGTAATAAGGTAACAATGCCAAAAATGTTCCATGTTAAGAAAGGTGCTGATGTTACAATCAAAGATTATGTAGCAGGTAGTGTAAAAGTTGCTCAGTATTTTGGTGATGGTTCTATTGGAAAAACATATACATTGGGTGAAACGGCAGATGCAGAAAAGTTTGCGATAGAGTCTACTTCTGGGAAACTCTCTCTTCCTACAGATACAGAAGCTGATATGTTCTTTATTAAGTATCTTAGAGAGTCTGAAACAGGTGCTATGATTCAGAATAAGGCTGATGAGTTCCCAAGCTCTGTAAGATTTATTATTAAGGCAACATATTACAATCCATGTAAGAAAAATGAATTAAAGGCAGATTATATTGAGTTCCCATCATTCCAGGTGTCTCCTGAAACAACCGTTCCAATTAATGCAGATTCTGCCGAAATGGATTTTAAGGGAGATCTTGAGATTGATTATTGTGGAACAGATAAGGTACTTTATAACATTTATGATGCTGATGAAGTTGATGCAGAATAATTTTTAGAGGGTGGATTATTACCACTCTCTTTATTTATGCAAAGGAGTGAGAACTAAAAATGGCAAATAATAGAATTTGTCTTACTTGTGGTAAACCTTATGAGTATTGTGGTTCTTGTCCAAGCAGTTTGAATCTCCCTGTATGGAAAAATATTTTTGATACAGAAAATTGTAAAACTGTGTTTGAGACAGTTAGTGACTATGCTCAAAATGCAATTACTAAAGAATCAGCAAAAGTAAGATTATCAAAATGTGATGTTTCTGGTGTTTTTAAGAGCAATATTCAAAATCTTGTTGATGAAATTAATAAAGAGAATGTGAAGATCACAGAAACAAAAGAAAATGAAATAAAAGCAAAATACGGAAATAAGAAGAAATCTGTTTCTGTAATGAATGATTGATATATGAGAGTGTGAATTTTTAGGGAATACATTTTCATATGTTATGAATTTTGTGTTCCCTATTTTTTACGCTTTATAAGGAGTTAAAGGAACAAATGAAATTTGATAAAGAATATTCTACTTCTTTTGTGGATGAAATGAAATTTCTCAGAGATAAGGGAATTAGATATACATGGGTGTATATGAACGAGGAGAAAATTTCAGTTTGGAAATATAAAAAAGAAAAGCGACTTTGGGATGCTTTGTCTGAAATGTATTCTAAATACAATTTAAATTAGGTAGGTGATTTTATGTATCTTGATAATGCAGCTACTACACCACTAACCCCACAAGTTAAAAATTATATTATATCATTATTGGATATATACCAGAATCCATCTTCAATGTATCAATCAGGCGTTGAAGTAAGGAAAATTATTACTACTGCTCGAAACAATGTAGCAAAATTTATCAACGCAAATCCAGAAAATATCATCTTTACTTCGGGCGGTTCAGCATCTAATATTTTAGCAATTAAAGGATATAAATCTATTCATAGTTGTATTGTATATTACTCACCGCTATTACATAAATCAGCATTAAAATATATCAAAACATTATATTACAATACAGAACAATTAAAAGTGGATCGTGACGGTTTACTAGATCTTGTGGATTTAGAACATAGAATGAACGCTTTAAAATATAATCCTTTTGTTGTAATTGAGTATGCAAATTCTGAAATTGGCACAATACAAAACGTAAAAGAAATTATCAATATTACTCATAAATTTAATGGCATAGTATATTTAGATTGTACTGGTTCTATTCCAACTATACCATTAGATGTTAAGGAACTAAATTGTGATCTGGTAGGATTTTCTGCACATAAGTTAGGAGCATTAAAGGGTATAGGTGTTTTATATAAGAAATCAAATATAGAACTTGAACCTCTAATTTATGGAAATCAAGAACAAGGATTGTTCGCAGGGACAGAAAATACAATTGGTATAGGTGCTTTAAGTAAAGCAGTTGAAAAGTACGATTACTCTTCTATTACATCTAAAAATCGTGATTATGTCTATGAATATATTCTGAAAAATATTCCAAGTAGTTATTTGATTGGAGAATCTATTAGCAAAAATAGACTTCCTCATAATTTATATGTATGTTTTAAGGGTATACAAGGGGAGTCTCTTATGGCATTACTAGACATGGATAATATTCAAGTATCTACAGGTAGTGCGTGCGCAAGTGGAGATCTTGCCCCATCGTCAACTCTTGTTGCTATAGGTATGAATAAGGCGGATATAAATAGCTGTATAAGAATGTCATTTTCAGGAAAAGAAACAAAAGATGATCTAAATTATCTCTGTCAAAAATTAAAAAAGAATATTGAAACTTTACGACAATTTAATAAATAGGTTGCTCAAGACAATGAGCATAAAAGTAGGTGTCATACGTGTGAGTGAACGATTACGTAATCAATAGTCAGGTCGCTACTACTATCCTATAGAAAGGAAAATTATGAATAAAATTAACTGGAAAGTTCGTTTTAACAAAGAGAATATTTTATTTATTTCGCAGGTTGTAATCTCTGTAGTAATTCCAATTCTTACATATTTCGGATTGCAAGCATCCGATTTAACAACTTGGTCAAAAGTATGGGGAACATTTGTACAGGCAGTAAGTAATCCTTATGTGGTTGTAATGGCATTAGTATCTTTATTTAATGCAATTACTGATCCTACAACTAGAGGTATTGGAGATTCTACTACTGCCCTTACTTATAAAAATCCTAAGGAATAATTTTGAAAGGAGGAGTTTGTTATGGCTGTATTATGTGCATGGGCTTCTGCAAACGAATATGGTAAAACAACCGGAGGTAAAGCCGGTGATCAGACTGGCAAAGAAGTCAAATGTGGAAATATCTATAATTTTGGTCAGACAAGAGTTTATAGATGTGCTGATAGAAAATATGCCGTTAAAATTGGTGCGGCAGCGAAAGCCATTGCATTAAATAACAATTTTGGTTATTGTCAGGGGCACAGGATTACATCGTATAACGCATTAAAAAACGCTAATTGGATTGTAGCGAATGTAAAAACACCTGTTGAAATTGACTGTTCGATGTTAGGTGGTTGTTCTGTGAATGTTGCTTATGGCAAGCAACTTATTTCGTCTTCTGTATATTCTGGAAATATTGGAAGTGCTTTATTAGCAACGGGATTATTTAAAGAATTGAAAGCCTCTAAGTATCTTGGGAAATCTGAATATATCGAATGTGGTGATATTATTGTTGCACCTGGTAAACATGTGATTGTTGCTTATACAGATGGATCTAAGACCACACAAAATACTATTACTACTACTATTCATGGTGTGACTTCTGGGAACAAATTAGTAAAGCACGGTCAACAAGAGGCTATTAAGTTCACTGGTGTAAAAATAGCAACAGATGGATTAGTTGGCAGCGAAACAAACATGATGAAAGCAAGAGTTTTGCAACATGCTATCAATTTAGATTATAAATCTGGATTAGTTGAAGACGGTAAGTTTGGATCTGCTTCTAAAAAAGCACTCGGCTCTCATTATGTAAAGACAGGAGAAACACAATGTATGGTAACTGCCGCAGAAATACTAATGTATCTTAACGGCTTTAACCCGAATGGAGTAGAACACCCTGGTACATATGGTAGTGGTCTTGTTGCTGCTTCTAAAAAGAAATTTGGAGATGATGGATTAAGGATTACCGCATCTGAGTTCCTTCAGTTATTGTAGAAAGGAGGAGCTTTATATGGATGACAAACAGTATACAGAAATGGCGGTGAAGCTACAAGAAGTTGATAGTCGTTGTCGTTCTAATGAACATCGTCTTGACGAATTAGATGGTGAAATGGATAAGATTCAAGAGACACAAATTACTCTTGTGAAACTTGCCAATGGCGTTGATAAAATGGCAGATCAGCTTGTGGATATGAAGGCAGATATTAAAGATGTAAAAACATCTCAAAAAGAATTGTCCGATAAGGTTACTACGCTAGAAAATAAACCTGCGGTAGAGACAAAAAGAAAATGGGACTCCATTTCTGGAAATCTATGGTGGTTATTTATTGGTGGAGTGGCTGCATTTTTATTAGGACAAGCATTGCCTGGAATCTTCTAGCATATTTTAACAGATATTGCCATTCGATCTCACGTAAATGTGTTAAAATAAGTCAAAAAGTTGGTACGGACACGTATACTTATTTTTGGTAATATTTTCTTAGGTTAAAAAATTTAAATCTTCCAAACAATAATAAAAACAGCTTGGAGGATTTAAAATGGAAGTCATTAACCAATTAGGATATATCCGCGAAACAGTGAAAAACATATCTCAAGAACAGTTATCAAGAATAAGCGGGGTTAGTCGGCACACAATAAGCGAAATCGAATTAAAGAAACGTGTGCCTTCATTAAAAACTGCTCTCTTGCTTGCTAAAAGTTTAAAATGTTCTGTAGAGGATATCTTTATGCTTAAATGAAAGGAGCAATGTTTTATGAGGTTATATTTTAATTTGATTTGTGAAGAAATGGAAATTACAGGTGGCAAAGTTATTCATATTGACAAGAATGTAGGAAACATGGATGAGGTTCACAGAATTGTTTGCGAACACATTGAAAAACATCCCAACGCCAAATGGGAGTTATATCCTATGATACTCAATGATTAAAACCAAATACATACAACAATTAAATATAAGAACTATGAAAGAGCGGTTTCTTCGGAAGCTGCTCTTTTATTATGTAAAGGAGTGAAAGGAAATAGCACAGAATCCAGGAAAGATTTTTGAGCAGTCGATTAAAGATTCTGTTCCAAATACATGTTGGATTTATCGTTTTAGGGATAATGCAGCATCGTTTGGTAATGGGAACAATACTAGATTTGCTAGTAGTAATATTTGTGATTATCTTCTATTTGATGATAATTCAAGGACATTGTATTTACTCGAATTAAAATCAACTCAATCAACAAGTCTGCCATTATCAATGATTAGGGATAATCAGATTAAATCTTTGCAAGAAGCAAGTGAGCATAATCTTGTCGCAGGATTTATTTGTAATTTTAGGAATGAAAACAACGACACATTCTTTATAGAAATCTGTGATTTCGTAAAGATGATGGAGAATATAAATAAGAAGTCGTTCAATATTAACGACTTGAAAAATAATAATGCTATTCAAATAAATAGCAGAAAGAAACGAACTAGATATACATATGACATTCAGAATTTTGTCAACGAGTCACATTTGTAAAGGAGAAAACGGAAATATGAAGATTTTAGAGTTTGTAGAAAAATATAATCACACAGCAAATAGTTCATTAAAAGAACAGATGTTAAGTAAAATCAAAATCACCCCATACGTATCAATCATCAAGAAAGATGCTTATGCACAGTTAATTGTAGATAAGACAACATTTGAGCAGGAAGCTTATGATGATAACGGAGTAACAAAGTATCGTAAAACTGATAAGATTAGAGTAAATTCTGTTGCTCAGTATGTACAGTTTTGTCGTGCCGTGATTGAATTATATACCGACCTTGATATTGACGAGGATGATAAAGGATTCATCAAGGGATATGATGCACTTAAATCATCTGGTTTACTTGATATTTTAATGGTTGGTTCTGATAAAGCTGATCCACTTATTCCTATGAGTGAATTGAGTGAGTTTAAGACCATTTTAACAATGAAGCAGTCAGACACTCAGTTTAATGAGACAACCGCTCAGGCGTTTATTAGCAAACAAATTGGAAAGATTTCTGATTTGGCAAATGCTACTCTCACACCGCTTATGGATGTTGTAAGTAAGAAACTCGAAGAGATTCCAAAAGAAGATTTAGATAAGGTTATTGAGTTTGCTAAGAATGGTGGATTTAAAGAGGTATAAGAATATGTATAAAGTAAAATTCGCAATTTTTCCAGAAGATATTTATAAAAGATTGGATCGATCAGAAAAAGAAAGATTTTCAAATGTAGTTTTTACTAAGGCAGAAATTGGTGAAGATGGCGTAGTAGAAATCACGGCAACTTGTACGTCAGATTCAGAAGATGAATCCCCTAAATGCCGCAGAAGATATTTATAATAGGAAATTCAAATTTCTTGTGAAATAAACAGGCTCTATACGTGTAACAGCGTATAGAGCTTTTCTTATGGAGAGTGGTTATACTGCTCTCCTATTTTAGTGAATAAATAGTGAAAATTTTGGAGGTGATGAAATGGCAAATATAAGCCCAGAGTTAAAGAAACAGTTACATGCTATTGCACAAAAACAGGCTGAAAAGATAGCAAAGGAATTTGAAGATAAAATGACTGAACATTATAGAAGTGTTCTTGATTGGTATTATGAAGAGCCATATCAGACGAATCCTCCACACTATGATAGAACAAATAATTTAAGAAATTCATATAGAACTTTTATGTTTATTTCATCTAAACAAGTGTCTAGTAGTTTTCTTATTTCAGGAGATGATATGAATGACTATGGTAGAAAATCAAAAATCTCTGGTGAAGATTATTTAAGCAAATTCTTTTTTAATCCATTAGGAACTTGGCATGGTGGTGATTGGCATGGTGGATATGGTGTACCAGCTAATTTCAATGCATACAACGAAATGGTCAATTTTTACAAAGATACAGTAAAAGATTTTAGAAAGAAATATGAAATATAGGAAGGAGAAGTTAAATGGTTGAAGAATTAAAACTTGCCATAAAAATTGATGATGCGACTATTGAGCAATCACTATTGAAACAGTTTGCTAATGCACAAAAAATGGCTGACAAGGTTGTTCTCGATTTCAAAAATGTAAACTTCGATGATAAACAGATTGAAGCCAAATTTAAGGAAATGCAGAAGAAGGCAGGTCAGAATCCGATTGATTTGACTATTGGTAGCAATACACTTGATATGCTTGGTCAGATTGATAAAAGACTTACTGAGATATTCAGTATTGGGAAAGGAAAATCATTTATCGACTCCTCTTCTATTGCTGCTGATATTGGAAAAATAGAGAATAAAATAAATGAGCTAAACAAAAAGTACGAAGAATCTCAGAAGAAATTATCATCTATCGGTTCAGGTGGTATTTCTGGTAAAGATGTAAATCTTGTCGATAATGCTGAATTTAAAAAATTATCTCAAGAAGTATCTGAGTTAAAAAATCAGTTCGATGATTTAAAGACTCATATGCAGTTGCTAGATGATTATACCGTTCCTACTGATAGATTTTTTGAATTGCAGTCTCAGGTAGAAGCTACAACTGTTAAAGTTACTGATTTAATAGATAAATTTGTAAAGTTATCAAATGCACAGAAAACACTCTCTTCTACTCCACAAAAATCGAATATTTCATCTGCTTCTACAGAGTCTGTTACCAATTCCATCAAAGAAGAGAATAATGTATTAGAACAGAATACTCAGAAAATTAAGGAAAATACACAGGCTAAAGAACAGAATGCCAATGCAAACCTCAATAAGTATGATAAACGGTTAGATTCTTACAATGGTAAGGTTGATAAATATCAAGCCACAATTAACAGATTTAATGATGGTGGTTGGACTAGTGATACATATTTAAAAAATGTACAGGCTGTCAAGAATGCTGTTCATGAGTACGAAACTCTGCTTAATGAATTAAAGGGCAAAGATGCTAGTTTGGTGACAAGCGATGATATTTCTAAATTGGACAAGTATGAAAAGAAAATCAAAGATACTATCGCTACTGTCACTAATATGTCAGCTTCTGAAAAGGGATATAATTTTGTTTCAGGTCAGAAAGAATTAGACAAGATTCATAAGCTTTTAGCTGAGAATAGTAAGATGTCTTCTGAGGCAAAAGCTAAAATTAAGGCTTACTATGCAGAAATTGAAAGCGGTAATCCTAGTATGAGTCTTGACAAGATTCATGGTGAAATCTTAAAGATTTATAATGCTGAAGTCGAAGCTGGTCGTGCTGGCAGAACATTGTTTGACACTTTAAAGAATAGCGGATTCCATCAGATTGCTGCTCAGATGGCAGGTATGTTTGGTGTTTATGATATTATTAATCTGGGTAAAGAAGGTTTTAATGTTGTAAGAGAACTTAATACTGCCCTTACAGAAATGCGAAAAGTATCTGATGAATCTTTGCAAAGTTTAAAAAATTATCAAGCTACTACTTTCGATACGGCAGATTCGGTTGGTACAACTGCAAAACAGATACAAAATTCCACAGCAGATTGGATGCGTCTCGGAGAATCAATGAATCAAGCTGCTGAAAGTGCAAAGGATGCCAATGTTCTTTTAAATGTATCAGAGTTTGAAGGAATAGACGAAGCAACAGAGTCTCTTGTATCAATGAGTCAGGCGTATAAAGATCTTGATAAAATGGATATAATTAATGTTCTCAATAATATTGGCAATAATTATAGCATCTCGACAGATGGATTAGCAACTGCCCTTAAAGATTCCGCAAGTGCATTAGTAACTGCAAACAATGATCTTAATGAAGCTGTTTCGTTGACTACGGCTGGTAACGCTATAACTCAAGATCCATCTAAGGTAGGGGCAGGTTTAAGGACGATTTCTCTTAGATTGGTTGGTACAGAAGAAGCTAAGAAGGAGCTTTCAGATTTAGGCGAAGAAACAGATGGAATGATTACTACCGTTTCTAAACTTAGAGATATAATCATGGATGCAACCAAAGCTGCATCGTCAGATGGAAAAGGTTTTGATATTTTTGATTCTAATGGAAATTATAAAAGTACATATGAAATCATGCAAGGACTCGCAGATTTGTATGACAATATTGTAAAAAAAGATAAAGAATTAGGAACAAATAATCTTAATCTTTTATTGGAGACTATCGCAGGGAAAAATAGAGCCAACATTGCCGCAAGTATTCTTCAGAATGGAGATATGCTTCGTTCGGTGTATGAAGATGCTCAAAATTCAGAGGGATCAGCAGAAAAAGAATTAAACTCTTATCTTGATAGTATTGATGGTAAAATGGCACAGTTGGAGAATCGTGCGCAGGAGTTCTGGTTTAAGGTGATCGACTCCGAAACTATTAAGAATGGTATTGATTTATTATCCACTCTGCTTAAAGGTGCTACTGATTTTGTGGATACAGTTGGATTGTTACCAACTATTCTCACAGGAATTGGAGCAGCACTATCATTTAAAAATGTCGGTAGGGATAAAATGTATTCCCTCAGTTTTTGAATATGCCGACAACATACATAATTTACTCTGAATACAGAGGTTTAAAGTATGTTATCCGTGAGATACACGGTGATAAATAAATAATTGGAACAATAATCGGGAACTGCGTACAACGGTCTGGTAATGCAGACGTATCACCACTCTCCTATTATGGCGACATAATTAGGTTCGTAAAAGCGTGACGCTCAAGGAATCCGATGGGATAGATCTTTCTGAGATAAGCCCTCACTGTAGCGACAACTTCCACATCAAGTTATATGCAACGATGCTTGGTGAATATGCGCTCGATACTACCTGACACAACAGGGCAATCTGTGATGGATTGTAAAATGCAGAAACTTATCTTCTGTTGTTTGAACACATCGTTCCTATGTGTATTGATAAGATGGAACAAAACCAAGAAATCTCGATTTCCTATCGAGTAAAACAGAGAATAATAAAATAGAGAGTAGATTTCTCTACTCTCTTATGTAAAATAATATAATAGTCCCTACTAGGCACACCTATAATTTAAGGACAGCCACCAAAATTGTAATTGTAATCACAAGTTTGGTTAAGCTGTCTATGTTAATAAATAACATAAGCATTACCTCCTTCATACATTGGTAACTTTTCAGAAAAGTTACGTGTACTCAGTGAAGCATGGACTTAAACCCTCGTAAACGGCGACCGAACCATGAGAGGTGATACCTAGTCCCAAGAATGAAAATCACTCTTACACATTAAACTACAATGTCCACCGCTAATTGAATTATATAGCAAACTACAGGATTAAGCAACCCAGAACATCAGTTTCTGTCGAATTATGAAATACGAAAAATATTCGATTTCCGTATAAACTATTTACAAAGTTTACCATTTGTGTTACTTTCAAAATATCAAAAATTTTGATTTTTTTGAAGGAGGTAACATAATGAAAGTATCGAGAGAAAATAGCCCAGTAAAACCTTTAATAGGCAAAATGAAACGAGAGAAAATCGTATTGAAGCATAAGTTACAGAGAAGAGAATCTGTTTGGTCTAATTCAAACAAATCATTGCTTATTGACTCTCTTTTAAGAGGATATATTGTACCACCAGTTTATACTATTTCTGAAGATGATGTACAATACGTAATTGATGGTGTACAGCGATTAAGCACGTTGAAAGGATTTTATAATGATGAGTTTGCCATATCTAAAAAGGCAGAACCAGTTATAATTGAAGGAACTGAATATAATATTGCAGGATTGAAATTTAGCAAACTTGACCAAGTCGTAAAGGATGAGTTAGATAGTTCTGCTATCACAGTATATGAAATCACTGAATATACAGATAAAGATGTCAGAGAAATGTTCCGAAGGCTCAATTCAGGGAAACCGTTGAATACATCACAGAAGCTTACACCTGATATGTCGGATGAACTCAGCAATGCTATCTTTGATATTATTTCTCTTCCATTTTTTGAAAAGAGATTGACATCTGCTCAGTTGAAGAGTTCAGTCGATCAGAGTATCGCACTTGAAACACTGATGCTCTGCTCTACTAATAAAGATAATGATTTTGCTTCATTTAGAGGAAAAGATAAAGAAAATTTTATTGAATTCTATAATGACAAAGTTGAGCCAGAGAAGATTGAAAATATCAAAACTGCAATCAACAAATTGGATGAGTCTCTTGAAGAAGATGTAAAAATTCCTAAGACAAGTATTTCTGTATTGTGTTTCGCAGCATATAGAATTTGTAAGGATAAGAAGAGTTTTGAAAAATTTGCTTTGAAAGTGAGCGAGTTTTTATCAACATACGATGATAATACTGAATACAAGAATAATCTTATGAACGGTACTAATTCTGCCGAGTCTGTCAGATTTAGATTGGATTATTGGAGAAACATCATAAGAGAATTACAGTAAATATTTGAAGAGTAGTCGGTTGGCTACTCTTTATTTATTTCTTCCCTAATGAATCAATTAAAATTTTCCATTCCCGTTCGTTGATTACTACCGCTATACCATCTTTAGTTTCTATCTCGAAGAATTCATCATTGTTGATCACATTTGATAATAATTTTTCTGCATCCTTTTTTAATTCTTTTGTATTAACTATTCTCATCTTTTTGTAAACCTCTTCTATAAATGTTGAAATGCTTTGTACACTCTTTTACATAATTTACCATAAACTACTATTAAAATAAAGAGAATAAGTATATAACAGTAAGTTTGTTTGTATTAAATAATTTTGGATCAGCACAGTATTATTGAAATTATTTTTTACAAACATAAGTTCTTATTGTCGTAATTTGAAAAATTTGGTAATATAAGGGAGGTACTTATAAAAAATGAAACATTTAGGAGCAAATATCATGAAGAACAATCAAATGAAAGTGGTACATGATGATGATTTGGAACGCTTGCTAAAGTCTTTAAATGTTTATGAAGATGTATCTAATGGCAAATATGAGTGCTTATTTTGTCATAACAAAATTACATTACAAAACATTGATGCAATCGTACCATATGAAGGTTCGGTGCAATTTACATGTGATAATCCAGATTGTCATTTACATTTAATAGGATGGAAGTAAAACATGGAAGTAGTTATTCAAGAATTAATTAAGTTTTTATCAAAAAATGGTGTTGCAGTAACTAATATATTTTGGATTTTGATAATTATTATAGGGATTAGTCAAATAGATAATATACTTTTGCTTTTATCTAAAATATACGGTTTGTTTGCATCAGCTTCAACAAAAGCGAATAAAAATCAAATATCTTTAAAAGTTAGAGGAACTATTTTAAAGTCAGTTAAAAAACAAGGGTTGCATAATACTAATATTATACCGGATGATTTGAAAGTGGTTTGGGTTAATGAAGAAGCCTGTGAATCTTTTATTGATAATCAACAAGTTATCGTTAGGATAAAACAATCAACAAACCCTCATGAAAATCTAATTGTTGCAGTATCAGAATATATCAATAGTGGTCTTCTATATAATGTTCGTAGATATTTAAATCAAGAAGTTTTGGATGCGTCCAAAGTCTTAATGACAAGAAAAATAATAGAGCAAGCGGACACTAATTCATTGACTTATTTAGAAGAACATTACATCATGCCAAAATTAGACGATAATTCTGAATTGAAAGAATTATACGAAGATTTGATTCGAATAGATAACAATGGTATGTTTGTTGATATAATGCTAAATGAATTTAACAAAGCCGGGATGAGTCTTTATAAAAGATTAGAAGATCCAGAATTATTTGCAGAATCAAAAGAATTTATGCGCTTTCTGTATAATATTGCAAGTGGTGTTTCAACGAATGCTGAAGATTTAAAGTTTAATAGAGATTATTTTAAGGTAGCTATAATTTTGTCCGCAAGCAATAAAACTCTTAATCATGCTGGTATAACGCCATTTGTTAATGCTGTTTTTAGGGATTTGTCAGATGGAATTGAGACAATTTATATTTTCGGGTTAGGAACAAAGCGTGATATTGCTCAACAGATTTCAGAAGCAATTGGGAATGATTATAGAATTGATAGAATTATTAAGCATACCTATAAACATGTTAATGAAACTGGCAGACGGGTTCCAGGCGTATTTTTTTGAATGTTGTGTATATAAAGATATAGAAACTGATCATTAGTAAAAAGAGCAGGACTAATCTCCTGCTCTTTTTCAGTACAAATAAAAGAGCAGCAATTTCTCACTACTCTTCTATCTTATTTAAAAATCTGAGCCACAGCCATTGTGGGTTCAAAAGGATCTAATGATATACTTTCGGAGTTGGCACAAAGTCTATACTTTAAATATAAAGAACAACTATCAGTATTACAATAGAAAAATATTATAAGAAAGGTTGTAGATATAACTTCAAAATATGATAATACAATAGATACAAATATAAATTTTGAGGTTATTCGAAAAATAGAAAAGAATGGGAATATATTTTACAAATGATTATTTTAGTGACGATTATTATTTGATGGTTTTAGAAGATATACAGGATAGAATATTTATTAAAAAATATCCGTTTTTCAAAAGTCAACTAAAATTGTCAAAAACATTAGATTTTAAATTAAAAATATATGACGAAGATATTATGAGAGAGGTTGCATTTAAGCCTCTCTCACTTTAATTTTTAAGTTCTCTATTCTTTTAATATTCTCACTACTCTTCTTTCTTATTCAAATTCTAAAACGTTCTACCGTTTACGTTCTATCAAACTCATCGCTTATTATCATTTTTATCGCAGAATATATAATCAAGTCTTTTTCATTATCAGTAAGTGTTTTGATGTAATCTTTTAGTTCTTCATCGTTCATGTTTCTCATTAAAAATATTTTGTCTGTTAATTTTGACATGTTGGTACTCTCCTATTCTTGAATTTATGCAGAAAGGTCGTGATAATATGAAAAACATATTTATATTTATTATTGGTATTTTATCAGTAACATGTATGCTTACTTCGTCAGCAATTTTATGGTACTTAATGGTTCAAACATCATGTAAAATGACAGTTGTCGGAATCATGCTGTTCTTAGTTGGAAGCGTACTTATGAAACACTATATTAAAAACACCTAGAGAGATATGCCTGAAAACTTTGCAATAAAATATAATATAACGGCAGTCAATACACCACCTAAAGCACCAACTATTGTATCGCTTATCTTATGTTTAGCTTTATCAATACCAGTTTCATTTAATTGATTTTTGAGTTCTGATATTTGATTGTTCTGTTCTTCAATCTTATTATTTGATTCAACTAACTGCAAGGTAGCGTTATCAAGCTTATTCTGTAATTCTATTACTTCTTTTGTAAGTTTCTGTTGTTCTTTTACCATAGGATTCTCTGTTTTAGGTATTGGAGTTTGTTGAAACTCGTAGTGAACAGGTGGTACAGAATCTAATAGCTTTTGCGGATCAATACTTTTGAGCTGATTATTTAATTCTACTGGTGTTAGATTCATAAGAAGTCTCCTTATAGAAAGCAGGTGAAAATATGTTAAATTCTGTCGAACAGCAAATAATTCAACATGAAAAAGAGTCTTATATTGCCGACCATGTTGTAAAGTGTCTATTATGTGAAAAATATACTCAACAAGAATATCGGAACATTCTTAAAATCGTTGAGGAACGGCTTCTTGGTAAAGGTGTGTATGATGAACTAGAGTCTGGATATTAGTTCTCTCCTATTCAACAAAATATTGTAATGGTTCAGGAAAATTACCAGCATAATACAAATACCATCTTCCGTCTATTTTAATCAGTTCAAAGGTTGATTCTCCAAAACTATCATGGTATTTACATGTGATTAAATCATATTCTTCTAATTTAATATTACAATTATATTCCGAATTTATTTGTTTTTGTTTGTTTAACAATTCATCTGAATCAACTTTATTCTCATGTGTAATATCAAAAGAAATATCTCCTATTTTATTATTAAATTCTTTTATTGATTCGGCAGATAATGTAGGTAGTGATTTTTGTACAAAACTTGGATAACATTCTTCTATTCTATCTATATTTGGATTATTAATTGCTTTTGAAAGTTCTTTTAATAAATCGTCCGTAGTATTATACCCACTTCTATTTTTTGAAACAAATGTAAAAAATATGACACAAACACATAACAAAATAATTATTACAATGGTTATAAACATTCTCTTTTTGTTTTTCATTATATATACCTCCAATTAACATCTCATATTATACTACATTAAAGAAAATACCTCAAACATATTTTCAAACATTAACAAGTATGATATTCAAAACATTTGACAGTGATATTGATAATATGAGTTCTCGTTGGGGAATGTTTGGAAAATCATTCTCAGACATTGGAGATACAATAACAACTAAATGGAAACAAGTTACTGACTACGTTGCTGTTACAAATGATGCGACTATATCAGGAATGATGTCTGCATGGAAAGGCACATCCCCTGTTCAATTTTTGTCAGATGATAGTGTTGTTAATGTTTTAAATGATTATAATAAGGCTTTAGACAAAGGTGCGGAAGCGACAGTGAAATTCTTTGAGACAGGAACTGGCAATGATTTTATGAATGGTTGGTTAAAACAGCTCAAAGGCGCACCAGCTACAATGGATGATTATAAAGCTGCTGTTGCAAAAGCTGAGTTAGCACAGAATGGACTAACCGCATCAATGGTCGCTTCTAAAGTGGCTGCATTGGCATTAAACGTAGCGGTTAGTATGGGTGTCAGTATTGCAATTTCTGCATTGATAAAATTGGTAGACAATTTAGTTCATGCAAATGAAAAAGCCATTGAAAAAGCCGAAGAACTAAGAGACAAATATAATGATTTTAAAGAGACAAATGCATCAAATGTAAAAACTTTAAATGATTTAAAAGATGAATTTGAAGAATTGTCAGATGGTGTTTCTCAATATGGAGACAACATTTCACTTACAACAGAGCAATATGCAAGATACCAAGAAATCGTTCAACAAATTGTTGGTATATCTCCTTCGTTAGCAGAAGGATATGATACTGAGAACGGTTATATAGCTGATAAGAATGGGCTTTTGGAACGTGCAATAGAATTACAGGAAATAGAATATAAAAATGAATTAAGGAAGATAACAAACCTTGATAATTTAAAAACTTCCATGTCTGGATATATTGCAGAATACAAAGAAGCTTTAAATGGTGGCTATATAACATCTGAAGGCAATATCATAGGTACTACTATTGATACTGATTTTAAAAATTCTTTATGGAAAGTTTTTAACACAAACAACAGAGATAATTATGATGGTCAGAGTATGGCTAAAGATATTATGGAATCTCTTGGTGTTAAAGATATAGATAAAGAAATTGAAAAATATATCAATGAATACGGTTATTGGCAAGATAGCGATTTTTGGAATGACTATTGTGATAAGATTGTCAGCAATTTAGATGTTGTAACAAACTCTTTAACTGCTGAGGAAGTTGGATTGGATGACACGATATTTGATCAAAATATCGAAAAGCTTGAGAGTTACGCTGAACAATATAGCGATATGAAAGATTCTGTTAAGAGTGCAAACGAGTCCATTCAAACAGATTTGGGATATATCGCTGAATACGCAGATGGTTACTCTGATTTATCTAAGGAGCAGCAAAAATTTGTCACAGATTATTTAAAAGGTTTTGATATATCTGATATTACTTCTGAAAATTCTATGGGAATTTTAGAATATGATGAAGATAAAATGGCTTCTGTAAAAAGTCAAATTAAGAAGTTTGTAGAAGAACTGTCGCATGATGATTCTACTAAACAGGCTCTTACAGATTTATATGCACCACCATCGGATAATGAAACTGTTGAAGAATACAAAAATCGAATTGATTCTGCATTAGAAGTTATTCGTAAATATTGTGAAGCCAATGGCATTGAAATTCCAGTTGGAATTAGCGATGTTGAAGACTCCGCAACGGGTTTAGAATCCTCATATAAGCAAACCATTGAGAATGCAAAAGAAAAATATGGCGAAGATTTAACTCCATTTTTTAAAGAGAATTCTATTAATACACAAGAAGAAATAGATAAATGGCGTGAAATCGCACAATCTTGCAACACTGCAACTGAAGCAAAAAAGAAATATCTTGAAGCCGATATTTCCCAAGAAACACCGATTTCTTCCATCGACATTCTCACACAAGTACAAGCCCTTTCGGACGGCTTAGACCAGCTTGATAAAATTTATACAGATGTCTACAACAAAGAAGATTTTGATTGGTCATCCATCCTCAATAATGACGGATTCAAAGAAGAGTTTGGTAACATGACAAATGTTACTGAAGAATATAAAAATGCTTATGATGACTTTATTAAGACCATTAGCAACAACCCTTCTGATTTATCTGCATGTCAGTCTGCATTTGATAATCTTGCAACGGCGTATATTTATAATTCTGATGCATTAAAAAATGTTACAGAAGACACGAAAGCATCTACTATTGCCATGCTTGAGCAAATGGGTATTGCCAATGCTGAAGAAGTTGTTACGGCGCAAATTGCAAACAATCTATTAGAAGCAAGAGCGGCTACTTTAGACTTTGCATCTGCTACTGATGCAGATATAAATTCTCTGGTTGCTTATGCAAATCAGTTAGGACTTACGGCGGCAGACGTTGCTCAATTATGTTTAAAGCAAATAGACGTTTCCAATAATCCTATAAAGACACACGCTTCATTAGCAAATTTACAATCGCTAATTTCTATGGCGGGCGTTACAGGTGATAAATTAACATATTTATTAAAAATGATAAATGCTGTTAATAATGTTGCTTCTCTCGCTGCGTCAGGAAAAGCTACGCAATCACAGATTACAGCGGCTGGTAGAATAGTTGAAAATCTGCAAGGTCAAATGAAGAACATATCTACAGCAAACGTAAAACCACAAGTAAGTTATTCTGGTGGTACATCCACTAAATCAGCAATAGACAAAGCCAACAAATCATCTGGCAGCTCTTCTAAAGACTCTAAAGAAACAAAAGAAACATTCAACTGGGTCGAAACGGCAATAAGTCGTATACAACGCGCAGTAACAAATCTTGGCAAAATTGTATCTGCAACTTATAAATCATGGTCTACACGCAACTCTGCTCTCTCATCTGAAATGTCAGCAGTTACACAGGAAATATCCGTTCAGCAGTCTGCATATCAGGCATATATGGACAAGGCAAACTCTGTAGGTTTATCAGATTATTATAAAAATCTTGTTCAAAATGGCGGTATGTCTATTGAAGATGTCACAGATGACACACTTAAAGAGCAAATTCAGACATACAAAGAATATTATGAGAAGGCTCTTGCCGCTTCGGATGCCGTTCAGGATTTGAGAGATAATCTTGCCGAACTTGCAAAAACCAAGTTTGATAACTTGGCTAAAGAATACGACAATAAAATTTCAGATATCGATCATGTTGTGACGACTATCGAAAATGAAGTCTCTGGCGTTGAAAAGTTAAATAAGATTGCGGGCAAGTCGTTCTATACTGCTCTTATTGAGCAAGAAAATCAACGTTTAAAAGACTTGGAGGAAAAGAAATCTTCGCTTCTAAGTGCAATAAATGAATCTGTATATAACGGTTCTATTGAATATGGGTCAGAACAATGGCATGAAATGAAATCTGAAATAGATTCTGTAGATGAGTCTATACAAGATGCTAATAATAGTTTAATCGAGTATAAGGAAAATCTTAAAGAAGTTGCGAAACTTAATTTCGATAATTTAAAAGAACAGTTTGAAAATGCACTCTCTATAATTACTGACGGAAGCGATTTAGTTGATGCTTATATCTCACAGACGGAAGCATCTGGTGAAATTGTTGGGAAGTCGTTTTACTCTGCAATGATTGATCTAAAAAATGCTGACATCAATGGTTTAAAGAAACAATATGAAACACTCTCGTCTACACTGAGTGAAGCTATGGCTAATGGCGATGTGTCTGAATTTGATTCAACCTGGTACAGTATGACAAGTGAAATCAACTCGGTTGAGAAGTCAATTGTTGAGACTAATACTGAGTTAATTGAATTAAGGAAAAATCTCAAGGAAGTTGACAAGCTTAAATTCGACAGTTTAGTATCGCAATTTGACACCGCCCTATCCCAAATTGAGCATGAAAGTAGTAAGCTGAATTCCGTAATTTCCATAATTGATGAGTCTGGATATGTTGCTAGTAGCGAATATTATGATGTTTTAATTACTACAGAAAAGTCAAATGCTGATGTCTTATTAGAAAAATATAATCAGTTAAAAACTTCGCTACAAGAAGCATTGGACAATGGCTCGGTTACAGAATTTGACGACAATTGGGCATCAATGGTATCTGATATACAAGACACAGAAGATGCTTTATTAAAATCAAAAGAAGCCATTATCCAATATCAAAATGCTCAAAGACAAATTCAATGGGATTTATTTGATCGTATGCAAGCATCATTTGCTAACCTTGCTGATGAGTCTGATTTCTTGATTGAGTTAATGGGCAAGAATTCCAAATTGTATGACGATAATGGACAGATGAATTCTAACGGATTATCTGTACAAGGGTTACATGCTCTTAACTATGATAATTATATCAATCAGGTAAAAGAGTATAAAAATGAACTTGCTGAAATCCAAGGACAATTAGCTGCCGATCCAAAGAATACTACTCTTATTGATCGTTATGCAGAATTACTAAAAGCACAACATAGCGCAATATTAAACGCCGAAGATGAAAAGTCTGCCATCATTGATCTTATATCCGATGGATATGACAAATTATTAGATTCTCTTCAGGATGTTATTGATAAGAGAAAAGAAGCTTTAAATGCAGAGAAGGATTTATACGATTATCAAAAGAATATCTCGAAACTAAGTGAAACAAAAACTAATATCGAGAAACAGCTTGCCGTATATGCGTCTGGCAGTGATTCCGAAGAACTAAAGGCTACAATCCAAAAATTGCAAAAGAATCTTACTGATGCAAATGAGGATTTAGCTGATGCTGAATATGACAAGTATTTATCCGATCAACAAGAAATTCTTGATACATTATATGACAATACACAAGAATGGATAAACACGCGCCTAGATAATATTGATGGGTTATTCCAAGAAGCTATCGAAACGACCAATGCAAATTCAGATAGGATAGCTGCTGAAATTCAGGCAGATACAACATCTGTTGGTGCGTCACTTTCTGAGGAAATGCATGTAATTTGGGAAGATGGTGGTGTCGGGCATAATGTTGTTCAAGGCACAACTGATGCCATTAATGCATTATACGGGTATACTACTACAACTGCTCAAACCGCATTTGATGGTATTAAGGCGAACACATTGGACTTGGCTACTAAGTTTAGCATGGTCACAAATGAGGGAATTGCAACTGCTTTAACAAATATCAATAATGCTACAGTATATGCAAGTGCAATTATGGCGAAAACATCCGAGATTAGCGGAAGTTTAACTGGTACTATTGCGAACAAAATAGACGGAGTAACAACTGCTATTGGAAGCATAAAGACAGCAATAACAGAAATGGGAACAATTATTGCCACTGCATTTTCTAACGCTGTTAGTAATTTAAGTAATAGCTATAATTCGTATACGCCTACTTCTACCCAAGCTACGACAACTACTAGTACACAGACAGAAACAAATGGTTCAGGAACGACAACAACCAACACAAAAACCACAACAGATTTGAAACCGGGCAAACCAAGTGGAACAATTAAGAAACCGACAAAAACAGTGACTTCGAACAGTGGTGGTTCAGGTAAACAACAATACCTTTATAACATTGCTACTCGTTATGCGAATGGCGGTAATGTATCATCAAAAACAAAATCACCATTTGATGATTTTGCAAAATCAATTGGCGAAGATACTATGGTTGCTGTCCAAGAAGGTGAAAGGATTCTCACTCCTGTCCAAAACGAGGCGTTTGAGACATTAGTGGCTAATCTATCTAAATTTGATGCGAGTCAATTGTACCAAACACCTACGATTCCAAAATTATCAAATCCTGTGTTGAATAACATTGGGACTACTAATAATAATGATATTCGTATGGAGATTGTATTACCTTATGTTAAGAATTACGATGATTTTGTGAATCAACTTCAAAAAGATAAACGTTTTGAAAAAATTGTGCAAAGTATGACAGTTGACACAATATCTGGCAGAAGTAGTTATTCGAAAATGAAATGGTAATTATATAAAACAGTCGTAGAGTTTTTCTACGGCTGTTTTTATATAAAGAAAGGAATAAAAAATAATTTATGGTTAATGACAAAAAGATTGATGTACAAAGAAAAATAATCGAACGTCTTAGGGAAGAAAATAAATCTTGCAAGAAGAAAATTGCAGATTTGGAATATAGATTAAATTTACAATCTAAAGCTATGGAAGCTGTTAAAAATTATGAGTCTGAACATAAGAAAACTTTGGACTCTATGGAAAATGCAAAGAATGAATATATAAAAAGATCGAGAGAACTACTGTCTTTAAAGAATGAGTATCAAAAGAAATTTGATGCTTTCATGAAGGAATTATAAATAAACGATACGGAGGTGAATTTTATGAATATGATAGATTTTTCTTTTGGCAATGATAAGTTATCGGATTATGGGTATATGGTTTGTAGTATTGTAACATCCTTCTCAGATTCATCTCCTATCGGTACTCAGCTTAATTTTGAAACATTAAAAAATAGAGCTACTAGCAAGAATAAAATTATTAGTGTTTCTTATGAAGATCCATCTGAGATAACTTTTGATATTTGCAAGAAAATGTGTGGGAATGATGATATATATCTTACGGATAATGATATTTCTATATTGTCAAGATGGTTAAATTCAAAATTATACGAGAAATTCAAACCAATATATGATGATATATCATATGCTGATGTTTATTTTCAAGGGACATTTTCTTCTATTTCTGCCATAAATATTGGTGGAGATGTTGTTGGTATGACTTTAACATTTATGCCAAATTCCCCCTTTGGATATGAAGACGATAAAGAAATTGTATTTGATATTGATTCTTCGGATTATAGTTTCTCGTTTTATAACGATTCTGATGAGGTTGGATATTTATATCCAAATTTATATGAAATTACATTTAAACAAGATGGTAATTTTACACTTAGTAATTCTCTCGATTCTAAGAATACAGTTATTAAGAATTGCGAAAACGGAGAAGTCATAACGATGGATTGTGAGAATAAAGTGATAACGTCTTCAAAATCGCATGTTACCTTACATAATGATTTTAATTACAATTTTCCAAGATTCGTTAATACATTAGAGGAACGAGAAAACGTTTTTACTGTTTCTGTCCCATGCTCTATTAGGGTTATTTACTCTCCTATTAGAAAGGCAGGTGTTATTTTATGACAAAGCTTACCTTTAATAATGGGAATGTGGATGATTTTACTATTATTTTATCTACTAGAGCAAAAAATTTCTATGGTCAATTAGTTAATGTTTCACAGGTTAGTTATACCGGTAATCTAAATGAAGCAGATGAAATATGTTTTACAATAACTAAAAATCTTGATAGTAAAATTGAACGATTATGGAACGAAATAATTGACCTTAAATTAGTTTGGGTTAAAGAAATAGATGAGTTTTTTGAAATATCTGTCACAGTAAATGAAAATGATTCTAATCAAAAAATTGTAACTGGAAAATCTTTATGTGAAGCAGAACTTTCCCAAGTGTTGATTAACGGGACAGAGATTAATACGGAAGACGATATCCTTCGATCCGATTATGTAAAGACTGTTTTTTATGATAATAGTCATCCTAATGGTTCTCTACTTCACAGGATATTAAAAGAAGTTCCAAACTATAATATAAAGCATGTGGATTTAAGTTTAGTTGATTTATTCGGCGTGTTTTCAATTGATGGAACTAGCATTTATGATTTTTTGGTAGGGGATTGTTCTGAAACATTCCATTGTATATTTCAATTTGATTCTACGGATCGTAGTATTTCTGTTTATGATTTATATACTGTGTGTGAAGATTGTGGTTACAGAGCACCATTGAATGGTGCTTGCCCTAAATGTGGAAGTACAAATTTAAAATATTTTGGACAAGATACATCCATATTTGTGAGTGTTGATAATCTTACTGACGAGATAAAGTATATCACAGATACAGATAGTATAAAAAACTGTTTTAGACTTACTGCTGGCGATGATCGTATGACGGCGGCAATTGTTGGTTGCAACCCTAATGGTACAAATGAAATCTTTCATTTTTCACAAGAACAATTGGATGATATGTCGTCTGAATTGGTTGGGAAAATTAAACAGTACAATGTACTATACAATTCTTATGTTGATACTTATTCTAATCTTACTTCTGAATTATATGAAACATATAATAAAATTGCTTATTACACATCTGTTATGATGCCTGATTCATCATTTGATCCCTCTAAAATAAATGCAAAATCTGAAGCTGATAAATTAACGGAGATAAAATTAAGTCCAATTAGTTTATCAAAAGTATCTTCTTATACTTCTGTTCAAACAGTAAATAGTGCGTTATTAACTTATGCGAAAGTTTTTGTAAAAACAGGATATGTGAAATTAGAGATAGACTCTGGCGAATTTAATTATAATACACATAGATGGAAAGGTCGTTTTAAAGTAACTAGTTATTCTGATGACACAGATATTGCTTACTCTTCTACTTTAAATATTGATGTCAATGATGACTATCAGAACTTTATTAACCAAAAAATTAAGAAAAGTATTGCTAGAGATGATACAGAAGATGGAAGTGTATATGATGTCTTGTCTATTACTAATTTAGAAACATTTAAATCTGCCATTACTAATTATTGTTTAAATAGATTAACATCATTTAAAAGCGCCTTAGAAGGTGCTCTCGGAGTCATTGATGCAGAAAACAATGCAGAATTAACAGCCCAATTCCATGACCTTTATTGGAATATGTGGGATGCATGTTGTAAAGAAATTGAAAAACGAAGCATCACTATTTCAGATTGGGAAACAAAACGTGATCAAGTTTTGTCACAACAAAGTGAAATACAAAAAACTCTTAACTTTAAAGTTTATCTTGGCGATGCACTTTATAAACAATTCTGTTCGTACAAACGTGAGGATACATATAGTAATGACAATTATATATCAGATAATTTAACGGATGATGAATTGTTAGCACAGGCAAAGGACTTTATCGAAACAGCTCAAAAAGAATTAGTTCAATCTGGTGAATATCAACATAGTATTACTTCTAATCTTGATAATCTTTTGATTATGGAGGAATTTGCACCAATTATAGACAATTTTGAATTAGGCAATTGGATTAGAATATCAGTTGATGATAAAATATATCGTTTACGACTAATCTCTTACGAAATTGATTTTGATGATTTGACTACAATAAATACTAAGTTTTCAGATTTAACAAAAACAGCCGATGGTCTTAACGATGTACAAAGCGTTATTAAAAGTGCAAAATCAATGGCTACCTCTTATAGTTATGTAGAGAAAAAAGCTGACACTGGTGAAAAGGCGAATATTACAATTAATAGACTCCGCGATCAGGGTTTATCGTCTGCATTAGACGCAATTAAAAACGCAGATTCTGAAGAGACTGTGTTTGACAAACATGGTATCTGGTGCAGAAAGTATGATGATATTTCTGACACATATGATGAAAGATCTTTAAAGATTATACATAACAATATTGTTTTTACAAAAGATAACTGGAAAACCGCAGATATGGCATTGGGTGAACAAACGTTTACATTTAATGACCATACTATCACGGAATATGGTCTTAATAGTGACTTTGTTTTATCGGGGAAAGTAATTGCTGGCAATATTTACTCAGCAAACTACTCTTCTGCTAAGTCTCTTGGTACGTGGTTTAATCTTGACGACGGCACTTTTACCCTTGCAGACGCAAGGTTTGTATATGACGGGTCTACTTTGACTATTAAAAATGTCAATATAGATTGGTCATCAACAAATGAAAATAAAGATGTTATGGCACAAATTAAAGCTAATACAGATGGTTTGTCTGCTGAAGTATCTCGCGCCCAAGGTGCAGAAGGAAAACTATCTACGTCAATTAAAGAAACAGCCGATAACATTACTCTCGAAGCAACTCGCGCTCAAGGTGTAGAAAAGGACTTATCTGCAAGGATTGATATTAATACAGACGGAATAAGTGCAAAAGTTTCAAAAAACGAGATAGTTGCCAGTATTAATCTTAGTACAGAGCAAGGCGCAACTATAAATGCTGATAAAATTAATTTAAACGGATATGTAAGCGTTGGTAATAAATTTACCATTGATAGTGAAACTGGTGCTATGACTGCAACTGATGGCACATTTTCTGGAACTATCAATGCTGCTAATATTTATGGTGGCTATATTGAGGGTGCGCATATTAAGTCTGGATATATTGATGGTACAAATATATTTTTTGCTCCGTCTGGTACAGAAGTACAGCCTGACGATCCTATGGCTACAGGACAAGGAGGAATTGTATATGTACAAGGTGGTCGATGGAACCAATTAGATGTATTCGGAAGTGATGAATTGGTGTTATCTACTTCTCGAAGTGTAAACGATGGTGGTCGTGTGTCTGTAGATCGCGTATTTGATATCAAACGTGGTGCTACATTCAGTGCATATGAAGAAACTGGGTATGGATGGGCTGACTGGTATTATCATGCAGTAGAGCAAGGATCTGTTTATACAAAAGAAGGTGAATTTGTTGTAGAGTCTCGCAATTCAAAAAAACTTCGTTTAAAGGCTTCCGATTCAAATATAATTCTTGAAGGCACAACCATCGGGAACGAATTAGAGGTTGATACGTTAAAAATTGGCAATAACAATGTATCTTCATTTGGCTATATAGATTTATATTGTAATGGGAATTTAAGTGGCTGTCTGTTTGCCGCTTCAGATGCAATTACTCTTGATGCTAGGAACAACAAAGACATATCCCTTAATGCAAGTACGGGGTCTGGGACAATTAGATATTACGGCAATCTGGTTCAGAACTCCTCCGAACGATATAAGAAAAATATGGTTAATATAACCGAGGAATATGCTGATAAAATTCTCGATCTTGTGCCAATGGAATTTGATTACAAAGCTACTGGAAAGCATTGTCTTGGACTTAAAGCAGAACAAGTTATTGGCGTGATACCTCAGATTGTTAATTTAGATAGCAAGGGTCGTCCAGATGGCGTTTCATATATTGAGATAATACCTTTGTTAGTAAAAAAGATACAAATGCTTAATAAAGAGATAAACGAGATAAAAGGAGGAAAATAAAATGGATAAACCATTATCGGTGATGATAAATGAAACAAAAGATAATATCAGAGATATTATTGTTAATTCTGGTGTGCCAATGTCTCTAATGGAACTAATTATATCCGATATCTACAATGAAATAAAAGATACTGCTCAGTTACAATATAGAGCAGATCTTATTGGCTATACACGAGAATTATCAAAATCAAAAGAATCTGATACTACAAAATAGCTTTATTCCCACTGTTTATTCAGTGGGATTTTTTATTAAAGAGGTGAAACAATGGATAATAATATTATACAACCTATAAAAATCTCATTGGATTTTTATAATAATGAGCGGAAAGCAATACGCGCCAAACAATATGATAAAAAAAGTAGATATGTAAATATTACTTGTACAGAAAAAGGCGTACCCGTTGTTTTAACCGCATCAAATATGAGTTGTTATATCAAAATGAGTACGCCAGACAAACGAGCAATATATAATAATGGTGTAATACAGTCTGACGGATCTATTTTATTTGAATTAACAGAAACTATGCTTGCTCAACCAGGTAAAGGTGAATTAGAGATAGATATAGTATATTCTTCTACGGCGGATGGAGATGATGACGCTCTCTTATCCTCGATGAATCTTGATGTAATTATTGAAAAAAGTGTTTATAGCAACGATACTATAATAGCAACAGATGAGTTTAATGCTTTAACAGAATTGATTACCAAAGAGCAATCTCGTTCAGATTCGTTGAATGCTTTAGAAGATAAGGTAGAAAAAGCAGAAGAAATCAGAGTTTCAAACGAAACTGAAAGATGTGAAGCAGAAAAAAATCGCAGTATTTCAGAAGAAAAACGAGAAACCGATACAAAGGCTGCCATTGATAAAACAAATGAGATTATTTTATCTGCCACTGGCGCGCTTGAAACCGTAAAGCAGAAAGCTGAAGAAGTAGAAACAAATGCTACTAATGCAGCAAAAAGTGAATCTAACGCAAAAGCCAGTGAACAAGCCGCTACAAAATCTCAAGAAACAGCTACTGAAAAAGCTGACTCTGCATTGGAGTATGCCACTAAAGCTCAAAGTTATGCGGTTGGTGGTACGGGGAGCCGTGAAGGTGAAGATTCTGATAATGCAAAGTATTATTATGAGCAATCAAGAGACATCTCCGAAGGACTAAAAGGTGGACTGCAACCCCACGGAACGGTTGCATTTTTAAATCTACCAAGTTTATCAGATGTTGAAACTGGTTGGATGTATAATATTTCAGATGAATTTACCACCACGAATGATTTTAAAGAGGGTGAAGGAAATGTTGTTCCAACAGGTGCGAACATCTACAAAACGTCAGACGGAAAGTGGGATGTGCTTGCGGGTACTCCTGTGACGGGGGTTAAGGGCGCGAAAGAAGCATCCTATCGGCGAGGAAACGTCAACATCACAGCAGAAAATGTTGGTGCGGTGCCAACCGATGGAGATACAGCCGAGAACACAATCGCTTTTACGAGTAGTGATGTGGCAGACGGATCAGCGTCAGCATGGACAAGCGTATCAAAATTATCAAGCGGTGAAAAGCACGCTTCGCTTTTTGCTAAGGTGTCACAGATGTTTAAAAATGTGCGGTATCTGTATAAGATGCTTGGGAGCACGAACATATCTTCTATTGGTGGCGGAACGGTAACTGGGGCGATCTGTGATGTAAATAGTAAATTACTTAAATCAGCATCTGCAAATGGTTGGCTTAGTGATGCGCTAAATGTTAGTATTGTAAATTCAGATGCGGACGTAAATAAACCGCATCTTGTTGGTGGTAATATGGCATCAGCTAATCAACCATCTGATTTATCTTGGGGAATTAGAGAGGTATTTTGGTCAAGTGCAAATCACCTTATTGTAAAAATTTCAGGGATCGCAACAGATGGAACAAGTGCTATTTGGACTAGAGCCTACACAGAAGAATGGGAAGCAGGATGGAGTAGAGAAATTACATCAAGAACCATTGGGAAACAGTCTGTTAAAAGTGCCGAAGTCACTATATCCAATGACTTATATGCTTATGATGGCACTACTGAAGCGTGGGGAAAACAAACAACTTATAACGATAAGAATGGTGTACGTGTTGGTTATATTAACAGACGATATCTTGGGAATGGTACTGTTGATTTATATATTGGCGCAGATAAAGGAAAGGTTATTATAAATAATGGTTACGCCACATATGCAAACAGCGCGGGCAATGTTAGTAAACTAACCGCTAGTGAGGATTCAATTTATGGCTATAACAACAGAATGTGTTTTAGTTATAAAGAGAATAATGGTTATCAATATTTTGATATTTTAGACTTAGGTAATACTGTTAAAGCGTTTTCTGGATTATGTAATGGGAATGGCAATACCGACAAATGCTATGGTGGAACAAAAGCTAAGTTATGGACTGACGGCGAAGGCGGCAATCTTCTACTTATTTCTCCTAATGGGCAACAGTGGGAATTAGATGCTTATAGCAATACGCGGCTTAGAATTTTTACTTATGGGTCATCTACGAATGGAAACAAAGTTGTCGAGTTTTCGTTTATGGAGGATGGCACATTTGAAGCAACAAAATTATCAAGTTCATATGTTAAATTGTATAGTAATAATAGAATTGAGGCGAATGACCAAGATATTAATATTATTTGTCCAGGTAAAAATTCATCAACTGGCTATATTAATACAAGAGTTTCAACCGCCTTGCAAGTTCGAGACACATCAAATTCTACATGGCGACCTATTAATGCATCGGCTTTCAATGTCAATTCATCAAGGAGATATAAAAAGAATATACTGGATATGAGTGACGATGAAGCAAGACAAATACTTAAATACAGAGTAGTTGATTACGACTATATTAACGAAGATAATGGTACGGGATGCCAAGGTATGATAGCCGAAGAAGTTGCCGAAATTAATGAATATCCCGTATATCGCAACCCAGACGGAACAGTTGAGGGACTTGATTACAGCAAGTTTGTTCCACAGCTTATCAAAATGGTACAAATTCAACAGACACAGATCGAAGAACTAAAAGAAACCGTTAATATTCTTTCAAAGAAGATTACAAATTGATTGTAGGGGACACTAAATTTTAGTGTTCCCTATTTTTTACGATTTCTTATAATATTTCTCATACCAACGTTCCTTACGAATGTATCCGCAGTCTGTTTCTGAATCAATTTTTTCTTGGTAACTGCACCTTGTTTTTGAGATACATTCCTCTTCTGCCAATAGAAAATATGGACATTTGTTTATATTTTTGTCGAGTAGACATTTCATGGTTAAGACTCCTGATTCTCAAATTTGTTTTTTAATTTAATGTACATATTATATAGCTCTTCTTCTGATGTATCTTTTTTAGAGTATTCACTTAGCACGGCTTGGGAGGGTGTTGTTATTGTTTTTAGAGCGTCTTCCGTAGCATGGGTGTATATATTTTCAACACTTATAGCTTTATGTCCCATTGCCATTGCAGTATTAACAACATTTGCTCCTTTTGCACTATTTGCTATTGTATCTGCTGTATGTCTAAGTGAATGTAAACAAAGCCCTTTTTGTTGCCCTGTTTTTGTTAAATGGACATCTCTATCTATACCAAGCTTATCACAAAGATCTTTGAAGCACACTTCCATTGATGAACTTGAGCGTCTTTTCCCATTCCTAAATGTTGGATAAAGTAAGTCATCTGGATTATTTTTACAATATAGTTTAGTTTGTTCTTGCATGTATATTATACATTCTCTGCATAATTCAGACATCATAACAAACCTTGCTTCTTTATTTTTAGGAACTTTTGTATATGTCTCCAAGCCACTATTTTTATCATTATTCTTATAGCGTATGGCTCTTGTCTCTACAATATCTATTCTATTTTTTTCTAAATCTATGTTACTATTTCTTAGTGAAGCAAATTCACCAGCTCTCATCCCTGTTTCAAGTAAAAATAAAACGACTACTGGATACTGCCCCATATTATTTTTGTACGCATAATAAAATTTCTCTATATCCTCATAAGAAAAAACTTTCTTTCTATTTTTTAAATCTTCTTCTCGCTTATGGTCATATTCGTCAGCCACTTCTTTTTTAATTCTTGCTTGTGCTGCATAGTTTTCTTCTAAAAGACTTTTATTGACTAACCATTTGCAGCAACGTTTACACAATTGAATGGGTAAAGAACATGTCTTTTTACTTTTTAGTTTGAGTATTGTATCATAGTATTTTTCAAACTCTATAGCACTAAGCATATGCAATTGGAATTTTGCTATTGGAAATGGATAAAAATTGCATTTGAGGTTACTTATATAAGAATGATATCCGCTACCAGTTAATGCTGGTTTTGTTTCTGTTTCAATATATTCATCCATATATTCACCAAAAGTTTTTGTTTTATTTATTTTTGTATCTCTACCGTTTTCAAATTCTTTTTCCCATGCGTCTCTAGCCATTTTGGAGAATGTTATTGCTTCTTTTTCTGTCTTTCCTTTTCTTTTAAAACGCTTTGGAGATCCAGTTTTAGGATTTAAATATTTTGATTGAGTTATACATTCCCAAGAACCATCTGAGAGTTGTCTAGCGCTTCCTTCTCGATTTTCTTTTCTGCTCATTTATACCTCCAAAATATTAAGTATCACTTTTCTAGTTCAATTATTATTTTATTCTGAAAAGTGATACTTAAAAGTGATATTAGTATAATTATAAAACACCACCAAACATATTACAAGCTGGAATATACTCCAACTTTGAACATATTTGGTGGTGTTTTATTGTGTTTTCATTGTTTAATTTGAATAATTTTTACAATCGTGTAACTATTACTTATAGTTTACAATCTTTCCAAAGTCAGCCTTTAAGGATGCGCCGC